GATCAAGGTATTCGGGCTGAAACAAGTTTTGCCACAGCACTGTGGTGCCTGTATCCTCAGCAAACTGTCTTAATTCACAGATGCGAGTGGCATTGTAAATGTTGTACACCGCATGTATGCCGCCCCACTGACCTTGTGTGGTCATGAGATGTTTGATCTTACTCAAGTTTTCTTTGATCAATGACCATGTAGCACCGTGTCGCACATACTCCACTCGTTCACCGGTGTTGTCAAAACTCATTGACCAGCCAACTCGATTGCGTGTTGACAACTTTTGAAATATCTTGTTTGAATCCAAGTCCACGTTTAGGTTTGTGATCAGTGTGACTATGGCATCCTTGGGTATGACATCTAGCAGTCGATTGTTTTCTGGCAGCAACAAGGGTTCACCACCCACAAGTGCTACTTCGTGTATGTGTTCATAGTGCTGTTCAATAAAGTCGCATACTGAATCATAGTAGGGTCTTGCACCACTCTTAAATGGAATGCCTTTGAGGCTGGCCCATTTTGAACTGCAAGATTCGCCACAGTAGTTGCAACTCAAATTGCAAGTGGTATTCCAGCGCACATCCACAATAACAGGATAGTGATACTGGTCCCCAGCTGTGGCATAGTCAAAGTTGGGATTTACATTGTTGTGCCATTGGCGTTCGGAATCTGCACCAAAACGTTCAGCTCGCACACAGTTAGAACAATACTCATGCGGCTTGCCTTGTGACAAGCTGGTGCGTATCTCTGTCATGAGATTGGAGTTAAGGATCTGTTCAATTGTTTGGGTATTGAGGTTGCCCAGCATGTTGGGGTTGCCAGCACAACAAGTTTTTACATCGCCTCGGGGATTGATATGTAGACCGCGCCAGGGGGCCGCGCAATAAAATTCTTTCATCCCGTATTTACGGGCGTTTTAGTTGCACCAAGATGTTTTGGCTTCGCCGTAGTATTCACGGGCAAATCCGTTGGAAATGAGCATTTGACGTAGACTTTGCCCGTTTAGCAAAACATCACCTAGCACACGACCGCCATATTTGTCCCAGTCCATGAGTACAATTTGTCGCTTTTGTGAATTGGCAATTGCTTGCTTGGTAAATGCTGTGGCTGCTTCGCCACGTTGGGCTTCGCTTGGACACTGTGCTCTGTGTCCTTTTTCAGGAGTGTCTACCCCAAACACACGAATGCTGAGTTCTTGTTTGAGTGGTGCTGGTAGCCATGTGGCTGCAATGCCCACTGTGTCTCCGTCAATCACACGAGTGATCACCGCATCGTAAACAACGCCGGGTTTTTGTTTGGGTTGTGCAAATGCCAAGCATGGCACAATCAGTAAGAGTGTTAAGAGTTTTTTCATATTAGGTTATTTCCTGCCATTCTACGCTGGCATATACGTCTTGGTTGGTGCCTGTGGTAGCCATGGTAATTAGATACTCGTATGGAGTGCCAGTGAATGGTTCGCGTTCCAATTGATATTCAAACGAAAATGGCTCTTGTGTGGGCGCACCAGTGGTTTGATTGGTTGAGTTAACAAATGATTGCTCAGCAATGTCGCCTGACACCAAGGCCGTGGGCGCAAGATTGTATTGAACTGAACTATCTGCGGCTGAATCTACCCAAGTTCCACCTGACGTGATAGCTCTTTTATACACACGGAATGCAAACACACTGGCAGCTATTGGAATTAAACTGTAGTTTATGGGTATGACCACAGCGTTGAGATTGGTGCTCTTGAGACGGATAGCAATCACAGGTTTAAAACTTTGATCATTAGGCAACCGCACTGGAGTGCCCAATACATGACTAGCTGCACGCGGATTGCCTGAGCCTGACAGTTGGAAGCCACCTTCTGAAATTACACTGCTACAAATCTGTGTCATCTGACTAACACTGGCCACTGTTGCTGTGTTGGTTATTTCATAGCGAATGGGCAAACTGGCTGTGGTCATGTAGACTTTGGTGTTGCCCGGCTGATTGGCGTGATTGAAGGTGTGGCAAATAATGTAAGCACCGTCAATCACAAAACCCACACGCACTGATCCTACACCCAGCCACTCTACATCAGCATAATAAATTTGTGTACGTTGTGGGTACAATGTGATACCTGATGGGTTTGTTGCACCACCGACTCCGGTGAGTTGGTCACCGTTCCAGGCATCTTGACGCACACGCTCTTCTACACCGTATGATCCTGAACGGATCACCATGTAGTTGTATGTGCCGTCGTTTTCAAAGAACACACCGTCGTTGGCATCAAACAAGCCCACACGCTGGCGTAGATTTGTTTTGGGAGTGTTCATACAGAATGTGTTCAGTGTGAGTTGACTTTTGCCAGGCTGATAAGGGAATGGTTTCAGTGTTTCTCGCAACACTGAATCGCCCGACGCTGTGCCCACGTTGAGTTGGTACGAACTTTGATTTTGCACATATACCACGTTGCCTGTGCCTGTGACGTTGCTTGCAAACTGTCCATGATCGTAATAACGTGACTGTGTGTCAAATAGAGTAAAAGGATTGCTTACACGCAGTCGTCCAAACGCATCAGATACTGCACCCGAGAATCCTGATATGATCACATTGGCGTCGTTGTTGAGCGTGGCATTGATATTTCCAGATACTACCCAAGGGCTGGTGCCTTGTGTGACGTTGACGTTGCCGACAATGCCTACGTTGCCAGTAATGGGGTTGATAGTAACATTGCCAGTGATGCCTGCTATGTTGCCAGTGATGCCTGTGATGTTGCCTACCACAGTAACTGGCAGTGTGTTGCCTGTGAGATCAACGTTGCCTAAACTACCAATGGCTACATTGCCTACAGATACGTTGCCTATAATAGCAGCATTGGTTCGAATAAAAACATTGCCAGTCGCGTCGTCAAGCTCCAGGGCTTGATTGATATTCCGTAGATACCACGGTGCTACTTGAGTTGGGTCTGGGATTGCCATTAAAATCCTATCAGTGGGTTAAATTGTATCATTGATTATTCTTTAAGTGTAATATACAATTTCACCAGTGGTGGGATTGTAAGCCAATTGAAAAAATCCTGCAGGAAGTCCTGAACTACCGCCGTTACTAATACCGGCAGCAATCTGTGTTAGTGCGCCAGAGCTGTTGCCAATATACACTTGATCAGTACTTTGATCAACTACCAGTTCACCAGGTCTAGCATTGCCATTGTAATTTGCCAATGTTACTTGTGCGTTGTCTTTCATTACAGCACGGCTTATGCCTGTGATGTTGTCGTATGGTGGGGGTGGGTTTGCCATTATAATTCCAATTTGAATTATTTAGCAAAAAAAAAGTTTAGCGAGGGTAGCCAGCAAATGCCTTTACAGGACTGGTTGTGCTTACAAAGCTGGGTTCTGTGCTGTCAGGTGTTGACACTAGTTTTTTGCCACCAGGTGTGTTGGTCATTGCCAACGCTTGATCAATAATTTCAGCAACGTTAGGACCCATGCCTTCGACCACACCATGTTCACCAAATGCTGTTTCATCATGCCAATTGGGAATGTGATTGGTAATTCCATCTTTGCCAGCATCACTTCTGGCTCGTGCCAATGCCACACCAAATCTATAGTTGCGATAGGGGTCGGCTGCACTCAGTCCTGGAATCACATAAGTGTAACGCATGGGGTCAGATTGCTCTGGTGGCAAAATAGCTGCTTGTTCAGTAATGAATTCTCGTGCTCTCATCTTGGATAGCCCTGGAATGCTTTGACTGGACTGGTGGCATTCACTGCTGGATGTTCTTGCGAAGCCAAATCGCCATGATTTAGGTCTTGGTGATGACTGCCCACTGCTTGATAGGCCTTTTTCAACATGGCCTGTTCTTCAGGAGTGTATGGTGCTGCCACATTGTTGCGACCGCTCCATGATTCGCCGTCAAGATCAGGTACAAACGTGCCATCAGTAGATGCCACTGCCATCATGATTCTGTTGAGTTCATACACGCGGTCAGCAAACTGCTTGTCTCGAAACTTGTTCAAGCCTACTGTGGCATTTTGATTGCGTTTGCTAATCGTGCCAACTTTGTCTTCTGCAATGAACTCTTGTGCTCGCACAATCAGCTGCCTCCGCCAATCACTCCAGATGTGGCTGAACTGGCTGTGCCAAGTTCTGTTGCGGTAAACGGGGCAGTAGATATCACTGTTACTTTGTTGCCAGCACCAGAATAAGTTTGATACACAGTGTTGGCTGGGATATTAACTGGTACAGAATACAAATTGCCAACTGCGTTGGCTGTTCCTAACGCAACAGCATACACCTGCAACCAAGCATTGGCTGTACTGGTGCTGATTTCAAGTTTGTCAGTGTAAACAGTAGTATTGCTTAAGGTAGTATATACATTGGCCATTATTTGCTATCCTGATTGGGTTGAATCACCACAGGGCGAAACAACTCACGTGTTTGATGCAACACTCCAGGAATTTCTACTGGCTGTTGTCGGTACCCACTGGTAGCAGGACTGTGAGGGTTCTGCTGTGTGGGCGTGTTCAAGTTTTCGTTATAAGGCTTGTATACCATGTTATTACCCCTTGTAGGCTTTCCATTGATTGGTCAAATCAAAAATACTTTCTTCAACTTTTTTTTCTTTTTTGTCATCAACGGCTTTCTTGAAAGGTTCTTTCTTGTCGCCATCTTTGTCAACATCTAAAAAATCAGGTTTCTTGGCTTCCTTAATACCAGCAATGTCACGCATGCGCTGTAACTCTGCTTCGTAGGTGTGTTGACGATTTTCTTGGCTGGCAATCACAGGCACAGTGGTTTGACCAGTTGACTTGGGACCGTTCAGACCGCCACTGTACATCATGGCATCTTCTGTGCCTTCTTCTTCTGTGGGCCAATCAGGAGCATTTTCATCAATAGCCTTTTCAATATCACCGCATCCGCAATCGCCGCTGCCACAAGTTGGACAAGAAACTTTGCTGCCCATGTAACTGCCTTCATCACCACTGCCACCAAGACCTGCGTTTTTCAACAGCATGCCTAATTTAAGTGCATCTTCGTCAGACGCTGTAATGGTCAGGCTCTTGCCGCCTTCTGTGGAGTCGCTCATGTTGATGCTCATTGATTCAGCAATCATGGCTTCTAAGTCACGATTCAATGAATCATAGATGCCTTTGCCAAACCCAAATCCGCTAGACGCTGTTGGTGTTCCAGTACCGCCTTCTTCTTTGACTTTTTTAGGTTTGTCTTCTGAAGATCCTTTTTCTTTGGCGGCCTTTTTCATAGGTTCTTTTTTGTCGCCATCGCCATCAACATCGGCAAAATCAGGCTTGCTGCCAGAAGATTTTTTCTTTGGTGCAGAGTCATTATTGCTTTCAGGCTTGCTGTCAGACTTGCTAACTTTGTAGCCAGCTTTCTTCAACAATGCCATTGCAGCTTTAAGATCGCCGTGGTCTTCACCAGGATCAATGTCGTTTTCTTTGGTCATCAACTTTGAACGACCTGATGGTCCTTTGGCGCCCATTTTGCTACCTGTTCCTGCAGGACGTCCACGGCCGCGCTTGGCTGGTTGAGCATCAGCAGTGTCATCTGCGCCCACTGAATGACCTTGGTCATCCACTCTACGAGTTACTTTACGGCCAGTGGCAGTGTGTTCAATGTCGTGTTTGTGACCGCGTTCAACTGATCCAACCTTTGGTCGATCAGCACGTGGCTTTTTCCATGATGTAAACGGATTGTTATCATCGTCTTCGGCAGTTTCTTGTTTGCCGCCTTTGCGTAACATAGCAAAGTCGTTGGCATCTAGTTTGCCATTTTTGTTCATGTCAATTTTCTTTTGCTTGGGACTAAGTGCAGCCTTCATTGCTTCAGCAGCTACATCGCCCAAACGCTCGTCAACTTCTTTCTTGGCGCCGGCAATCTTGTCAGCAAAAGTAATTTTGTCTTTAGGTTCAGCAAGTGCAGCAAAGCTCTTGGCCTTGGCTGGTGACATTTTTTCTTTAACTTGCTTGGGATTGGGTTCTGCGCCTGGCTTCATACCAGTCTGCGGAACACCCATCTTGCGTTGTAGGTCACGCATCATGTCAGCATCGTCGCCGTGGCCTAGTTTGTTTAACACAGCGCCGCCAACTTTCTTGGCCATACCGCCAACTTTCTTGGCCATGTCGCCCATGCTTTCTTTGGCAGTTTTTTCAGTGTCCATGCCTTTTTCAGCATAGTGACCAAGAGCAGCTCCAGCAGCGCCACCCAGCGGTCCGGCAGCCAATGCTCCTAATCCGCCACCAACAGCAGCACCAGTGGCGCCTTCGTCATACTTGTCGTATTTTTTGCGAACAGGATCTAATGCCTTGCCTTCACGTCCAGCTTTGGCCAATGCTTCCATACCTTGCTTGCCATACTTTTCATAACCCTTGGCTGCACGGCTCATGTCACGTTCGTTAAGTTGACCGTGTGTGGTTTCTGGCTTCTCACGAATGGAATCCAGCTTTTTGTTTAAGTCGTAAAAAAATGTCATTTTGATTATCCTCTTGGGTTGGCGCCGGTTGCAGGCTTGGGTTGACGTTTGATATTGGTCATAGGGCTCTTGTTGCCCTGGGGAAGTTGGTTAGTGGTTTTAGCAGGTGGAGTCTTTTCTCCAGCAATAGTAAAATCACTGCGGTAAGCATTTTTCAACACAGCATGATCGTATGGACCAGTTGAGTAGTCTTTGCTAAGTGCTCGCTGAGCAGCATCAGGTGTTGGATAGTCTGTGTCAGCCAACAAGTTTTTGTTTTCAGCTTCAATCTTGTCTGCTTCATCAACCAGGCCATCAACGTGAGCTTGAGTCTGCATCACAATAAGATTGGGATTGCCACCGAGCATTTGAAACAGTTGTTTGATCTGCGGCTCAATAGCAGGATACTTGAAACTCACATCAAACATTGTCACAGCATCATTCTGATTGTTTGGAAAGTCTGTGAGGATCTTTTGAATAGGAGTGGTCTTGGCATCGCCCAACTTAGTTGGATCAAATTGATCCAGCTTGGTTTTGAGTTGACGCACAAGATCGTCTGGAATGCGGCCGCACATTTTGATACGATAGTCGTATGTGCGTTCGCTTTCTGCTAGATATTTGGCAAATGGTTTCATGTCAGGTTCCTGTGATATATTTATTCATTTTGTGCTTTTTGGTTCTTGGCACCAATAATTCTGTCCAACAACTCATTGCGACTGAGCACATGGCCTTGGCCTTGCTGTGGCTGTTTTTCTTCAGGTTGTTGCTGATCTAATCGTGCTTTTTTCATTTGCAAATCGATCATCTTGAGTTTTTTGTCCAGCTTGGCAGTTTTGGCTGTGATTGCATGTCCCAGCATGTTTGATGCTACTGAAAATATTTCGCTGGCAAATCGACTGTCTACCTGCATGCCAAGATCCATTAGGTCTCGGTAACTGGAAGTGGCGAGGTCACTAAGCTCGTCCATTTCTTTATCAGTAGATTCCAAGCCTCGCACAGCCGGCAAGGCCGCATCTATTTTGTCAATGGCTTGATCTAATGCAACGATGGTGTTGCGATTTTCCTCTAAGGCAGGAACAGCCAAGTCTATTTCTTTGTCAGAAGGGGGTAAATCGAAGAGTTCTTCTAGTTTTCGTGTCATGCCATATTTATGGACTTACGGACGACCGTTATGAAACATGTCATTTTCGGTGATGACTCGAAACGTCATACCATTGCGTCTAGCCCATTTGGTTGCAGCGTCCCATTTGGCATAGTTGATTGCTACCACTGCTCGGTCTCTACTGCTCATTTTTGATTCCACTACACTTTGCTTTTTGGGCTTGATTTCAATCAACTCTGCTCGCACAGTGTTGTCTCTATTGCGATAGGTAATCAGAAAATCAGGTATGTATTGGGTCATTTTACCTGTGAGCGGATGGCGGTATGGTATGGCTATGCTTTCACTGGCCCATTGCAGTATGTGATCGTTGCTGTCACAAAATCTCATAAAGCTGTGTTCCCACCCAGAACGAAATCTAGGTGTGCCCTTGCCCACGTATTTGGCAGGGTTTTGAACTACGTATTGACCTTGGGCCCAGCGACTCATTGCAATACGTTTCTAGCCACGTATGCGTTTGGTACCACTGCCACACCCACACCCAGCAGTGTGGCACGGCTGCGTATTTGATTGAGGTAGTAGGCCAAGCTGGCATTTAGATTTACTCCATTGGTGCCCTGAAATTCTTTGAGCAATGTCAAGGCTGGAATGTTAGTACTTGAAGCAACTTGAAACAAACTTGATGTAAAGTTTCCAGCTGAATTTTTGTTGCCCATTTCTTTTAAGAAATAGCTGTAGACCACATCATATTCAGCAGCCGGCACGTTGACTTCAAATTTGTAAAAGTTATCAAAAACTCTTACAGTTGCATCAATGTTAGGGTTAACGGCGTTTACAGTGCTCATGTGTTATGTTCCATTAGGAGTTGATGGTGATGTCTTTGGAGTTGGAATAAACACACCAGTAGGACGGTTCATCACTGATCGTGTGGCAGATGCTACTCCGCCCAACAACACTTGAGTTCCAAGTGCAGTGGCTTCGCTTTTTACCACTGCTGCCAGGCCTGGGCCCTTGTTGCCGCCAAAAGTTTGATATGTGCGCATGGCTTTTTGTGCTGCTCCAATTAGTCCACCCACTGTGCCGCTTTGCAAATCACCAATGATGCCTGCACCTGCATCTAGCAAGCCGCCTTGACCAAAAATTGTACGATTGCCACCCGGACGAGCAATTGGACTGACTGTGGTGTCATAGTGACTGCGATCAGCAAATCCTTGCACGTTAACATCAGGTCTACTGCTGCCAACTGCGCCATCATAGTATTTTACAGTTTCATAATCTATAGTCATGGTATTTTCCATGATGCCACCACCTTCAGTGTAGTTATAGGTATCGTGGTTCCAGTTTGATATTACAGGATTGATTAGCACATACTCAGCAAACTTGCGCTGATCCAGGCCGTAGATTCGGATGTCTCTAAAGAAAGGAGGCTTGCCACCGCCGGTGCCTGAACCAGTGCCATCCAGCCAGCTTTCACCTGAATATCCCCAGCCGTTGCGATTTTGAATGGTATCAGAATAGATGTCTCTGGTGTTGAGACTCGATCCAGTGGTTTGATTGTTTACTGTACCATTAGTGCCGTTGGTAGCAGATGCTGCCAAATACTGTTGGGTCGGATCTTTGTAGTAGTAGGAATAGTAATAGTACCACAACTTGCGAGCATTGTCTCCACCATCGTCATGAAAGGTGAGAGTCACTGGCTGGTAATCAATTTTGGTTTGAATTATTCTTTTGCGATTGTATTGATTCAGCGTCTCAGTGGCCATTTTGTATTTTGGCAGTTCAGCTGTTTTGACCAAGAGACTGAGGTCATTGCGTTCTTGATTTCCAAATACGCCTGCTGATCTCAAATAAGGAATGGCATCTGTGTTTATGGTAAAACTAACGTGGAACAAGAACTTAAACCGAGGTTTAAGTTCGTAACTGTTCGTGGTGAAAGTTTTACTTGCGTGAGTGTAGTCACGCAAGGTATTGTTGCCAATGAATCCCTGAAGGATTTCATTACCAATGCCAAAAGGGCCGCCACCGTTGGCCATAAGTTATCCTTATGCGCCTTGACCAGCGCCTGTTACAACATCGTTAATTGTGCGGCCAATTGCACTGCCAACTCCTGAGCCTTCAGGTGTCTGGTTGGCGTTATCGTAAGCAATGCTCATTTCAATTGTGGCTGCTTCGTTGGTACCATAGTTCAAGTCACCATAGTTGGCACCTTTGAGGTAGCAACCATACAACTCCCAAGTTTCAAGAACGTTGATTTCTGTTGCGCCATTGCCGCCGTCAAGCACTTGAATCTTGGTCAAGAACTTGTAGTCGATACCAGATGCAGCAGAAGCCATTTCCAAAAAGTCCATTTGCTTTTGAAGTTGCTCGCCAATCAAGCGTGAAATTTGTCCTGATGCATCATCACGCAGCGACACTGTGATGTCGGCCCAGGTGTGCTTGCCGGCCAATTTCAATGTTGAATTATAAATTGGAATTGTAATTTCTTCAAAAGTCAAATTTGGGCGTGTGGCGCTGACAACTTGCTTTGTAAGTTCTGTAGTTGGTTTTGAAACACCAAAGTTCTCAAAAAACACTCGAAAGCGATATTTGAGTTTGGGCATCAACAGACCCTGAGCATTCGAGCTTTGGTCGCTTGCCAGTGGTACTGTCATTCTCTGTAGTGATGAAACTGCCATTTGTAGTAATCTCCTATATTGTTATTTACCTGGAATGGAGGCGGATTAAAACCGCCCCCAATTTGGTTTAGCCTCCAGCAGCGATTTCACCAGTGTTCTTGATACGCAATGGAATATAGATAAACTCCACTGCCTTCACTGGTTCTATGGCAATATCAACCCACAACTCATTACGGTCAATACGAGCTGGAGTGTTGTTACTCAAGTCGCACACTACCAAGTAGTCATAGATTGCACGTTTAGCAATCAAGTCAATCATCAAACTGTTGCAAGTGTTGGTGATCTCATTGCGTGTGATTTCGTCATTGGGCTCAAACAAATACAGTTTACCAATTTCTTCAAGACGTCCACGCAAGAATGCAACCAGTCGTGCAACGTTGATACGATCCAATGCTGTGGTAACAGTGGTCGATGTCTTGTTACCAAAGTTGGTAATACCCACACCTGGAATAAAGGTGATTGGGTTGATGTTACGCTCATACAGGATGTCACGTACAGCTTGTCCAACGCTGAGTTGTTCAAATTCGCCAGTTGCGGCATTGATGTAGCCGATGGCCACAGCATTGTCAACAACACCACGACGTGTGCCTGCTGGTGCCAACCATGGATAGCTCACAGCGTCTGATCGTAGAATTGTACGCATCATCATGTGACTTGGCGCACTAACCACAGTGTTTCCGCTGAGATCGCTTGTTTGGCAACTTGGGTAGAAGTTGGCGGCGTAGTTGCTGGTTGATGTCAATCCATCTTCAGTATCTAAACCAAGTCCAAGGTTGTTGGTAGCCCAGCTAACCAAGCTGTTGCCATCTGGTCCAAGACGCATTGGTGTATCACCAACCACAAACAATGTGTTGTTGCGCTCGTTGCTGAGTGCAATCATGTTTGGTGTCAACTCAGGATATGCTGTGGCAGAAATCAAGTTGAATCCATTCTGCTCTTCTCTTGCAGCAGCACTGGTATCAATACCTGACTTCATTGCTGCCACAACCATCTTGCGTTGTGCTTGACGTCCAGCAAACATTGCACCAGTATCTTTGTTGCCGCTAGCTGTCAACCAGGTATTCTTCACAGCTGGCAATGTATCATCTGGGAAGTCTGTGGCATTAAAGTAGTCGCTTTGATAGCTCTTGACATTGTATCCTGATCGACGAGTGTTCCATAACAACATGCCTTGTGGATACAGGGCAGGATCTGGAGCATCCAAGTCTAAATAGTTAGAACTTGCCAATGCTTCAATGGTTGGGAATGGATCACTGATCGGATCTGTGGTACCATTTGTGGCCCAACGAGCGTCGGCAAATAGTATACCATTTTCTGTAACTTGATCAGTGGTATTGATTGCTACCCACTGATCAACGTTGTTTACTGATTCCCAACGATAAATCAATGGATAGTTTTCAAGATCACTTGAATCAATCCACAAATCACCGTACTCCAAAGGAGATTCAGCAGCATTATTTTGTGTTGTTGGTGCAGTCGCAGCCACAATAGGTCCACTTGCATTGGTAATTGTCAAATCGTAACCACGAACATCATTAGTTACGTTTTGATATCCAATCCAGCTGCCGTTGTTTTGAATCATGATATCAACTTGACTTGGAGTGCTGTAATACCACAAACGTCCGTCATCTGGATCAACGTCAGGTGCAGTGTCGCTGGCTGTGTAAGTGAACAAGTCAGCTGTGACCCAGTTGCTCAAATCTAAAAACGTGTCATCAGTTTTATTAAGGCGGCATTTGGGTGTTGCGTCTGTAAATCCAGCTTCAAGAATTGGTGTCCCTGAAACTTCTTGCAATGCAATAGATCCGCCTTGACTGTGTGAAAACACAATGTTACCAGCTGAGTTCACACTGGCTGATACATAAGGCACATTGGCAGCACTTATTGCTGCAATAAAATCAGCCACTGTTCCAGTACCACCAACAGTTGCAGTGCCTTGGTTAACTGTAGTTGCTGATCCAGCAACAGACGCTCTTATAAGAAGCGAATCACCAACAGTAAACGATGGAGGCACAGTAGTACCAGTAACTACAGTAGCACCAAGTGCAATTCTTTCAAGGATTTCAAAATTAAATTGTGGGAATCCAGAAGCAGATTCTACAGCTTGTGTTAGCACATAGGTCGTTCCTACTGGAATATTTTTACCACCACCAGATGGATCTAGATCATAATTGGCAGCACGGTCTGAAGTATAAACGCCACTAACTTGACTTACCCAAGCACCCAAGGTGGTGCTGTATTTTTGCACTTTCAAACTCATGCCATTGTTGGCAGAGCTGATGTTGTTCCATATAGATCCAGTTGGACGAGGACTTGTATCAGTGGTTCTCCAGCGTGGAGCTTGATAACTGTACCCCACAAAGTATGTGGGTGCAAGATAATCTTTAGCTTCAATGCCTAATGCTGTCAGTAATGCTGCACCGCTGGTTGGTCCAGCTTCAATTGACACAATGCCACCTGAGCCAGTAGATCCGTCATTGGTAGCGTCGCTGGTGGCAAAAATTTGTAACTTACCACTTACTGCGGCGGCTGTTACACCAGTTATAGAAGCAGCAGTAATAACTGCCGCTAGTCCAGCAACAGTATTGGTAGCACCCACTGTGATCAACGTATCGTTGATAAACATGCTTGCACCAACAGTCAATGTGGCAGGACTTGCTGTGCCTGCCACTGTGGCCCACGATGTTTTCCACTCATCAGTACCAATTTGCACCCAAAGATTGCTAGAATTTTTGTAGTAGCCTGGTATAAACTGCGCAAATGCAATTACAGCATAGTCACCAACACTGCCAATTGATGGCAATGGCTCATAGTCTCCGCCTGCGGCATCAACAACATCATCTTCGCTAATGATTTGAATTGGTGTTTTGACAGTGAAAACATTGGTAGTTTCATTCCACTCTTGGATGCCCCAAACTGATGTTGAAGTATCTAACCAATAGGTACCGTCAGCTGGCTCACCTACCGGACGAGTCAAACTAGCAGTAAGCTCTGTGAGATCAATATCACAACGTTGGATATAGGCACGATTTGTAACGCCTAGTGCCGAATAAGCAGCCAGTAGACCATATTCGTTGAGTTCGTAACCGTTGATTGGAGTGCCAGTTGTGGTAGAATAAAAGAATGGCACACCAAATGTGGCCACCAAATCTCGTTGACTGGTGATTAAATAGGTTTTGTTGGCGTTGGCAGCAGTTGTGCCAGCAGCAACAGTTACTCCATCGCCTGACACTTTGTTTTGTGCAGTGGCAATGAGGAAATACGGTACGGTGTTAACGGCTGAAGGGATATATTGACTTTCGTCAATTACTGTTACTTCTACGCCTGGGGATACTAGAGCCATGGTGGGTTCCTTTTCAAGTTGTAGATATTTATGGGTAGATTCAAAAAACGGTGTCGTAGACTGCCCTTACCGTAAGGTTTGAGCATAAATACACCATGAGACCCATGTGCCCGGCCTGCAATCAACGACCTCGAGCTGTAAACTGCCATAGAGATGGCAAGATATACTATCGCAGTCGTTGCGAAACTTGCACGAAGAAAAATCGCAAAATCAAAGCACCGGTGCCGCGCTGGCAGTCAAGCGGATATAAGAAAAAACCCACATGTGATCGATGTGGGTTTAAGGCCAGACATCACAGTCAGTTGCTGGTATACCATGTGGATGGCAACCTCAATAACTGTGAGCTTCGTAATTTAAAGACTGTGTGTATGAACTGTGTGGCGGATTTAAAACGCACAGATTCTACGTGGAAGCCCGGGGATCTTGAACCAGACTCTTGACCTGTTGATACAAGTCGTCTAGTGTGCCGTTGTTGTCTAGCACAGCATCAAATTCAGTTCCCACCCAGGCAGTTTCTGACGCATGAATTGCTAGTTTTTCCAGTTTGCGTTGACTCAGCGCCCAGGTTGAATTGCCATTGGCACCACGATTGACACTTACGGCTGCATTATACCAAGCAGGTTCAGGACCACGCACCACACGCACCACACGTCCGCCTGCGTTCTTAATGGCTAAAATTTCATTGGGGAAACGGCAGTCTGAGATCACAACATCATCCTGGCTGTGGCGCAGTTTGTTTTCCAAGCTGGCAATCCAAATATCATCATGAAACCCGGCTCTGCACACTTCTGTGCCCCAGTATTGTAGTATCCAACGAGGCGTTAGAGTGGGCATGTGCAAGCGTTCTGCCCACCACGGATCCACTTGTTCTCGCCATTCACGGGCCATTTTTGTGCGGCCTTCCAGCATGGTTCTGTCCCACCCAAACACTTGTGCCACAGCATCTTTTAATGTGCTCGCAAAACTTTCTCTACGAAAGTGGTGCAAGTTTACAAGATAATCAGCTATGGTGTCTTTGCCAGACCCAATGAATCCACATATACCAATGATCATACAAGTTCCATAAATTTTTCTGTCAGTGTGTTTGGGGCCACTTGGTCATGCAGCATGAGAACGTCAATTGCTGATCCGTTGTAACCGTATTTTGCTAACATGGCAGCGGCACGATCAAGTTGTTGTTGATATCGTTGCTTGTTGACAGTATAGTTATGTTCTATATCATTTGCAAGAGATTCTGGATGCTCTGTGGCCAACTTATGCAACGCCAAAATGTTTTCATAAATTAGTTCCAAACGGATGTCATTGTTAACTTCCTGATCATACCCTGGATTGGGTAGGTGTTTTTCAAACGTTTTGTAGCCTAGCGACTGCAATCGTTCCAAGGTTCCTGCTGGGCCGGCAATCACAAAAGGATGGCGATTGTTGATTGCTTTGTAAGTTTTTTCTGTGGCCCGAGCAGTCAACGCATTGGATTGTTCAAACATGCTTTCACTGACCAAACTCACGCTGGTATCAGCAAATATTTTTGCATCATAATCACAATAATTACAAACGTGAATGCTGGACCCACTCACTATTGGTGTCACCCCATCAGGACTGCCTTGCAGTTGCATAAACTCTTGCCATTGCTGATCAGCTGCATGAGGAATCAACTTGCGTACTTGATTTTCAATTTGAACAGGTATAAACAACGACCAGCTCAGTTTATCCAGTTGCTCACGCTCATAAAACTTGTATAACAGTGGTGCTCGATGTGGTCTATCAGGTTTGCCAATTAAAAATAAAATGCGACTGCCTTGCTTTGCAACAGGCGCAGGAGCATTGTGGATTGTTTTTAACAACATGAAGTCAATATAATCAACATCTATTCCTGGCAAATGTTCTTGAGTGTATTGAGTGTAAAAATTAAAAAACACACAAAATTTCATGCCTAGATTGTGTATGTGTTCTTGCAGTGCAAGAGTTTGAGCATAGTGCTCTAATGGATTGCAATCTTCTTCCCGACAACCTAATACCAAAACATCTTTGCTTTTTTTAGCAAGAACAGCAATGCTGGTCAACAAGTTTTCATAGGATACCGGGCTAAATTTTCCGCCAAAATCAAACGTAACCACCTGAGTCATAGCAACTTATTTCAACTCCCGAACATTGAGATATTTAAGTGTATTTTGTAACATGCCTATTTGTCTGCGGCAGTCTTCTAGTGCATGGTGAGTGGTGGGAGGCATGGGTTGGCCGGGCCATAAACTGAACACTGTGCGGCTGTCTCGTACCATGTAGTACTGCCAGGGTAAGGGTTTGTTGTAGCTCTTGTAGGCATGCTCCAGGATGTTCATGTCGTATGTCGGTCCTTGCGCCCACACACGCTTGGCATGCCAAATTAATCGGCCTAGTCCATCCAGTGCTTGGTCTAATGGTATGCGATCTTCATCAGCAAAGGCTTCGTCACGCACCACAGCAGGTTGTGTGGCCCACCATTCTATGGTGCCTTGCTGTATGCTACGAGTTTCTTGACTTTCCAGTGTGACTCTAGCATAAAATGATTGTTCGTAACAGCCAGAGCCAAACGGATCAAACGCCTGAGCAGCAATGGTAAGAATAGTAGTGTCGGGGCCTGTTCCCAAGCCCTCAAGATCAATCATCAGGTCCATTTGATGATTATAACAGATTTATGACTATGTGTCTACTGTGTGTTAACCAATTACCCAAGTCAACGGTTGTGAGCCGTCTACATACATTTTGAGTTGTTCAAGAAGAGCATCCATTTGAGTTTGCGCTTCGACTTTCATGGCAGTGCCATTTAGAGTGCCGCCGCCTTGTGGGCCTGCAATTTGACCAAACTTCTCACGGGCTTCACCAATGATCATTTTGCAGTTGGCAACCATGTAGTCTTTGATCCATTGTTGGATTTGGAAATCACTCAACAAGTTGATTTCAGGTTTTAGATTGTAAGTCCACAACAACACAGCTTCGCCGGTGCCTTTGGGATCACGAATCAATTGCAGTTTTTTGGTTACAGGATTGTATGTGTAGTTCATGTAGCCACCAAACATTCTGGCAGCCAGTTCCACATACTGTGAGTAAAAGTCGTATGTGGCCAAGCCGCCTGCCACGTTGAAGTTCATCAGATACACATTCAAGCTGGCCTGACTAAACGGATCAAAGTTTGATGCAAAGGGTCCAGTTGAGTCACCAAATGTTCTGCGAAATATCTGACGCACACTTATGACTTCTTGCGGCAGCTGGTAGATGTTTTCGTCCTTGACCAGGTACATGAAGCTGTAGCTTTCTTCATAGGCATTGTTGGCACGTTGACGATAGGTGCCAATGGTCTTTTGATATGCTGCTTCGTAATGTTCGGGATCTAGTTCAAGATCGATAATTTGACTGCCCAGCTGAAGCTGTGCATAATCTATGAGATTTTGCTTGAGCGTGGAAAGTGTATCTTGTTGCTGTTCAGCCATTGTGGACTCCGATAATGTTATTTACCAGGGGTTATCCATTTTTCTAGCTTGGATGCAATCAGTTCATGCCCAAGTTGATTGGGGTGTGCAAAATTAGGTCTAATAAATTCATTGTCTGCAACATTTAGTAGGTGTTCTCCGTGGTAGTCTGTTGCACCAAACCAGTCTGCGGCTGTTTCTGTTCCTTGTTTCCAAATTTTACTTGTGTCAACTCCAGGCAGCCATTCAGGATATCGCACCCATCCAGCAAAGTAAAAGTCATTGATTTTGTAATGCTTGGACCAAGATTGCAAGGCTGTTATTGTGGCCGAAGAACGCATGACTTCGTGTCCTTTGCGATGAAAGTGCATGAACACCTCACGTGCCCATTCTTTGGCGTCTGTAGGCCAGTGTTTCCACTCACGATCTTGTTCGTTCCATGTTCCAAATCTAGGCCAGTGTGTAGACCTACCTGGATTTGTTAAAAAAAACACAGCAGTGATTTCGTCATCAGTGTTGTGATGATCAGCAATGTATTCTTGAAACTGATACAACATGTCCTCATTACTGGCTCCAGCAGATCCGTAGTTGAAAAATTTATCAAAACCCATTTGACGTTGCAGTAGGTCGCCGTATGGTACCTCATGGGGTGGGGTTAGCTCTCCGCCTTGTGGCCAGCTGTCGCCAAATGTTAATAACGTTTTATGTGTCATTGGATGCAGTGCCTTTGACTGTGGGGGTAATAATTCTATTGATTCCTTTGTCTGGACAAAATTTACATTGTGGAATTGGGTGCTTTAAACTTTCCACCCAATCATCTTTGTAGAGTTCAAAGTTGTCCAAGGTCAGTGGTCGGTAGCTGTTCATGATCTGGCGATCTGATTCAGAAATGTCAAATTGATTTTGTTCATCAAATTCTGGAAACAGCGCCGCGGGGCCGCATTTGTATATTTTTCCGCGAACAAAGTGATAGCATTTAAATTTAACAAATCCGCACTGTTGATGACTGCGTATAGGGTCGCTGTCATGAACAATAAATCGGCCAGTGTTGTTTAACTGCACAGCGGATGTTTGGAAATTGTTGGCTAGGTGCATGCAAACAATCACACCATTTTTATCAACCACAGTCCAGTATGAATCCCATCCTTGCCAATTTGGTGGTGGGGGGAGGTCTAATTTAAAACCAAATTCTACTACAACGGTATCAAGAAAATCCAATATGTTTTGACGCAACATTTCAAAGTCTGCTATGTTGTGCAGACTCACTCCAATGTGATTCACTGGCCTTTCTGGCGGTCGGGGTCTGGTCATTGCCTCATACAGTCCTGGGACATGATTCAGTCGAGTGCCATTGGTCAGTATTTCTACATCGCAATTGAATATTTCATTCAAGCCCACTACCCATTCTGACAGTGTGGGATTTAGTGTGGGCTCGCCACCTAAGATAGTTATGGCACGTAGTTCAATTTGTTTTGCCCACTGTTGATAGATGCCTTCGTAATCGCTCCAGCGTTGCCATCCTGAAAATTTATGATTGTTAAAACGGTTGCAATTATCGCAGGTGTAGTTGCAGACATTGGTAATGTAAAATTCTACTTTTTCATCAAATTTCAATTTCATATAGCCATATTTACCAGCTCTTGAGTATGATCAAGTTCTCTGTGCCACGGGCATTCCATGCAGTTTCTGTGGCTTTGATATCCTTGAATGCTTTGCGGGCGGCTGGCTTGCCAGCACCTGTAATACCTTTCAGTTGTTCTGCTGGTTTCCGCAGAGTTTTTTGCATGGTTTCCACAGTTGAGAACCCAATGATTGAGTTGTTCTTCACAGTGAATGCCTGTGTGTGGCTGTCTGCCACAAGGTGGATGAGCTTGCGTTTTTTGCTGTCATACAACCAGGCTTCTGTTTTGTCCACAAGGCTTGCGGCGGGCAAACTCTTGAGTTTGAGCTCTGCAAATTCTGCCAAAATCTTGAACTTGGCCGCACGTTTTTCAGGTGGCACTGCCTTGACCTTGCGTGGCTTGCGTTCCACTTTCTTGATCTGCACATAAGCACCACAGTCGTTGACCACAGCTTCGCAAAACTTGATCACATTGCGCAGTTGTATTTTAGAAAGGTAACTGTAGCCTTCAACCAATTGAGGGTCTTTGCCTTCTGCCACACGCTCAAACTCTGCGAGCTTGCGTTTCCAGTTGTCAGAAATTTGACTGATCAGTTGTGGTGCTATGTTCAATCCACGCATGATTACCACAGGCTTGAAGTCAGCAGTCATCTTAGCGCCACTCAACATAAATTCATCAAATAAGCCTTCCAATTCACCGTTACACTCTGCTGCCTTTTCGCGCAGTCGGTCTTGGATGGTAATTCTTGGTGTAGCGTCTTCCACTACTGCTTCGGACGCAACTTCATTCTGCTTGCTGTCCAGGATTTCTCGCAGTTGGTTTTCCAGCTTGAGCTGTTCCTCGCCATGCAGTTCCAAGCCCACCATACTCATGCGACACAGCCAACCTGTGGTCAGTCGAATTGCTGAGTCTGGAATGCCTTTGAGTAACCGCACATCGGCTTTGCGGTCATGTGCTTCGAGATAGTTTACAATCATGTCCCGGGCATCTTTTTTGCCGTAGAAATAGTTGTACCAAGAGAACGCTTTGCTCAGTCGACTGGTGCGATACTCTGTGGGCTGGATTTGCCAAGTAGGCTCCATACCTAGGATGTTAGTGTCAGAACTGCGAGGGTTTAGCAGTTTAATTTTGAATGTGGTGCTCATGTGTGTCCTTACTTATTTTACAGGTAAATCTCGGCAGAGTTCAAACAATTCCGTAGCACGTTTGAGTTTAAAGTTTTTGTGGTTGTACATGTACTTTCTCTTGCGCTCTGCAATGTCCAAAGCCTCCATTAGACGCCATTTGGTGTCAAAGTCTGACTGCATCAAAATACGATTCATATCCACAATGTCCAGGCTGTATTCCACCCATTTTTCTGTGGCTTGTATACGATCATAAGGAACCACTGCTTTGGACTTGTTGGCAGTAGAGTACTTTGCAACAAATTTTGCTGCCTTTTGCATACAGACTCCTGTAGTGAACAAGTGTGTATTATAGCAGATTTTGATTATTTGGTCAAGCAGGCAGAAAGTAGTACTAAAGTAAGATCTGATTCCCTGCGGAAGGAAATCCAGAATGGACGATTGGCGCGGCCGTTGTTTTTACCAAAGTAAGCATGCCAGTCGTTGGTGGGCATGTAACCTTGGCCTCCCAGTTTGGCTTTGCATACTTGTTCAAAAGATGTGCCTTCTCCCAGCCAACTATCACATCGCACAGCAATCACATGCCCATGCTGTTTGAATTGGCGGAATCGGTTGTTCAGTTTAACTACTTTCATGCCCAAAGTATAGCAGGTTTGGAATTATTGGTCAACCTGCCCATAAATATATGTTATGCCACGCCTAAGTTTATACCGCCCAAATCGCACAAGAGACTACCAATTTTTTGACCGTACTATCAGTGAAATGTACACTGTGGGCGGCTTGGATATCCTTGTTCACAAGTATCTAGGGCCAGAAACTGGCGGCCAAGATTCTGCATTCAGCGGCAATGCTGATGCTACACAACCTGTTTATGAAACGCAAAGTGTACTGAACATTCAAGACTTGCTGTTGCTGGAAAACAGAGATAGAGTGTATGACACAGATGTTTATGTCATGCGTGGTGTGTACAACACACAAGATATTGACTTTGATCTCACACAATTTGGTTTGTTTTTGAACAACGACACGCTGTTTATCACGTTCCACTACAACGACATGATTGACACATTTGGTCGTAAACTCATGAACGGCGATGTGCTTGAGATTCCAAATTTAAAAGATTACAATCCACTGAATCCTGCTATCCCAAAAGCATTTCCAAAATACTACGTGATACAAGATGCGTCGTTTGCTTCTGAAGGATTTAGCCAAACTTGGTTGCCACACTTGTGGCGTGTGAAAGCCACGCCACTGAACGATCAACAAGAATACAAATCAATCACTGATAAACCTTTTGTGGCTGAGTACATTTGGGATCCGGGCGATTTTTACCCCATGGGTTCTATTGTGAACTATGGAGATGTGTATTATCAAGCTCAGAAAAATACGCCAGCAGGCACAGAAATAACCAACACTGAATTTTGGGTGCCCTATACTCCTGCCACCATTAGTGATGTTCAAGGAACTCGTGCCAAAGACACTCAGATCAATGACGCCATACTCACACAGGCCGACGCAGAAGTTCCATTGAGTGGCTATGACGTAACTAAATTTTACATTGAGCCCACACAAGATGGTCAACCTGCCAATCCAGTAGGCCTTGGGTCAGAAAGCACTGTCACAGTAGATGGCACACAAGGTGGCATGAATGTCACACCAAAGTCATTTGGTTATACCATGGGTTACCTCACTGGCGACGATATGGCACCAAATGGCCTGCCTGTTACACCTGGCGTGAGTTTCCCAACCAATCCTGTAAGTGGAGATTATGCCTTGCGACTAGATTATCAACCAAATCGACTGTTCCGCTATGATGGCCGACGCTGGGTCAAAATTGAAAGCAATGTGCGTACAAATCTTAACAATGGTCCTACCAATGATACTTTGCGCTCGACCTTTGTGAACAATACATACACTGTGAATACTACAGACCTGGGTAACATACCAAGTAGACAGAGTCTCAGCGAGATATTGAAACCCCGTGCTGACAACGGTGATCAAGGTGGGGACAAACCTGCTAACCCTAGACCTGGCACACAACCTGGACAAAAGTCAAGTTAACAATGCAACAATTTTTTTACGACGAACAGATACGCAGATTCTTACTGCAATTCACTAGAATCTTTTCGGGGTTCCAAATTGAGTATGGCAGAGAAGAAGGCAGCGAGAATGCGGCCTTGCTTAGAGTTCCAATCAGATATGGTGATTCAAGTAGAAACGCACAAACCATATTGCAGGACAACTCACGCAACAGCTTGCCGTCAACTCCGTTGATGACATTTTACATCACTGCACTAGATTATGATAGACCCAGAATCCAAGAGCCTTACCATGTGAGTAAGGTTTCTGTACGTCAACGCACCTACGATACCAGCACTGAAACTTACGAAACCACTCAAGGCAATGCATTTACCATTGAACGCCTGATGCCTGTTCCGTACAAGCTGACTTTGAATTTAGATTTGTGGACTTCAAATACCAATCAAAAATTGCAATTGCTTGAGCAAATTCTAACGCTGTTCAACCCCAGTTTGGAAATTCAAAGCACAGACAATTACATTGACTGGACTTCATTGAGTGTGGTAGAACTAGATGGCACCACTTGGACGTCTAGAACTATCCCCATGGGTGCAGAAAATCCCATAGATATATGCACACTGAGATTCACATTGCCAATCTGGATCAGTTCACCTGCCAAAGTTAAAAAATTGGGTGTGGTGGAAAGAGTTATTGCCAGTGTGTTTGATGCACAAGGCGATGCTGTTGATGCTATCACAAACAATGATTTGTTGTTGGGTACTAGACAAGTGATCACACCCTACAACTATGCCACAGTGTTGATTGGCAACAAAATACAAATTTTGCGACCTCCAAGTTCTGTAGAAGAACCCAGCAACAGCAGTCTTACTCCAACTAACATTGTAGGCAACAGCAACTTGTTGTGGCCAGCAGTTATTGATGCATACGGTGTTCTGCGGCCCGGAATAAGTCAAATTTATTTAGAACAACCAGATGGGTCTGAGGTTGTTGGTACCATTGCCCTTGACCCAAATGATGATCGATTTGTGTTGTATGATATAGACATTGACACTGCGCCACAAAACACACTGGATGCAATTGACGCTGTGATTAACCCACAAGCAAGTGGCCCGTTAAACGGATTAGACAGTGCGCTAGAAGGGCAAAGATATTTGCTTACCGAAAGCACAGGATCTGCTGGCAATTCAGGACCTGCTGAGGCCTGGATAGGAGCCAATGGCAGGCCACTTGTTGCCGAAGCCAATGATGTAATTGAGTACTCAAACAACTACTGGCGTGTGGTTTTTAGAGCCAATGGACAACCTGCTGGCCAGTATGTGACCAACATAACCACCAGTCAACAGTATATGTGGACTGGTGACGCATGGATGAAAAGTTATCAAGGATACTACCCGGGAGGCCAATGGAGACTGGTGCTGTAAAAGCTGTGGGTGTTTGGTTTAGAGCCAGCAACACTGGCCGTTATCTTTATTTGTTGCGCAACGATTCAAAACATCCAGGTGCATGGGGATTGCCGGGGGGCAAAGTGGAAACTGGCGAAACTCTACTGGGTGGTATGGAACGCGAATGCATTGAAGAACTGGGAAGTTTTCCTGTTTACCAACGCCTGGTTCCTTTGGAAAAATTCACATCAGCAGATTTAAACTTTGAATATCACACCTGGGTATGTGTGGTTGCTGAAGAATTTCAACCCACACTAAATCACGAACACTTAGGATATGCATGGATAGACAAAGGCACCTGGCCCAAGCCCATGCATCCAGGCTTGTGGTCAACTGTGAATATTGTAGCAATTCAGGACAAGATAGACATTGTTGAACGCTATCTTGCCACTGAACATTAAGCCTGACTTTCTTGGAAGCTCAGTTGAATTTCACCCACTGGAGTTGACTGAGTTGACAGTGCAGTAATTTGTACAGCCAACACTTCTGGTCCATTTGGGAAAGTTCCTGTGCCAGGCACTGCACTGGTACCAATTTGTTTGACTGAGCTTAGGTTCAACACTCCTTGGTTTGTAGAACTGACTGGAATAGCAAACAGTCGCTCGCCACCATTAATGTCAGCAGTGATAGCTTGAATTGTCAGCGTTAAATCATTAGCAGTGGTTGATCCACCTAGCGCATTACCAAGAATTTTAATAGTATCTCCCACAGCATATCCAGTACCAGCTACTTGAACTGAAATTTGAGTGGTTGTGGTATTATATGCGGTGCCAGCAGCAGTCAGTGTCACTGTTAAATTTGCACCTGTTCCAGAACTTGATATGTTGGTTGGAGCAAGGTTAGCATACACTCTTTGGCCACTGGTGGTTACTTTTACGCCCGAGCGACTCATACCACCAGTGGTATTAAAAGGAGCACCAGTCAAACCACCAGTTGATTCTGAAGTGAAACGAGGCGCCACTGAGAATTGACTAAAGCTAGGCTGGAAGCCACCGCCCGAATTGTTCAGCCCCTGCCAAGAAGTGTTGGCAGAATCTATATTGTTGGGATTCAAAATACCTTCAATTAGATATCTACCAGCTCCCACTTGCACGTTTAGATCGATCAGTGTCAACTGCGCACGATTGATCAAATCTCTTACTCCCAAGTCACCAATGATACCATTGCTAACGCTAGGAGCCAATCGCATGGCAAATGCCACTTGCTTTGCACCAATTGTGGCTGGCAAGCCGTAGTTTGATCTATTGTAGGTAAATTGATAGCCTTCGTCACCATCAAAATTACCGTCCATGATCACTGAACTACCCCAGTGATTAACCAGCGGAGTACAAGTATTGCTGATCAATATCACACCAGTGTTGTCAGTATGCGAAGCAGCTGGACCTCCTGTGAAGCTGCGACTTGCACCTTCAACCCATTGTGTAAACGTTGCATTTCGTGTGCAACCAGTTAGGTCATTGCCACTCTTACCTGAATACTTAATAATCTCACTGTCAATCATCACATACACTGGATATGTTACGCTGGCCGCAGGATAGTCTGTTGCGTCACGTAAACTAATTGTGGTGTCTGCATCTGTAATGCCGCCATCAAGACTGCTGGTAGCAGTTTCGTTAATGGCTTCGTATCTTGCTGGCAAGTTACCTGAACGCATGTAAGCTTCGTTGTTCAAGTTGTTGTTAGGACGACGATGTGCATGAATAAATCTGCCATCTTGTCCACGCACCATCCAAGTCACGTAGCCAGCACCGTACCATGAATACTCAATTGCCAACATCTGCATTTTGTTGGTATCAATAGTATACCCGCTTGCGCCTGTGCCATCAATTGGATCAATGTTATAGTCACTTTGACGAACTCTAATTTCATTACGCAAAGTCATTTTTACACGAGTCTGATTGCTCACTCCGCGGAAAGTGGGCACAATGGTCATGGCATTGTTGTCAATCACACTGGTCACTGTGTGAGTCATGCCCTTGATTACCACTACGTCACCGTTGTTGAGTTGATCTTGGAATCTACAGTTTCCATCACCTGTAACAAGGTTGGATCCCACTCCAACTGACACAAGGCCAGCTGTTTGGAACGTGCTGGTGCGTTGAACTGCATTCAATGATATGCCATCAGATTCCCAAAATAGTCCGTTTTGATCATCAAAAATTCCAGCACGGATGCTTGAACCGTGCCAGGCTGTGATAAACAATCTTGGTTGTTGCCCTAACTCTGGTGCAACACTTCCTAGCGAGCCTTGCGCCTGTACAACAAAACTGACATCTGATGTGATACTGGTCACAATATACCCTGAAGCATCGTAACCACTAGTAGTAATACCACTGATGGTTACTGTTGCGCCAGCATTGAGACCGTGTTCAACATCTGTGGTAACTGTGATATTGCTGTTGACTGTTGTTCCGTCAGCACTCAGAGCAGAAATGTCAAATGTTGGCTTGAGCATGGTACCAGATGAAAACAGGATACCTTTACCAGATTGATAACGGAAATATTTTTTGGTCTGTCTAGTAGCGGAAGCACCACGTGTGGGAGTGCCTGGGCCTAATATAACGCCGCCGTCAAATGGTCTTGGTAAAAACACTGCGTTACTTCGCACATTAATTGTACCAGCCAAACTACCGCTTACTGCGGCTCCAGTTTTGGCAGTGTATGTAAATGTAGTTGTGCTGGGCACAGAAATTATAAAAAACGATCCTTCAGCATAAGCTTCGTTAGTACCTGAGCTCAGACTGACCAAGATTGGAGTGCCAGGTACCATGCCATGTGCATAGGTTGTGGTCACTGTGATTGTGCTAGGATTGCCGCCATCACTCACAATAGACACAACGTCCAAATCTGCACCAGTATACGGGAATGCCTGTCTGATTGTGGAATCAAATTGATTGATTGGATAACCAGGTGCTAGATTCAAACTTCTACGTGGATAGTAAAAGAAATTGTTGGTGTTTGCAGAATATACCAAACCAATACCTTCAGCATTAGAACTGGCTGAATTTTGATTGCTTACATACTCGTTCACATCAATTGGAGTGTCACTTTGATTAACGCCAACTTGAGGAAGATTGTTAGATCCTGTGGCATAAAATATTCCAGTCAATCTCACCATTGGTGATCCTGCGCCGGCTGCTGTCAATGCTGTGGTATTATTGATGCCTCTAGAAATTGTTTGAGTTCCGTTTACAGCAGTGCTGATCACAGTATGTTGCACAATTTCTACGTTACTGCTGAGTTTTTGCATGACTGTGCCTGTAGCAAAAGCATTAGCAGCAGTGGTATTGTACCAACCTCTGTTCAAGTTAATAGCTGTGCCGTTGCCCACACTCTGCACTTGCGCAATTTCTAAAGTACTTACAGGATAGATGTTTGCGCCAATGATGATGTTTGCGCCAGCACCGTTAGTGTTGTTGGTCTGTCGAGTAACTGTTAAAGCATTAGCAGCTACGTTAGTCACTGCCATGACTTCATACACGTTGCCAGTGATTGTTTCAGCAATAACATAAGAACCATCCACAATACCTGACGCATTGGCCACGTTAACTGTGGTTGTTGCAGTGCTGGTAATATTGGCTACTGCAATTGTGGTACCACCAGAAGTGGGTCTGCCAATCAATATCACGTTATCCAATGCAGTGAACCCAGTGGTACTGGCCAAAGTAAATGTTCTTTCTGCTGAACTGTTGACTGCGGTTGTGAGATAGTTGCTAGTAAATGGTGTGACATTACCTTGTGTTTGACTGATGATCAACGCATAGTCATTGGCTACCCATTGGGCAGTGCCAGGATTTTGCAATTTGAGACTGGTATCAACGTTGGATGTAATAACATCATCGCCGGCTATCAAACTAATATAACCATTGGTATTGATTGTTAAATCACCTCCAATGTCTTCAAAAAACCCAGGAATGTTGTTGTTGGTTGAAACGTTTTGCCACTTGGTGTTTTGCAAACCATATTCAAAGTCAGCGTCAATCAAGGCTTCTGGATTTGAAATACGATTACGTCCAATTGCGTCTTCGCCAAACGCCCAAGGTTCAACTACTAAACTACGTTCTTCAACATAAACTGCTAATTTATCAGTGTTAACGTATGCACTGGTATCTAAATCCAAAGTGATAGTTGTTACACCAGCATAGGCTGTGGGGAATGTTGCAGTTGGGCCCGCTGCCCATGACACTGTACCACCCATGGTAGGATCGGCAAAGTTGTAGATAGCAACATTGTATGTTGTATCATAGATAGCCAGAATGTCAGCCAGGTTGTATCTGTCTGGCACCTTCACTGTGCCTAAACCAGCAGTTCCTGGGGTAAACGAATACTCGTATAATCTTTTTCTTGCCATCTTTTAAACTCCAAATATAATTTGTCCGGCAGTTAGTCTAGCTTGTGTACTAGCACTGAACTTGTCATAACTCACAGCACCTGTGGCTATTTTACTGTTGATAACAGTGGCATCGCTGGGTGTGCCTGTATATAGTGTGTCGCCAAACAACAACGCAAAGAACGGTGTGTTGTTTACAGGTGCTACAGAAAAACTTATGGTAGAAGCTGTTACGCTGAAATCTACACCAGGATTTAATGGAATGTTGTTTAGCACTACCAACATTGCATACGCAGTTGGTGGTGTAAAACTCACACCACCCACAGTGATGTTGAATGTCTGCGTGGATCCATTAAAAGTCAACGCATCCATTTTACGGTATTGTCCCAATACAGGTGAATAACCTACATAAGCCATTATAATCTTCCTACAACAATTTCAATCGTACCTTGATCGCCATCAAAGTCTTGCAATGCTTTGCCTATCACTGTGCCCATTGCAGGAGTAGCACAGGCCTGCGCACGACCGTTGATTGCTGACACCATCATGTCGCCTTTCTTCACAGGTCCAATCACTTGCGCTGGAACTCGTCCAGTTAGTGCCACTGCCACAATGTGTTCAGCTTCCATCACACTGTTCATCAAGTGTGCAGGATTGGTAGAAACCACACCAGCCACTTTGGGGTCACTGACCTTGTTTGCCATTGTGACTTCGTTGTCACCGCCAAACACCAACACAGTGCCTGGTGCATACACGGCATCGGCAGAATAATTTTCTGCCAAGTCAGCGTATTGTGCTGTGGTTGCTTTCAAGAAACCAGTGTTGAAATACACTGTTGAACTACCAATGTTACCAACGCCGTTGCCGTTGCCATTGATAATGTTGCCGCCAGTAATTGATCCTGTGCCAACTGTTAATCCAGCAAATGTTGGAGTTGCACCTGTTGCTACTGACTGTCCAATACTAATTGTAACAGCACCTGTTGCTCCACTTACGCCAACACCTGTGCCAGCCACAGCTGATGTAACACCAGTGTTGGTAATTGAAACTGCACCAGTAGCATTGGTATTGGTGCTTAATCCACTGCTGGTGGTGATGTTTGTAACACCTGAGTGAGTGTGGTCTGCTCGGGCAAAAGTTGTACCTGTTCCAACTGCGGCTGACCCAACTGCACCTGGTGAAGTTGAGCTGGCTTGACCAATAACAAATGCAGTAGTTGCCACTTGTGTAGTATTGGTATTTTGAGCTGCGGTTGGTGCTGCCAAGTTACCAGCAGTTGAAATATTGCCGCCTGTGATGTTGCCAACTGCACTCAATGCAAGCGTGGCATTGACGTTAGCGCCTGTGATATTGCCTGTGGTTGCTACAGCACTGATAATGTTACCGCTCAAACTCAACTGAGCTGCCAACACAGTGCCAGCTGCTGAAATGTTAGCTGCTGCCAACACGTTGGCTGTGGCACTAACAATTGATCCTTGCACTAGTGTGGTGCCTAAAATATTACCGCCAGCAATGTTGCCAGCTGATGTTATGTTACCAGTTGATGTAATAATTCCAGCAGTAACTAAATTACCGCCTGTGACGTTGCCTGTTGCACTCACACCACCTGAACCTGCTGTGACTGCTGTGGTTGCAGTGACATTGCCACCAACCACGTTGCCTGTGGCACTAACAGCACCACCTGCAGATATAGCACCACCTGTGATAATGTTGCCGCCTGTGATATTACCTGTGGCACTGGCAATTCCACCAGTAAGTACGTTTCCACCTGTGATGTTACCAGTGGCACTGACTGAAGTACTTTGAACCAATGTGGTTGCAATTACGTTTCCGCCAACCACATTACCTGTAGATGAAACTATTCCACCAGTATTGATGTTACCACCAATCACATTACCCACAATTGACAATATACCTGTGCTACTTAAACTTCCAACCAGTGTTGTGCCGCCGTACCATTTGAAAAATTGCGAACCGTCATTGCCTGGCACGCTGTTCCATAGCGTACTGATGTCAATACCAATGGCATAATCTGCATTGGTTGCACCCACCGAAGGGAATAATGTAATTTTAGTACCAGCACTTCTTGTGGTATATGCCGGAGCATCGGTACCGTTTGTGTTGAAATCAATTCGATTGTTACCAGCACCATTCAAGAAAATTTGGCCTGCATTAGCCGCTGAGCTGCCAAGTTTAGATGATATTATCTGACCAGCTGTGGTTATGTTACCACCAATTACGTTAGCAGTGGCGCTAACTACACCACCAGTTGTGATGTTGCCGCCTGCTATGTTTGCAGAAGATGTTACGCCACCGTCACCAGTGATTGTTCCCACCGCTGATATTGTGCCACCAGCAGTGATATCTGTAGTTGCCGCAACTGTTGTGCCAGCACTAACACCATTTGCTGCACTAAAACTGTCTCCGTATACAACACCAGCTGCCGAAACTGATCCAGCTGTGGTTACGTTACCACCAATGACGTTACCACCAGCGCTGGCTTGACCAGCTGTGCGCAAGTTACCACCTGTGACATTGCCAGTGGCCAATACCAAACCGCCAGTGTTGACGTTTGCACCAGTAATGTTACCTGCGGCGCTGAACATGCCGCCTGTTAAAATGTTACCAGCAGATATGTTAGCTGCTGAAGTTATGTTGCCTGTGCCAGTTACTTCGCCAGCTGTGGTTATGTTACCACCTGTGACGTTGCCAGTTACCAAAAGTGTAGTTGATCCACTTATGGCACCAGTTACAACAAGGCCGCCTGACCAAACTGTGGCAATTGTTACTCCATTAACGTTGTTAACAATATTACCAGCTGCTGATGGAATAATAACTCGACTGGTACCATTGAAAATTTGACTGGTCTCAGTTGTAATACCACTCAGCAATGCACCGTTGCCCAAAATATATGTTCCACTAACGTTGCCTGTAGCACTCAAATTGGCCAGAATCAAATCATTGTATGTGAAACTGGCATTGGCTGTGTCAACAACTGTGGTTGGTTTGACGATTAGATTACCAAAGAGTTTGTATTTGGCATCTGTGATGTCACGGAAATATCCAGAATAACGTGTGTTGACGCCATCAAAGTATTCAGTGATCACACCAGAATCGAATGTGTCACCCGGATTGGCATTGGCCAAGAAGATAAACGGATCGTTTACCTCTAAACTGTCTGTGCCTGTTGTGGTAAATGTTCCATTAACTGTAAAATCGCCCACACAGGTAATGTCGCCGCCAATATTTAAGTTACCAACAATGCCTGCACCACCTGCCACAGTTAATGCGCCAGTGGTTACATTGCCACTGTTAGTAGCATTGGTAATGGTCACTGCTCCGCTGGTGTTGATATTACCAGTAACGCCAACTCCACCTGTTACTGTCAACGCACCTGTTACATTGCTGGTTGATTCAACATTACTACTGAAAGTGGCACGATTGCCACCTGCCACAGTCATGACCATTGTGGTAGCATTTGGCCAATATATACCAGTGTTGTTGGCTGCTACTGAGTACACACTAGGTGCGCCAACTGTGCCAGCGCCAAATGCGTTGGCTGTGAGATTTAAAGAGTTAAGTGCGCCTGCACGATAGGTAACCGTGATGTTGTTGGTACCACTAGGAGGTGGTGTTTGAAACAACAAACTTACATTTTCGGCTTCGTAGTCAGTGAATGGACGTTGTAGAGTTTGGTCAATCATCACGTCCAAGTCAGACGCTGATGCAACGGCTCGACCCAAAGTGAACTGATATGCTACCGCATTGCCACTAAAGGTCTGTGTGCTGGTGTTCAGCAGTTGTTGTTGCGGATTTAGGCCAACGTAACTCATTATGTGATTTCCATTATGCTCATTACTGCATCAATACTGGTAGCTGCGCTACTTTGAACTTGCAATTGATCTCCTGTGACCAACACAATCTTTTGATCGCCGCCTCCTACAACCAAACTTGACCCTGCTGAAATAGGTGCATTTACTGCCAATCGAGTGGTTTGCGCTGCGTTATCTAAAATAATCACGTTGGCTGCAATTGCACTTGATGTGACATTGGTCAAAGAAAGTCCAACCACAACTGCGGTTGTATTTGCCGCAACTGTGTACGCACCAACTGAGGTAGCTGTGGTTCCAACAAGTCTGCTGAGTTTTCGTGTAAAAGTGTTTGCCATTTTTTATCCTAATGCTATTGCCAATGCTGTTGCGTCTGCTATGGTTGCCGCCAACTGTCCAGCAATATTTATGTTACCTGTAGCTGAGATATTTCCACCTGAAATATTGCCTGTAGTGGTGATATTTGCAGTCATTGTGATTGCAGAAACCACGTTGCCACTCAAGCTCAATCCTGTGGCGTTGACATTGCCACCAGTTATATTGCCTGTTGCAGTTATTAATCCACCTGTGGTCAAGTTGCCACCAATCACGTTGCCAGTGATACTGACTGTGGTTCCTGTGTGATTTGTAGCTGCTATGTTTCCACTGGTTATGTTACCAGTTACTGTGGCTGTTCCTGCAGTGATAATATTGCCGCCTGTGATATTGCCAGTTACGGTAGCATATCCAGATGCTACTACGTTGGCACCAGTAGCAAGATTGCCAGTTGCTGACACTAAACCTGCTGTGGTTACATTGCCACCAATCACGTTACCAGTTGCGCTGACCGTTGCACCTTGTACCAATGCTACACTGATAACATTGCCGCCATTTACGTTGGCAGTTGCACTCAATGTGGTAGCCGAGATTACATTGGCACCAGTGATGTTACCACTTGCGCCTGCGGTAATAATGTTACCGCCAGTGATGTTACCTGTTGCACTTACTTGACCACCTGTGGTGATGTTTCCGCCCACAACGTTGGCAGCAGAAGTGATTGTACCTGTTGCAGTTATCAATCCACCTGTGACAATGTTACCGCCTGTGACGTTACCAATACCGCTAATTTGAGCACCACTCAAAACGTTGCCGCCACTGATGTTGCCAGTACCAGTCAAAATGTTACCAGCTACTGAAATTCTGCCGCCAACGTTGATGTCTGCTGCCACACCGTTTGTGGCAAATGTGCCAGTGATGCTGAGTGCATTGGTAGTTTTGTCAAACACCATGCCAGCAGTACCACCAACAATGCCGCCGTCATTAAACAACACTTGAGTATTACTGCCTGCTAGGGAGATATTACCTTGCAAGTTACCAATAAATGTGGTTGCTATGACATTTGCACCAGTGATGTTACCTGTTGCTGAAAGTTGACCAACTGTTCTGATGTTGCCGCCGTCAATATTGCCTGTAACACTGAGTGTGGTACCTGTATAATTTGTACCAGAAATATTTGCGCCTGTAATGGCACCAGTAGCACTAACTTGTCCGCCAGTATTGATATTGCCACCAATCACATTGCCCACTGCACTGAGAGTGGTACTTGATAATATGCTGCCACCTGCAATTGCATTGCCTGTTGAAATATTGCCGCCAGCAATGTTAGCTATAGCTGTGATGTTACCTGTTGCTACAATCAACCCAGCAGTTGAAATATTGCCACCAGCAATGTTGGCTGCGGCTGTGATATTACCAGCTGCGCTAACAGCACCACCAGTTGTTAAGTTTCCACCTGCTACGTTAGCAGCAGAAGTGATAGTACCAGTAGCAGTGATCAATCCACCAGTAACAATATTACCGCCAGTTACATTACCTTGCGCACTTACTGTGCCGCCTGCTGTGACATTGGTTGTTGCACTAACAATACTGCCGTTGACATTGCCACCAGTTACATTACCTGTTGCACTTACTTCACCAGCTGTTGTGATATTGCCGCCAGTGACATTACCAGTTGCTGTTACCAAACCAACTGTGCGTAAATTGCCACCAGTTACGTTGCCAGTGATTGCAGCCAAACCACCAGTGACCAAATTGCCACCTGACACATTGGCTGTGGCTGTTACTCCACCGCTAACTGTTAAGTTGCCGCCATCAATGTTGCCTGTAGCACTAAGTCCAGCACCTTGTACCAAAGTGGTAGCAACCACATTACCACCTGCAACGTTGGCAGTAGAAACAATGTTGCCTGTGGCTGTGATCAATCCACCTGTGACAATGTTGCCACCAATCACGTTGCCAGTAGCTGATATTGCTGTTGTGGCAGAAATCAATGCACCTTGCAGATTACCACCAAAAATGTTGCCTGTGGCTGTGATTGTGCCACCTGTCAGCAAGTTGCCACCGTCAATGTTGCCTGTGGCTGAAACTAACCCTGCTGTGCGTAGATTTCCACTATCAACGTTACCAGTTACACTCAAGCTAGGTAAAGTACCAATTGCAGTGGCAACCACGCCAGTTAACAAACTACCATTACCAGCATAGTAGCCGGCACTGATGTTGCCTGTGGTTGTGACGTTAGAAGTAGAGTTCAATGCACTCTGAACATTACCACTCAAACTCAATCCTGCGGCATTCAAATTACCGCCTGTGATGTTGCCAGTTGCCAGGATCAAACCTGCAGTTGATACATTTCCACCAACTACGTTGCCTGTGGCTGACAAAATACCACCAGTGATGTTGCCACCAGTGATGTTGCCAGTTGCACTTACTATGCCCGCTGTGGTTAAATTTCCAGTGGCTGTGTTAGCAGTTACATTCAGTCCAGATGCACTGATTGTTCCTGTGGTGTCAATATTTCCGCCGGTGATATTGCCAGTTGCTACAATCAAACCAGTTGCACTAATTGCTCCGCCAGTAAGAATATTACCACCAGTGATATTGGCTGTTGCGCTAACTGTGGTTGCTGTTAAGATACCAGTACCAACATTGCCACCAGTGATGTTGCCTGTGGCACTAACTTGTCCAACAGTTCTAACATTACCACCTGTGACATTGCCTGCGGCACTGATCAATCCTGCTGTGGTCACGTTGCCGGCTGCTATGGTAGCAGTAGAAGTTACAGATGCTGCTGCCAATGCACCAACCACAAATGTACCGTAGCTGTTGACTGTGACAATTTCGTTAGCAATGCTTACGTTGCTGGCTGCAATCAAATTGCCTGTGGAGTTTTGATAACCAATAAACGCTGAATTCTCAGCAGTGGTATAATACCACATTTGTTCGCCACGATCTTTGTTATCGTTGACTGTAAGAGGTGTGTTGTTGGCACCACGGCCTAATCCAATAATTGGATCTTGAACATTTAAGTCTGTGATGTTAATGTAGATAACATTGCCATCAACAGTCAAGTCACCACCCACAACTGCATTACCAGTGATGTTAAGTGTGGCGCCGTTGACTGTTCCAACTGTGATTAAATTACCGCCAATGACGTTGGCTGCGGCACTGATCAATCCACCTGTGACCAAATTGCCACCAGTTACATTGCCTGTAGCAGTTACTATACCACCTGTGAGCAAATTGCCACCTGTGATATTGGCCAGTGCACTGATGTTACCACCGGTGATGCCTGGTCCAACTATGATATTTTCAGCAATAACAGTGTTTGTGCTAGTGATATTTCCAGCTGTTCCAATATTGCCGCCAGTGATATTACCAGTTGCTGAAACTGTATTAGTAGACAACAACACACCCGAAACTGCAATATTGCCGCCGGTGATGTTACCAGTGCCTGTTACTATACCAGTGCCAAAATATACATTACCATTGAACGCCGCGCCATTAACATTGCCGCCTGTGCTGATTTGAGTACCAACTCCGCCGCCCAATATGTTACCGCCGGTGATGTTGCCAGTTGCAGAAATCAATCCAGCAGTGGTAATATTGCCGCCAGTGACATTGGCAGTTGCAATGATATTACTACCGCTTAATATATTACCTGTGGCACTTATGATGCTACCAGCAACAATGTTGCCAGTACCTGGGCCATTAGTAACTGTTAAATTACCAACTTGTGCATCACCATTACCAAGTAATTTGAATGTGCCAAACAAAATGTTGCCACCGGTGATGTTGCCCACGGCACTAACTTGTTCCAATGCATTCAAGTTGCCAGTTACAGTATTGCCAGTTACACTCACACTTGGCAGTGTACCAATGCTGGTGGCCACAACGCCAGTTAACAGAGCACCATTGCCTAACACGTATCCACCGCTGATGTTGGCAGTGGTTGTGATATTTGCCGCGCTGGTCAATGCACTTACAACATTGCCACTTAGACTCAAGCCGGTAGCATTCAAATTGCCGCCAGTGATGTTGCCAGTTGCAGAAATCAATCCAGCAGTTAATAAATTACCACCAGTTACGTTACCTGTAATATTGGCTGTAGTAGAAACTACCAATGCAGCTATGTTACCAGTTCCAATAGTTACCAAATTGCCACCGGTTACATTACCAGTAGCACTGATCAGTCCAGTTACAAACGCACCAGTATTGGCAAACACTGCCACATTGGCAATACCACCAACAGAAATGTTGGCGTTACCACCAGTGACACCAATATTGGCTTCTGTAGTACCGTTAGCAATCTTTGTAGGAGTACCGGCTGCAATGCCTGACAGCAATGCACCGTTACCCAAAATGTAATTACCAGCTACGTTACCTGATGCGCTGACATTGCCAACTGTGGTCAAATTGCCACCGCTGACATTGCCTGTTGCAACAACAACACCAGTTGCACTCAATGTTGTTGCTGTGATAACGTTGGCACCAGTAATGTTGCCGCCAGCGCCTGTGGTAACAATGTTGCCACCTGTGACGTTACCAGTTGCAGAAACTACGCCAGCAGTCAACAAATTGCCACCAGTTACGTTACCAGTTACAATTGCAGTGCCGCTTGTGACTATGCTTGCTACGTTGGCCGTACCAGCTGTTACCAAATTACCACCAGTTACGTTGGCAGTTACTGATACTGTGGTACCTGTGTGAGTGGTTGCGTTGACATTGGCGCCACCTAAGATATTGCCACCAGTGATGTTGCCAGTTACCGAGACTGTAGTACCTGTGTGAGTGGTTGCATTAACGTTAGCACCACCTAAGATATTGCCACCAGTGATGTTGCCAGTAGCACTTACTTGTCCTGCTGTGGTTAGATTGCCACCAGTCACGTTGGCAGTTACTGATACTGTAGTACCTGTGTGGGTAGTTGCGTTGACATTAGCACCACCTAAAATATTACCACCAGTGATGTTGCCAACAGCACTAAATGCGCCAGACGCTGTGACTATACCTGTACCATTTGGTGCCAACGCAATGTTGCCGTTGCTACCTGTAATAATTGTTAAAGCACCAGTGTCTACAATATTGCCAGCAATATTCAAGTTACCACCAGTAATGTTACCAGTAGCACTTATTTGACCTGCTGTAGTTAGATTGCCACCTGACACGTTGGCAGTTACACTGACTGTGGTACCTGTGTGAGTTGTGGCGTTAACGTTAGCGCCACCCATGATGTTGCCACCAGTTACATTGCCTGTAGCACTTACTTCGCCAGCTGTGGTCAAATTACCACCTGACACGTTGGCTGTAGCAACAACTTGTCCTGCTGTGGTCAAATTACCACCTGACACATTGCCTGTAGCACTGATCAAGCCAGTAACATATTCGCCAGTTGCAGCATATACCGCCACATTGGCAGTTCCGCCAACCCCAACTGCTACGTTGCCACCTGAGCTTACAATAGAAACATTTGATGTTCCGCTGACAATTTGTGTGGGTGTACCTGTTGCAACGCCTGTCAACAATGCACCATTACCAACAAAGTAATTGCCAGTCACGTTGCCTGTGGCACTGACTTGACCAACTGTGGTCACGTTGCCAGCTATCACATTTCCTTGTGCAGATACAACTCCCAACACAGTCATTGTGTTGGAGTCTGTGTTATATGTAAATCCTGCTACTGCGCCAGCATTGCCATTGGCGTTGTAAAGCACTTGTGTGTTTGAACCAGGAACAGTTAAGTTACCAGTAATGTTGCCGGCAAAGTTACCCACAAAGTAACCTGTAGTGATAATATTACCTGCGGCACTTACTGTACCTTGAGTGCGTATGTTTGCGCCGTCAATGTTGCCTGTAGCAGTGATCAATCCTGCTGTGGTCAAGTTTCCACCAGTTACGTTGGCAGTTACTGATACTGTAGTACCTGTGTGAGTGGTTGCATTAACATTAGCACCACCTAAGATATTACCACCGGTGATGTTACCAGTTGCACTAATCAGACCACCTGTGGTCAAGTTTCCACCTGACACATTGGCTGCTGAAGTAATATTGCCTGTTGCGCTTACTTGTCCTGCTGTGGTTAAATTGCCACCTGACACATTAGCAGTAGCAACCACTTGGCCGCCTGTGTTTACATTCCCACCTGTGATGTTGCCCGAAGCACTGATTACTGTGCCAGTTACGCTTTGAGTTGTATTAATGTTGTTAGCAATAACGTTGCCAGCAACGCTGACCAAACCAGTTGAAACTAAATTTCCGCCACTGACATTGGCAGTTGTGATAATATTAGCAGTTTCAGTACCACTGGCCAAGTATGTTGAAACATCTGAGTTGGCATATCCTGCTGGCAAGCCAGTCAACGCACTGCCATTACCTAAAATGTATCCGCCACTGATGTTGGCTGTGGTTGTTATATTTGCCGCAGACACTAATGCACTGACAACGTTGCCACTTAGGCTCAAGCCTGTGGCATTCAAGTTACCACCAGTGACGTTACCAGTAGCTGTAACCTGCCCTGCTGTGCGTAGATTACCGCCATCTATGTTGCCAGTGACTGAAACATTGCCCACGGTCAATAGGTTATCATCAGTCCGGTAGGTGAGATCCACATCCGCCCGTGCTATCTGAGCTGTGGTGCGATTCTCTACAAACGTAGGGTAGTAAATGGTTGTTAGGCCGTTTGTGTCTGTTACATCAACAGTTACGGAATTGACCCCTGTGAGTTGTGAGCCATTACCTAAAATGTAGTTGCCTGAAATGTTAGCAGTAGTTGTAATATTGGCTGCTGAAACTAACGCACTAACAACGTTACCACTCAAGCTCAATCCTGTGGCATTTAAATTACCACCTGACACATTGCCAGTTGCTGATATCAGTCCAACAGTGCGTAAGTTGCCACCATCAATATTGGCAGTTACACTCAATGATCCGAGTGTACCAACACTTGTGATATTAGGTTGTGCGGCTGTGCTCAATGTACCGGCAACATTGCCGCCACTGATGTTGGCAGTGGTTGTTATGTTGCCTGTTCCGCTAATAACATTTGACCCTAACGCGGCCAATAATGTTGTAACATTTGAATCTGCATAGCTGGCAGGTAAACCGGTCAGTTGACTACCATTACCAATAAAGTAGTTTGCTGTTACGTTACCAGCAACACTCATTCCTGTTGAGGCAAAAGTATAAACGTTGGTCACGCCACCAATGTTACCAACCACGTTGCCGTTGGCCACAGGAATATTAAATTCTGTTGTGCCGTTTGAAAGTTTGCTTGCTGATCCAACATTTGAGCTGGCAGTAACGCCAGTAAGTCCAGCACCGTTACCAATGAAAATACCGTTGACAACTTGTATGTTGCCGTTGGCAAGTAGTGCGCCAATGTTGCCCGAGTAGGTTGGCAAATATGCCTGAACATTAGCGTTTGAATATGTTGCTGGCAAGCCAGTCAGTTGACTACCATTACCTAATATATAACTGCCGGTGATGTTGCCTGAAGTACTAACTGTGGCAGCAGTTACTGCTCCACTCACTCCAACGTTGCCGCCACCTAGGTTACCAGTGTAGGTTGGCAGGTATGCAGCAACGTTTGAATTGCCGTATGTTGCAGGCAAGCCAGTCAGTTGGCTACCATTACCAAACACATATCCAGCAGTGATGTTACCAGTAGTTGATATTGGGTTGGTGCCTAGTGCAGCCAAATTAGCCACAACATTGGCATTGCCGTATGTTGCAGGCAAGCCAGTCAGTTGTGAACCATTACCTAAAACATAAGTGCCCTGAACATTGCCAGTAGTGATAATGTTGCTAGTGTCTGCGCCACTGGCAAGATAAGATGCCACATTGGCATTGCCATAACTTGTGAGCGTACCGCCACCGCTGATTACAGTTTGTTGACCACTTTCGTTGGTCATTATAACAGCAGTTGAGTTGGCACTGATTGTGGCATTGCCTAGGAAAATAGTGCTGTTGGAAAGATAAAGATCGTTGAACTGTGCTGTTGGGCTGCCAAGGCTGTAGGTTAGATTGGCAGCAGGAAGAATATTGGCTTTGACTGTGACTGTGTTGGTTCCAACCACAACCACATTACCGGTGCCAGCAATACCAACAGTGACATTGCCGCCTGAACTTACAACAGCAACGTTAGATGTTCCACTTTCAATAGCAGTTGAATTGCCGGTGGCAAGCCCAGTTAACTGTGAACCGTTACCAATAAAATACGTACCGTAAACATTGCCACTAGCAACAATGTTATTGGCAGCAGTGATACTGCCTACACCCAAAATATCATTGTTGGTCAACAGCAAATTATCGCCACTGGCCAGCTCTTGAATCTGTGCGCTACCTGTGTTTACTACTAACGGAATCTTGTTTGCCATTATCTTAATCCAATTTTATCATTTATGTGGTATACACAACCACGTTGCCGGTGCGAGTCAAAACATTAAAACTGTTGTTACTGGACAATGGTACGGATACCGGAGTGGTTCTAGTGCCCACAGTTAGTGTTCTAGTAAAAACAGTGTTACCAATGTAAATATTGCCAGTGGCATTGATATTGCCGCCAGTAACGTTGCCCGAAGCACTGACCAAGCCAGTGCTGAAAATATTTGCAGCTTGTAGGTTGCCGCTGAGAGTGAGGCCGTTGTTGTAAAACACAGCCACATTGCCAGTTCCGCCAATGCCAATTGTGACATTACCACCTGAACTGCGAACAGCTACATTTGATGTGCCGTTAGCAATGGCTGTGCCGTTGCCAGATCCACCAGCAATACCTGTAAGCAGGCTGCCGTTGCCCACAAAATACGAAGCATAAACTGTGTCAATTCGTTTGGTTGGCGATCCTATGTCATACACAGCATCAATTGAAGGCATGATGGAACTATTGGCCTGAATGTTTCCAATACCATTGGCAGCCAGCACCAAATTGGAATTAAGACCGTTGACAGAAATTACATTGTTGGCAATAACAACATTGCTGCCAACAGGACCTGCGGCATAAATTTCTGTAAAATTGTCATTTACAGCATCGAATGCATCACGCAACGGCTCGCCCGTGCCATCATTGGCCGCGGCGCCGGTGTCAATTATTTGTTGTGCCATAGGTTTACAGGATCCTCTGGTGTATTTACCATAAGACCCAGTTTACCGTTTTAGGCAACTTTGGTGAAAGTAAGGTAAGAACCTGTTTTAGCGGTTATTATACCGGTGGAATTTTGCAATCTCAAGGTCACTGCGGTATCTACTGTGTTGAAGAAAGTACCCGAAATTCTCAGTGTTCTAGCAACGGTGCCGGTGCTGGCATAAGTGGTTGCCACGTCATCACTTGTGGTTTTTGTAGCTGTGGCAAATGCAGACGTACCAGTGGTTTGAGTTTCTGTAGTGAAGTTACAGGTGCCTGATGAAAAATTAACGCTTGGAGAAATGGTCATTGATCCGTCTGGGACCAGTGTAACATAACTCACAAAAGAATATCGATTGTTAGCAGCGGCTGTAAATGTCAATGTTCCAATGTTGGCCGGGGTAGCTGAAGAAATTGGAGCATCGCTAGATTGCACAACAAAATTTGGTACTCCAATACCGTTACCAGTCAGCAGGGTTCCAATACTGACGTTGGCGCCAGAAACATTTGATGTGATAACTGCGTTTCCAGCATTGACATTGGCTGTCAAGCTGGCTGTGGTACCAATAAACACGTTGCCGCTGGTAATGTTACCAGTTGATGTGATAACACCTTGGCTGACCAAATTACCACCTGTAACGTTGCCAGTTGTGCTGATGCCGCCGGCTCCTGCGCCAATTGCACCAACACTGATCAAATTGCCGCCGGTGATGTTACCTGTAGCTGTTATCAATCCAGCTGTGGCCACATTACCACCAGTTACATTGCCCGTGGCTGTTACCAACCCGGCTGTGCTTAGATTGCCGCCATCTATGTTGCCAACTATGGTCAATGTGCTGGATCCGTACATGGTGCCACTAACTGCAAATGTGTGCAATGGTGCAGTGTTGGCAATACCAACGTTGCCAGATGCTCCAATGATAGCAATACGAGTGGCTGCTGTGGTGTTGGCTGTTTGAATTAAAATATTGGCATTGCCAAGAGAGTCGGAGTACACAGCTCTGATGGCAGCGGTAACTCTAGATCCTGGTGCTGCATCAGATGTAAACCATTCAATTGCTCCAATGTTGGCACCAACTGTGGTAATAGCAGTATTTGCATCAGAAAAACGCAGAATTCTGTCTGTAGTTGCACCTGAAGTATAACTTAAAATAATATTGCTTGATGCAACAATATTTCCACCACTGACATTGCCTGTTGCTGAAATCAATCCAGCAGTTAATACGTTACCGCCTGTGACATTGCCAGTCACAGATTCTGTTCCTGTGATAACCACACCAGTGGTTGACCAAACTGCCACATTGGACACACCACCTACTGAAATTACTGCATTGCCACTGGCAGTGGGAATAGCAATACTGGTGGTTCCGTTAAAGATATTATCGCCAGAAATATTACCTGTGAGTGCGGCATTGCCAGTCACTGAAAGGTTACCGTTGATCACAACCGTGGCTGCATTGGCTGTCAAGCCTTCAAAAGTTACTGTGTCGGTATTTCCTACGGATTGGAATACCAAATTGCCTGCGACACGATTGTAGGTAGTCATTTAAAGATCCTTTGTGTTATTTATGCGGTTTTGAAAGTCTTCCATTTGCATGGCAGCTAGATTTTTAATGCCCCGTAACTCAGCAATTGCCGCTGTGGTTTTGCCCATTACCCGGAAAAATCCAACGTCTGGAAAGTCCTTGCACACTCTTTGCAGTTGTTTGACCCAATTTCCTGTGTAAGTTGGGCGGGCAGAGCTTTTTTTATAGAACTCAGTGTCTGCGTACACATTGTTAAATCGGTCCCCGGCTGTGGGACCCATATCAAATCCAATGAGATACACTGCACGATTTTGATCTATAGCCGCAAGAGCCACTGCAATGGGTCCTGAACTGAATCCAAAATAATCATCCGGGACTCTATGTGCTCCTAGTCCCGGTATGGGTTTTCGAGTGTACATCCTGTGTTCACTGGCATATCCACTGTGTTGAATGGATTCGCTAATGGGCTTGTCTGTGCTGACCAAAACCGTGGGTGCAAATTCTCGATACAATGCATTACATCCATAGATTGGACCAAGCTCTTTGAGAGTTTGCAAATTCAATTCTAACCGACTGACACCATTGCCTAATACAAAACCAAAACTCATAAAAAATCCTCCTAGTAGTTATCTAGGAGGATCCAGGGGTTAAATCAATTAAGAAGTAACGTTGTCAACAATGGCCAAGTCAAGCAGATTTTGTTGTCCGCTTTGTACTGTGCCTGAGTTTGCTGCACCAGTGGTACCTGATTTGATAACTGTACCTTCGTCTGTAAAGAAGTTGGTTGCATAACGCTTGTCAGCCACAACGCTGGCAGGGTCATAGTTTGCGCCGCCAGTCCAATCCAACAAGAACTTGTTGGTCAATTTGGAGATAGTAGTAGCAGTAGAATCAGTAACTGTAAATGTGATAGCCATCAATCCAGCTGCTGGAGTAGTGTCATCGGCCAGTACACAAACACCCACTGAGAATGCTGCGCCGTTGCCAGATCCACCAACAGAAGTTGCTGTGAAAATTGTGCCTAATCCAAAGTTACTAGGAGCACCGGCTGCGGTCCAGTTAGTTGTTGTTCCAACAACACTAATTTGATATGCTTGCCCAACTACAAAACTGCCGTCGTTAACGCCATTGGCATCACCAACTAGGTATTTGTGTGAACCTTTTTGACGGATAATATATCCATTAGCAACGCCAATACCGCTGCCGTCAGGGGCTGCAATGTTCACAATTACGTCAATTCTAGGATTGGTTGCCGAAGGCGTATCAGTGGGGGCTGCACCACCCACCACGCCAAGATATTCAGTAGCACTGAGTGTGTCGCCTGTGTTGGTCACAGGGGCAGTTAATGATCCAAAATTTGGAAAGCCAATGTCAACGCTAACGGCTGCGCCGCCGTTGCCTGAACCAGTGCTTGTTTTTTGTATTTTAAGAGGACGTCCCATTTTTGTTTCTCCTTACAGAAGTCCGATGCGAGTTCTAGTCGCTACGCGGCGGGTTAAACCGCATAAAACACCGTATTGTGTTGACAAGTATTTATGGAAATGTTAGAATGTAGTCATATAGCCATTAAATAGTACCATGGAAACTGATTTTTTAATTTCACAAGGCAACCAACATCGAGCTGACCGACAATACGGTGAAGCCCTGCAATGTTATGCATTGGCATTTGCCAAAGACATGGATTCAGCAGCGGCATTCAACAACTACGGCAATGTCATGCGAGAAATTGGACATCCTCAACGAGCCATACCGTTCTTGCAACATGCTGTTCTCTTGGATCCAAATAACGTAACTGCTAGATTCAATTTGGCAGTGGCACTGTTGTTGATGGGCGACTACACCAATGGATGGCCAGCTTATGAAGCCAGATGGCAATACGAACATCTTGCTGGCACTGAACCCAAACACCAACAGCCTCGCTGGCGTGGCGAAGATCTCAAAGACAAAACTATTCTTGTGGTAGGCGAACAAGGCCACGGAGACAACATTCAGTTTTGCAGATTCTTGTACAACTTGCATGTGGCTGGAGCAAAAATCAAGCTTCAGGTTACCGACGGATTGATTCCTTTGTTGCAATCTAGCGACGTCATTCAGCAGTTGGGAACATACACTGACGACATGGGTGAGTTTGATTATTGGATTCCTATCATGAGCATCCCTGGCATACTTGGAGTAACGTTGGAAAATTTGCCCAGGCCAGTGAACTATCTCAACGTAGATCAAGGCCGTCAGCAAGAGTGGTTGCAGATACTGGGTCCTAAAACCCGCATGCGTGTGGGTTTTTGTTGGAGTGGGCGCAGAGATTCTTGGCTTAATCAACACAAGAGTGTGCCGTTCCCTGTAATGCTGGACATGATCAAATCTAATCCTCAATACGAATGGATCAATTTGCAAGTTGACGCCGATCCTGAAGAAGAAGAAGCAGCCTTGCTTGAAGCAGGAGTGCAGGCCTATCCTGGCAGCGTTAAAAGTTTTGTAGACACTGCGGCATTAATTATGGCCATGGACGTTGTTATTGGCGTAGACACTGCTGTGTCACACTTGAGTGGCGCATTAGGTCGGCCCACATGGATAATGCTACAAAAATTCAGCACAGACTGGCGTTGGTTGTTGAATCAAGATTCTAGTCCTTGGTATTCAACTGCTAGACTTTTTAGACAAGAAAACTTTGATGACTGGACAGCAGTTACCAAAAAAGTCAGCCAATATCTAGGGTGGATGAAAGTTTAATTTAGATCTTGCCAGGCGCCAACTACGCCATTATATCCACGAAATTTACCTGTGTTAATGTTGTAGTAAATCAAGCCTGCTACACCTGCAGGATCAGCTACCAATCCTAATAACTGCATAGTACTGGAAGTAGTTTTGCCAACCGCACTGACATTGCCTACATTTATAATGTCGTTATTACTTAAATTAAGATTGTCACCAACTGCTATTTCTTCAATTTGACTGCTCGCTGAGTTGACAACCAGCGGAATTCGATTAGCCATGAATTATTTATCAGAGGACAAAAAAGCACCCCTCGGGTGCTTTTTCGTTCCTTCCCATCCCTGGGTTGGTTCTCTGATTAGGAGAATGACAAGTTAGATACTGCGATCTCACCCACATAGTCACCGGCGTTACCGAATGACGATGCAGTGTTGGTCAACTCAATGTAACCATAACGTGTCATGAATGACACCACTGGTTCAAAGGTTGATGGATCCAACACAACACCACTGCTCATCAACGGAATGTATGGGCAGTAGAATGCAGGAGCGTCAGCTTCTGAAGAGCCTTTGTAGCCAACCAGAACTGGAGTTGTATCGCTGGCATAGCTGTCAACGAACACACGCATAGCGCCGTTTAATGTGCCAACAAACTTGGTGTTTGTAGGTGCTTCGAAGGTGCCTTCTGTGGTACGAGCAAAAGCTGAAGTTGTTGCTGATTGCAACACTGTCAGAGCAGCTGAACTCACAACAGCGTAGTTACCAGCGCCACGACGAGTACGTTGGGCGATCAAGTTAGCAACACGGTTGATCAAAACTGCCAATGCGGCATGTTCGTCACCAACGAATGTAGCTGTACCTGAAACGGTAGCTTGGTTGTATGTGAACTCAGTGGATGCCAATGAGCGCAAGCTCAAAAGAATCTCTTGGTCGATTTCAGCGGTAATCTCTTGAGCCAGAGCAGCCATGATTTCTGCTTCAACGTCAATACCATGCATGGCTTGTGCGTCTTGTGCAGATTCAAAAGTCCAGCGAGCTTGCAGCTTGCGGGTCTTGGCTTCAACAGCTTGTTTCAAGATTTGAACGCTGATTTGCTTACCGCCGGTACCTTCCATGCTGGCTGTTGAGCCGCCGGTGTAGGTAGTAGCTGTAGCTGTGCCTGCTGGCACAGTAGAGTAAGCAGTTGCAATTGTGAATGGGCTCAATGCTTCTTGACCAGCTGTAACGCTTGTAGCGGCAGCTGAGTTGTCAGTCAAGCTGTTGGCGTAACGCACACGCAAGGTGTGAATTTGGCCAACTGGGCCTGTCATGGGCTGAACGCCAACCAACTCGTTAGCAATAACGGTAGGCATAACACGACGAATCACTGGCAGAATCACACGGTTAAGTGTGGCGATGTTGCCAGAAACAGTACTTCCAGAAGAAGCATTCTCTTTCAAATAGCGACGAGTATTCTCAAGAATAACTTTCATGCTATTGCGTTTGGTGCCTTGGAGGCCTTCTAACAGGGCCTCTTTGGTCTCATCCCAACGACTTTCTAATAGATCTTGTGACATTTAAGTCTCCTAAAAAATTTTAAAGCCCTGCCAGGCGCTTCAAGTCAATCACATTGCTGCGATCTTCCTGGGCGGTCTGCTGGTTCGAAACATTTTTATCACCAGTAACTGCGGTGACGTTTTCTGTGATCACTTTATGGGCTTTCACGGAACGGTCTTCCAACACTGCTGGTAGATACTTTTCAAAAGCGTTTTTCAAACGGTTAGTTTGGACGCTTTCGAGCAAATTACGCATGACTTCTTGCTTTTCCTTGTTCAAGGGACGTAGCAATTCATCCAATGAGCTGTCACGCTCATTAGATTCTTTAATCATACGCAGTTCGCGCTCTTTATTCTCAACCAGGACTTTTGCTTTCATGGTGAGTTTAATTGCCTCAGACAATTTCTTGTCCTTGTGCGCAATTGTGTTATGCAACTTACGAACTTCGGCTTTCTCATTCAAGTGAGTAGCACCAAATTCGGTAGCATATGCTTCAAAGATACGACGACCAAAATTGTTCTCGCGAGCAACTTTGATGTCTTCTTGCAACTGGTTTAATTCAGCCTTAAGATGTTTGCTAACAGCCTGGCTCATTTTGTTGGCACTTTCTTTAACAAATCGTGCTTTCAAAGTTTCAAGTTTGTTACGTGCTTCACTAACTAAACGCACTTTGGTTTCCACCAAGTCACGTTTGTCAGCAGCAAATTCTTGAATTTCTTTTGCCAATGCATGCACCACGAAGTTCTCAAGTTTTGCAACTCCTTCTGTGTGCATCTTACGGTCTTTGCGCAGTTCAGAAATTTCTTCAGCAAGTTTAGTAACCAAGAAGCTGTTAAACTTAGTGGCTGACTCTTTCATCTTGTGTTGAAACTTCACACGGTCTTCAGCCAATGCTTGCTTTTCAGTAGCAATGCTGGCTAATTCTCCTGCGAGACCTTCTGTTACCATCTTATCTAGGGCTTCTACCATCACTGTTTTGTCATGCTCATAGCGTTGTGCAAACTCCTCGCGAAGTTCTGCACGCACAATCTCACGAGCTTCTGTCAGTTTAGATTCCCAAGCTTCGTTGAGTTCTTTACTAACATCTTCGTTGATTAATCCGCTGTCAAGCAATGGTTTAATAGCATCAAACATGCCTGGTTCTCCTTAGATTTTGAGTTCTCGGATAAGGCGTTTAACCTCACCTGCGAGATACTTCTTCACTTTGTCGTCCTGACCAGACTCTCTAGCCATCTCTAAGATCTTATGACCGTTTCTCATATTCATGAGACCTTCATAGATTGCTGTAGGATACGCATTAGGAGCACTGGGTTGGGCAACCACATCTATAGTGACTATTTCAAAGTCACTTACATGTCCGGTTCTGTCATCGACATTACCTGATCCACGACTGCTAACACCCAGCTTCACGCCTGATGTCAACAGAGTCTTTATCAATTCACCCATTGGGGTTGGCAGAATTTTCAACTTGCCGCAACCGGCATGTCCGTCCATCCACATGCCTTCAACTGTGTGACACACACGATCTAAATTGATTTTTAAATCATCTGGATGGTCCACTTCACCTAAAACGGAGTTACCGTCACGGATCTGCTCGTTGATAGTTTCTACTGCTTTGATAATTTCGTGTCGGGGGTAGATACGCTCATTTGCATTGCGCTTGTCGCCTTCAATGCAGATGCCTTTGAGATAGAGATGCTTTTTGCCGCCAACATCAGCTTCTTCCAAAACTTGGATGTTGGCCTGGCTAAAAGTAAGATCTTCTCTTAGGTACTTAGATGACATCTAATTAACCCTTACGACCGCTTGGTAGTGGGCTTTTGGTGTTTACACCACTGGCTTGACTCTTTACAGGCGCAGGAGCAGCAGATTTAAATGCTTTCTTTCCAGCGTCTTGAGTGGGAGTTACGCCAAGTTCTTTTACTGTATTACGATATGCGGCACTGTCATGCACGCCGCCCATGCTGGTGCCAGTGTGTACTGGCTTGCTGGCCATACCAGCTGCACCTGAGTTAAATGCTACAGGACCTGCTTTGCCGTTGCCTTGTTCAGCGGTAACTGGCTTTGGGGCTGCTTTCATGCTGATGGCTTCCATCATGCCTGGTTCCATTTCGCCTGTGTCGTCCATTTCAATGGCATCGCCACCTTCTTCGGGACCAAACCCGTCGCCGTCGCCCATGTCACCCATGTCGTCGCCGCCCATCAAGCCTTCAAACTCGGCCATCAACTCATCTAGTTTGTCTTCTAGATTCATAACGTCATCTTTGGTTGCTGGCTCATCGCTGCCGCCCATGTCGTCACCGCCCATGTCGTCACCGCCCATGTCGTCGCCGCCAAAATCTCCGCCTTCGTCATCATCGCCCATGTCATCATCGCCTTCGGCTTCCATGCTCATGTCTTGTTCTTCGTCAGCTTCAATTTCGTCAATTAAATCATCGCTAGCATCGCCGCCCATTGCACCTTCGTCGAGTTCTTCGTCGTCAGTTTCTTCGTCGTCGGAATCGTCAGCTTCGTTTACTTCTGCTTCGTCAAGGTCTTCATCAGCCTCTTCTTGCATTAGATTTTCGTAGATTTCACGGCTTTTGGCCACCACGATGTCATGGAAAAGCTCGCGAGCTTTTTGGTCTTCGTCGTTGATCACGTATTCAATCAACTGTTCAAATTTGTTCATAAGGGAAAACTCCTATAGGTAAAGTGTGCTGTTATTTACATAACAACCAAAAACTCTGCTGTTTAAGGAGTCAAAATGGCGATAAATGCCAATTAAGCCATTGGGGCTGGGGGAGGTGAGTATTGTTGGCGCACTAGTTTGAGTTTTTCTTTGTACTCAAATGCACGGACGTCATTCATTTTTCTCAACTTGTTTAGTTGTCTCAAAGTCAAACGAGTTTTGCGCAGATCACCCAGTTGCGGTTGACTGTTGTCTTGCGATAGATCTTGATAGGCCTCAGGATCTTTTTTGAAAAATTCTTGTAGCAGCATGATTATATTTATACTCCGCCAGGTGCAGCCCCAGGTGCAGCCGCGCCAGGGCCAACCATTTCGCCTGCGCCAGGCTGTTGCATTTGCCCAATTTCTTCGCCAGTGGTAATATCAGTTTCCATGCCGCCAGGCGTGATACCCACAGAACGTAAGTCAGCACCGCCTGAATTTTGCATTTCAGGGCTATCACGTTCTTCTCGCCAGAGTTCTTCGTTTTCTTTGATTTCGTCTTCACTCAATCCCAAGAAACGCTGTAGCATAAAACGTTTTGACATGTAAGGCAGTTGCTCCATGGCTGTGAATGCTTGAATTCTTGTGTTGTCTAGTTCGCTTTGACGATAACTTGCAAAGTTTTGAGGCGGTGAAAACTTCAAATTAAACAGGCTAGAGTCTATGTTAAACCCACGCCATTTCAAAAACATCTTGAATTCGTCGTCTAATTTTTGTGAAATATGCCCTTGCAAACGCTCACAATACTGGTTGAATCTGTACTCTTGTATAAGAGCTGTGCCTACTTTTCCGTCTGAAAAAGCACGGTCTGAATCGTCAGGACCAGTGGGCAAATAGCTCGATGGCACACGCAGACCACGGGCCATTTTGTTGTTAAAGTACTTTAAGTCGTCAATTTCGCCTAGGTTTTGACCGCCTGGCAATGTCTCAACTGAGCTTCCGCGGCCGTCTTGTCCTTGTGGGAAAAAGTAGTCTTCGTTGATTGACAGTGGATTGTAACTGCTATCCATCATGTTGGCTCCGCCACCTGATACCGTGGGGATTCTACGTTGATGCATTTCGTTTTTAACACGTTCCACAAACGCCATGGCCAAGTGTGATGGCATGTTGCCTACGTCAATTTTAAAGATTCGTCGTTCAGGAGCACGGCTCACACGATAAATCAAGATTGCATCTTCCAGCAGTTCTTTTTGCTTGAATACTTTGTAAATCTGTTCTAGTACACTGCGTCCAAACGGCCAAAATACGTCTAGGCCTTCGTTCAAGCTCATGTGTATCACATGCTTGGCATCTAAACAAGTTTCGTTCATGGCAGTCATAAAGCGACTGTTGCCCACGCCGCCACCTGACCCACCATTGGGCATGGTGTAGTTGGCAGCGCCAGATACACTGCCTGTCACAGGATTGGTCATGTAGTCTGTGGTGGTCTTTGCTGCCACAGTCATGTTTTGGAAGTTGGGGTTGATGTCACGGATCACATATTGTTCAGGACGTTTGCCTTCAGATTCGTTCACAATAACTCTAGCAACTTTGGTCATGTCAACCCAGTACATTTCAAATGTTTCTGGATCACGCACAAACACCTGATCACCATACTTGATGGTGTTACGGAACAGTTTAAATATGCGCTGATCTAGTTTGTTCAGCTTGACCCACTGTTGCAGTTGTTTTTTAATGATGTCAACTTCGTGGTCTGTGGGTGTTTCGTTGTATTGAATGTCAAACGGGGTGGCGTTTGACTCGTTGATCTGTGTGGAAAACTCAGCAATAATATCCAAGCAGGCATTGATCTCTGAGTCCATGTCCATGTTCTCATACTGATTGTAACGCTCTACTCTGTTGGGATGGCCTGAATAAACTTCGGGCAATCTGCTGGCATAGTTTCGAAAAGTAAAATCATTTATCATCGAATCAGAGCCGTCGTTTTTGCCGTAGTTGGACAATCCAAATTGATTTTGTCCAGAAATTGGACTCATCACTCCGGATGTGTCTGCAACTTTGAAATATTTGCGCCAGCCTTGTTGTTTGGGTTCTGCCATGGTTGTTTATTTACCGTTAGTTTGCACTCACCTGGAGTATCTTCTTGCTGATGTCGTTGGCTTCACTCTGCTTGGCAATTAGTGCATCAATGCCGGCAATCAGCGCATCTGTTTCTGGGGAAGCGTTTTCTTTGGCTATTTTATTTGCCATTTCTGTTCCCAATACTGTCATAGCTTCTTTGAACTCTGCAAACATTAAATCAAATGCTTCTTTCTGATTCACACCGTTTTCGGCCACAATATCATTCAATCGTTGACCTAATAGGGGGCCTGCGCCGTCAAACATTTGAGTGCCTATTTTCATAATATTAGTATCAAAATTTGTTGCAATGCCTGAATTTATAATTTCTTTCCAGGTTGCTGGATCAGTGATGGTTTGTGATGCTTTATCAAAAGCCCCCATGGCTGTTGCAATTTCTTTAACTGCGGCAAGATCAGTACTTACTGCTCCTGTATTGTAACCCGTATATTGATTGTAGCCCATGACTGATGGGCCAATGCCGCCTTCGGCCATTACATCTTTGAAATCCAGCTTGATCGGAATTGGCTTGGATATATTCAGTGGAATTTCTTTGCCATCCATGGGAATCACAGCTTCTGGACCTTTTTCACCAATCAACGCCAGTGTGGCTTTGTCCACCATGCCGCCATCACCAAATGCCGGGATCTGTGCATGGAAGTGGCCACCTGTGGCATTTTTAGTGGCGTTGTGGTACTCATCTATAGCAAGACTGGCTCCTGACTGTTTGAGCCAACTAACAATGCTTGCACCTTCTTCTCGTGTGGGCTTTTTGTTCAGCACAAAGTCCATGGCCTGGCCTTTGGTATGCAAGCTATTTGGACTTTTTTCATTGTGGAATTGATCGTTAAATCCTGTAAATGCTGAAAATCCAGGCACTAGACTTTGAACATTTTTAGCCAGCTCAATCAGCTTAGGGCTGATTGCCGCGCCTTCAGCTTGTACATCACGATTGGGATCAAATTTGAGGCCCATGGACAACAAATTGTTTTCATTGGCAGTTTTCATGCCTTGGCCGCCACCTGGGCTAACACCGCTACCTCCGCCCATGCCCCCAGCTGGTGGTGCTGCTGGAATTTTTAGGCCAGTGCCTCCACCCATGCCTGGCGCACCGCCTGAACCCGCAGAACCACTTTGTTCAGATTGTTCTTGCAGTAGCTCTAAGTTTTCACCCAATATCTGGGTGACACTGTCAAGATATTTTTTGTGAAAATCCACAAACTCTTTTGTGCGTTTGGTGTCTTGATCAGTGTAACGTTCAATGCGTTGTATGTCTGTCAAAGTATCACGTTGAGCTACAATTACTGATTCTGTTGTTTTTTTGTTTTTATCGTTTAGCTCGTCAACAGATCTCAGTATTGCTTGATATGTGCTACCAACGTTTTGTGTGGTTCTCAAATTGTTAGTCAGTTCGTCATTGGTGTTAGTAACCACAGTTACAGAACTGCCCATCACTTGAGATATCATATCAACACTGACTTGTCCTGAAGATACAGAAGAAGCCATTGACTCAAACATCTTGCTTAGTTTGTCATTGTTTATAATTTTTCCTGATTGCTCAGGCACCATGAGCTCTGGACCACGTTCGCCCACAATGTAGGGATTTCGTCTGCTGACAGGTCCGCCAGCGGCACGCCCAGGAGGAGTTAATGCGGTACCTAATGCATCAGCGCCCATGCCTAAATATTTGCCAAGAACACTACCAAGGGCAGTGGCAATATATGGGCCAATCTTTCCACCTATAGCGGCTCCAGCCACAGTGCCCGCAGGTCCAAAAAGAGAGCCAACTATTCCACCTGCATAAGTACCAGCTATTTTACCACCCGCCGCACCAGCTAATGCACCAACACCAGTTCCAACCATTTCACTGCCGCCAGATCTGTAAAATCCGCCCATGCCGTCTTTTTGTGTGGCTTCTACCACATCAACAGTTTTACCAACAATGAATCCTAGTTTTTCGGCAATCCAGTCTGTGAGTTTGACCATTTGTTTCATAAACTTGTCCATCACTGGTTGCAGTTCTTTAAATGCAGTGGCAATAGGTTCAGTAACTCCGACCAAAGATTTGCTCATGGCAATGGCAGTGCTGATTGATTGCGACACTGTGGTCTCAAATTTTTCATTGGCATTGCGCTGCATTTCACGCAGTTCAGCCATGGCCCGAGTGTTGGCATCACCCAGGCCACTCATCTGTTTGTTTTGTTCAACGACAATTTCAGCAGCTATCTTACTGATGTCTTGCTGGGCAAAAATAGCCAGTTTTTGTCCCTGTGCATAATCAATTGCAAAATCATTCAACAGGCCCAGCTGAGCCGTAAAGTTCAAGTCCTTATTGAATTGGCCAATTGAGGTACCAATTTGTTTGACAGCTTGATTGGCATCAATTTGACCTGACTGCAATGCTTCACTTGATTGCATCAACTGACCTTGAGTGCTGATCACGCCCTTGACAGCAGCATCGCTGGTAAGAGCTCCAGATTGAATGTCTCTAAATGCTTGTCCTAACTCTGGAGCCTGCTTGCTCAACATAAGATTAGCTCTCATCAGTTGATCAGCAGCAGCCATTTGTTGAGGATCCTTGGTCGCTCGCATGGCATCCAGCTTGGCACGGAATCTCTGTTCGCTGAGAGCAGATTCCATTTGCTTTTCAATTTCTTGACGTTGCATGCCTGTGAGCTTGCTGAGGCCGTCCATTTCAACAAGATATTTTCTAGCACCAGTAGCCAGTTCTTGGTTGGTTTTGTTTTGACTCTGACCAATCAAAGTTTGCAGTCTCAAATAGCCAGCTGTTCCTTCAATCTGATCTTCCAGACTGATACCAGCTGCCTCTAAGCTGACCCGGAAAGGCTTCATGGCCGCACCAATGTTGGCAAATGCCTGACGTCCTTCAAATGCTGTGCCTTTGAACAAGGCCAATTCTGCGCTGTTGGCTGCTACTGCATTGGTGTATACACCCAGCTCTTTCATGCTCAAGCCAAGCTTCTTGGCGTCGCGGAAGATGCCCATCATGCCATCTGAACCAGCCAGGCCAGCTTTGGCCATTTTGGTATTGGCAGCAAACAAGTTGTCGGCCATGTCGTTGGCCGCCTGAGTCATCTTAATACTAGCGCCAACTGCGGCTGTGCCCAGACCAATTAGAGCTTTGATCAAGAACCCGCCAGGCACCAAGAAAGTCAACGCAGCACCGGCTGCGGTAACTGCTTTGCTCATGCTGTCAAGTGAACTGTTAAATGCTGCGGCGCCTTTTTGGCCATCGTACATGGCTTTGCCGGCTGCAAGACCTGCACCTGCTAGGTTTCCCAGCGCACCTGCTGTTAACGCACTGGCCTTGTCAAGTTCTTTTGCTCGACGGAAACTTCCTGCTGCCAGTGCTGCCTGGGTATCTTCAGTAACTCGCCCAAAATTTCTAAGGTCGTCAGAAACTCGTGCTATGACTTCAGCCATTTCTTGTGATGCTTGATTTACGTCCGCCATTGAAAAACACCTATAAGTAGAAGTATATTTATGGGTACACTATGAACCAAAATCACAATCCACTTAGACAATTTTTTAGACAACCAGCAATTTACTTGCGGTTGCCCAGCCAGGGCAAATACTGGCCCGAAGGCAGCTTAGACGTGCCTCAAAACGGTGAGCTGCCTGTTTATCCCATGACAGCCATTGACGAAATCACCTATCGCACGCCAGATGCGCTGTTTAGCGGGCAAGCTGTGGTCAATGTAATACACAGTTGTGTGCCGTCAATTAAGAATGCCTGGCATGCTCCTGTGGCAGATTTGAATTCTATCCTAGTTGCTATTCGTATTGCCAGCTACGGGCATGAGCTTGAAATTGAAACTACATGTCCTGCTTGCAAACACATTGAGAGTTTTGCGTTAGACTTGCGCAATGCACTGGATCAGTTGACCATGCCGGACTTTTCTGCCACAGTAACTTATGGTGATTTGGAAATTTATTTTCATCCCATGAGTTACGAAAAGCAAAATGAAATCAATCTTGAGCAGTTTGAAAATCAACGCATGATGCGCAACATCAGCATGGATACTGAGCTCACCGAAGACGAAAAGTTACAAAAACTAGCAGAAGTGATGAAAATACTAACTCAGCTGACCATGCGAGCTCTCAAGTACTCAATTTCAGCAATTCGTACACCAAATGCTGTTGTGTCAGAGACTGAGCACATTGATGAATTTTTGCAAAACTGCGATCGTCAAATTTTTGTTGCTGTTAGAGATCACGCAGTTGACTTGCGCAATCGTACAGAACTGAAACCTGTGCATCTCACTTGCAGTGAATGCAATCACGAACATGATCAAGCACTAAATCTGGATCTTACAAATTTTTTCGAAGCCGCCTCCTGATCCTCCCAGTAGAGGAAATTGGCGAGTACATTGACAGCCTTGATCAGGAGGCCAACGCAATTAGATCAAACAGTTTAAGATTGGCTTGGTTAATGCGCGGCGGACTCACCTACGATCAGGTGTTGGCACTAAGTTTCACTGAAAGAAAAATGATCAGCAAGATAGCCGAAGAAAACATGGAAACCACCAACAAAACTAAACTGCCGTATTTCTAATGGACTTAGATACAGTTAAACAAGATATTGAAAACTGGATTGTGAACTTTGTAGAAGTTCCACATCCTGCTCTTGGAGGCTGGGCTCCTTGTCCATACGCACGCTCAGCACGCATGAAAAAAAGCTACGATGTACATGTTGGCGTAGATCCTTACTTTGATCTTAAAAATCGAGCACGATGGGGCATGGGCGATAAGGAAGTTATTATCTATGCTTACGATCCTGTGGAATGGCCATATGAATTGTTCAGTGACAGTTTGAAAAATGCCAACAAGGAACATTTGTTACGCAACGATCTACTTGCACTAGAGGATCATCCCGCAGACGTTGAGATGGTGAACGGTGTGTGTATGAATCAAGGCAAGTATGCTCTAGCTCTAGTGCAAAGTCTCAGCGACTTAAACAACAAAGCCAAACTTATGGCTGAGAAGGGATTCTATCACAACTGGCCAGAAGAGTATCTTGCGGGACTGTTTGAACATCGTAAGGATCCAAGATGAGCTATCAGTTTGCCAGAATCGATCTCAGCCAGACCAACTACACACCAAATGTAAAGTGGGAGTATTTGCGTGAGCCCAACATCAAACAGCTAAACTCTATCTACAGAGACTATTGCAAATACAAACATTTTGCAAGTGTGATGCCTATATTTGACTGTCGTTACACAGACCCAATGACAGATGTAATAGGATATTACGATCAAAATCGATTGGTTGCATTCAGTTTGATCCGACGCTATGATGATCATAACGCACTGTGCGATCAATTTGCATGGAACTACAACAATCCTAAACTACGGTTGGGAATTGAAACAATGAAAACAGAGTGTGCTATCTACAAGGAACGAGGATTCCAATACTTGTATCTTGAGCAAGCACACCTATACAAATCCAACATGGACGGATTTGAAATACTAGGACCACTGGAGTAACTATGGATTTATATACAATTTGGGCAGACAAAGAAGGCGACATCTCAGACTTAGACTGGGTCAACGGAATGAAAAGTTTCTTTGATCATTTGATATCAGAAGACAAGATGGTAGACTATCGTATCACAAGATGCAAGATGGGATTCCGTTCAATTGCGGACATGCCTGAATGGATGATTATCATGGAGTTCCGAGACATGGGTCAAATGGACTCGGCTTTCAAACGAGTAGCACCGCTTGAGGGTGAACTTGAAGTCAAACACAAGTCATTCAATCAATTTGTGTCAGGCAATATTCAACATGCTTTATTTAGAGACTGGCCAGACACATTTGTATGAACATCCTCGATCATGTACCTGTAGTACCTGATTGGCCCAAACCAGGTATTAACTTTTTTGACGTAACTGGCATTCTTGCCAATCCAGAAGCATTTGATTACTGCTGTGGATGGTTAAAGCATCAAGCACATTGGTATAATGCTTCCAGTCTTGTGGCTGTGGAAAGCCGTGGCTTTGTGTTTGCGGCACCTGTAGCAAGACAATTAGGACTTCCACTAATCCTAGTACGTAAACGTGGCAAATTGCCCGGCCCCACAATACAACACAGCTATCAAACTGAATACAGCACTGATACCATTGAAATGCACCCACACGCTCCAGTAGGCGCACATCCATTGATTGTGGATGACTTGCTAGCCACTGGAGGCACTATAATGGCCACAGCAAATCTAATTCGCAGTCATTGGATTGACACTAAAATTTCTGCTGCTGTGATTATAAACTTGCAGAACTTGCCTGGAGGGACAGCATTGACTCGGCACAATATTATGTGGGAAGGAATGGTCAATGTTGATGAATGATATTATTTTAATAGCTATTCGAGCAGAAGCACCAGATCTCAGCCACATGATGAACTTGTTTTACACTGGTGTGGGCAAGGTTAACGCTGCCATCACTGCCAGTGAAGTTATCACAAAGTATCGTCCCCGGCGTATCATTAACTTTGGCACAGCTGGTGGTATAACAGTCGCACCAGGATTCTATCAATGCACTCAGTTTGTGCAAAGAGACATGACTTGTGAAGCATTAGGGTGTACCCCAGGACAAACACCTTTTGAAACTAGCACACACATTGGCAACTCTACTGGCTTAACTTGCAGTACTGGTGACAACTTTGTGATGAATCCCATACTACAAATACCAGCAGATGTTGTAGACATGGAAGCCTATGCCATTGCCAAAGCATGCGAGAAATATGGAGTTGAGTTTGTGTGTTGGAAATACATCAGCGATCAAGCCAACCAACACGCACACAATGATTGGCAACAACAAGTTGCTCAAGGACAATCACATTATGTCAACAAACTCAAAGAGTTAAACTTATTATAAGACTTGCTACGCAAGTCTATTAACTTCGCTTGCGCTCGTTAATTGATTGATTTTCAAGAGCGAAGCGATTAAGTATTCATGTAGATAGATCTAGTCAGACGGAACCGTTTTGCGCGGTTCCGCTGTTGTCTTCATGTGAGTATCACTAGCCAAGACATTGGAAGTAGGTAATTTATTATACACCGTATGCTAAAGGACTCTGTGCTTTTCCTTCCTACCACGATACACATATTTCTACGTGCTCTAAACCTCGTTCCTAGTGTTTAGATTTTTATAGCCGGTGTTCTCGTATGCTAACATTCATACTATATCAATGCGTCGGCCCTATTGTTCTAGCCTCAGACTCACTTCCAATTTTTCAGGATAGTCAGATTTACTGACGGGAGTGCCTCAATATGTCACGTGTCCGGTTATTCCCCGGTTTTTCCACAGCGGTATTACAAACTGGCCCGCCAACCTTAAGTGTTAGGTAAAATATAACCTTTTGGAATCCAATTAACAAATTTTCCACCGCAAGTGTTGCAAACTATTTTGCCTGCATGCGGTCCGGTAGGTTTGTTGACTATTTCCCATTCATGATTTTCGTGTATGCCTAATTGTTGCCTGAGTTTTTTTCGTTGTTCGTGCCATGCTTTATCAAATCCTGTCTTTGGATTAGTCCAATACGGATCATTCAAAAAGCCAGTGTCGCTTTTGTTAGTTTTACTGTAGTCAAGTTTAGTCATAATTTTCCTACGATGTGTGAGCCATGCACACGAACTTGAATATGGCCGTTATAATAATCTGTTGATTCCAATACTTTTCTTGTGAACTGTTCTCTTGCTTCAATGTACGAACATTCTGATTTTGATTTACAATAGTAAAGTATTTCTCTGGTAAAGTTTTCGGTGCCTAAAGTGATTACGTCTGCGGTTAATTCTGGGCTTGACCCGTAGTACTCTCTCCAATCTGAATCAATCTTTGATCGTATCTTCTTCCGCTTCTTTGTGCCGTTCTTTTGTTTGACTATTTTGTATGTTGTTTTGCTAAATTTTGCTAATTTTTTGCCTATGTACTTGCGTCCAGATAGATTATTTGTGATTAGATAAACAAAACCTACACATTCTTCGGGCAGAGTCTCAACTGGGGTGTCTTGATGTAGCCATGTCATGTGCGTTTAGTGGGTTTGCCTTTCGTGTTATAGTTATGATTTATGATCAAAGTTTACGTAAAAAGTTGCCTCTTCTATCACTGTGTTTGGACCAACAGAGATAGCGTATGTTATAAAATTGCTAATATCTTTTAAATTAATGCCGTTTCCTGTCCAGGTGGGCCGTCCACGACTTAGTTCTGTGTCCAAGCGATCAGGTGTGATTAGCGTGGTTCTGAACTGCACCAGATTTTGTTTGAATGACTGGGTGCCCTGCCTGCTGGCATGTGCCAGTGCCGCCTTGGCCACGCGGTACGTTTCAAATCTAGGCTCAGCAGCAACAATATGATGCTCGCCCACTGATCCAATATTAAAGATGTGCCCACTTTTGCCAGCGTTTTTCCACTTGTCGTATACTGCCATGTACAAGTTTGTTTGTGCAAAGTTGGCCCAGGCTTCTTGTGGTGGCCCATCAAATGCATTGTTTACAAACACATCATAATTCAAACTTTGTTGAGCAATCAATTTGACTGCTTGGTCATCAGTGATATCCAAGTTTGTGGATCTGCTGACACTGTCAGCACCAAACACATCCACTAGGTGTTGCCCCAGTCCTCGGTTACCGCCTGTAACTAACATTTTCATCTTTTGCTTCCTCCTTGATCCCAAACTTTTGTAAATTTTTCACCGCATGTCATAGCACATTCAAACAATCGATCACGAGTAAACGATTCAACTAAATCACTCCACATGGGATTTTCAAAAACACCTTCGAGGCTATTGTTATGAATGTTGAGATTATCTAATCCGTAACACAACAAAAAGTCTCGTACTTGATTGCGACCACCGGGCTGACTTAATGCATTTGCTCCTGGCATTGATCCATCATAAAATCTTGCATCATACAAATTGTGATTGAAAAAGTTGCATGGTAATACAACACCTTCGGCGTTGATAGCTACTTTGCGTCCTTGCAAGGCATCACATTTGATAGTAGTAGTAGCAAAGTAGTTCTGTTGCTTTTTTAACTCAGGTAAAAATGTCATACTGCGATTCTTGTACTGTGCATCACTAGGTGGTTCAAGTACATAGTCACTTTTGGCCACTGGCCACACAGGCATCTCTTCCAGGGTGGTGTGATTCAAAAATCTACCAGTGTTTCGAATTAGTATGTTAAAAAATTTCATACTGCTGGCCAGTTGTTTGGCCTGCTCAACTTGGTGCTCGTTGTGTTTGAATACAATATAGTTCCATTGTGCTCGTCCTCCAGCATTTATAAACGCAGCGGCGTTTTCAATAACTTTGTTGTATTTTACATTTTTTCTATACAAATGTAAAGTATCTTCTAGTCCGTCAATACCAAAGTCAATTTGTCCGTAGCCGTTCATGATACTAGAAACTTCTGCCCAGTAATCAGGATCGTGTACTCCGCCATTGGTATGGAAGTATAACCAAAGTGTAGGAGCTTTCTTTCTAAAGTCACGTAGTATGTCTAAAAAGTCTGGATGCATGATGGGATCGCCATAACTGCCGCAAAAGAATACTTGACGTAATCTACTGCACAATTCTTCAGAGAATGCACGGTCAATTACTTCACGTGATAAGTGTGTTAACGGCATGTAAGGATTGATACCATGTCCGTTGAGGTTGCGAGGACACTGGGGACAGGCAGCATTACAATAGCTGGTGATCTCTATCTGATACTCGTCAATAGTTTTATAATCAAACATTTATTTTAAAAAAGTCCAAAGTGTCTTTGAGTATGTCATTGCCACTGCGATCCAGTGTTTGTTCTGGACTCACGCCTGCAGGATTGATTGTTTTAATAATCCAATTCAATACTGGCGCATCAAAATTCAAAATCCATGTACCGTTGTTGCCCAACCAATGACATGGCGTAATGCACTCCAAACTGTAATCTGGGTACCAACGTCCTTGATGCGTTAGCATGCAATGTTCATGATGATCTAAATCTACTCCGTCGACCACAATAGATTTTAATTCAATATGACGATCATGTTCGGCATTCTGATGTTTCCAGGCATGCTTACCAAAGTGTTCTATAGTCAATGTGTGAGTACCTGGCACTAACTCTGTGTTCACAACAATTTGTTTTTTCACTGTGTCTTGATACAAGCATTGTTGATCAATAAAAATTTTGACTGTAGGGATACCAAAATAATCATCGTAATCAAACTCAAACAAAAATTCAGACATTGGCCAACTCCGTAAGATATCGATCTTTGATAATACTCAAGTGATCATCACCTTTCCAGATAGTATATCCCAGATCTTCGGCCAACTTGTGCAGTTCAATGCGTCGACGCACACGTTCTGCATAGTCAAGTTCAGGTGTTGTGGTACAAATCCAATTGATGCCTTTGGCGGTGTCGCCCTTGATTGGAACAATGTTAAATTTTGCAGGATTATCAAACATAGGTGTTCCTTGTTCTACTGTCAATCCTGTGCCTAAGTTGCATCCAATAATAGTTCCTAGTGCAACATATTTCTGCCAGCGTCGTAGCAAGTTCTTGGTCTCTTCAAAGTCGGTTTGTGTTTCATTTGGAAACCCTACCAGCAACAACAAGAAGAATTTCATTTTGTACTTGCTGAACTGCTGTATGTTAAACTCAAGATCTGCGTTTGAAAATCCCTTGTTCATGATGTTTCGCAAACGTTCGCTACCAGTCTCAACTCCAGTTTCAAACATTTCTCCTCCGGCACGACTTAGCAGTTCAAAATTGTGCTCTTTGAATTGAGTTTCACTTCGCACAATCCAATAACCACTGAATGTAAAGAATCTGTCAGGTAAATTGTTTTGTTGATAAAACTCAATGATGCAGTTCAAAAATAGTTTAAAATCTTTGACGCTGCCGTTCATCAACGCATCGTTAAAATAAAAGTTACGCACACCATACTGTTGGTAATAGCCAATCATTTCATTAGCTAGTACCTTTCCGTTTTTGTATCTATATCCTCCAGCATGTGTGGGGATGTCACAAAACGCACAGCTTCTAACACATCCACGACTGCTTTCAATTGGCAATACCCCGCCGGGGTAGGCAGTTACATATTGTTCTATTGCAAAGTCACTATAATCTGCGATGTTGTTAGTATCAAGATCAACATCATTGACCAACACATCACTGTCTAATCCAGGTACATTGCTACCAGTTAAAAAATTGTAAAAACTGTTTTCAGCTTCTCCAGCAATCCAATGATCAATTAGTCCTTGATTTTTTAACTTGTGTGCAAAATGCATCTTGGTACTAAAGCTACCGTTTTGTTCATTGATAAGACCTTGTCCGCCTACAATGATTGTGCCTGTAAAATTTTTACGCAACAATGGAAAAAAGTCAAGACAAAATCGTTGACTTTCCCAACTGAATACACTTACTGCAATGATCTTGCAATCAAAAGCCATTAATTTTTCAACCCATGCTTGCAACCAACTAGAGTAAGTTGTTTTCTCCTCAGGCAACAGATTTTTGTTCCATTGTATCCAATATTGATCAATGGCATTGGCAGTTGACGGATTAGAAGATTTAAAATTTTGATAAAAGTCCAAATTAATATCAAAAACTTTTGAAGTAACGCCCGCACGATTGCAAATTGATTTGAGTATGCCACAGGCACTTTGAGGCCGAGTGGCACTCAAACGTGGTATACTTAAAATCAAAACATCAGTCATGCCACTTCTATATCTGTGTTGTAGCTGGTAAAGCCATTCTCTTTGATCACTTTGAGAATGTTTTCAACTCTGCTAGTAAGTTCATCTCTATGACTAACCAGCCAGATTGACTTGTGGCGTTCGCGACTCATCTTCTTCAACAGGCCTAGTGCATTTTCCACACCTTGTGTGTCCAACCCGTTGTCAATCATCTCGTCAATAAACAACAAGTTGATGGGCGAGTACAAACTTTCCCAAACATCACGGAATGCCCAGCTCATGCTTAAGATCAATCGATTGCGTTCGCCACGACTCAAGTTGTCAAAATCCAGTTCACGACCCAGTTCTTCAATGCTCACTGTCAAGTCGTTCATGAACTTCACTGTGTGTGGTAAGCCAATTCTATCCAAGTAGTGTGTGAGACGTTGATTCAAATAGCTCAAGTTCTGTTCAATAATCTTCTTACGCACAAACGAGTCTTTTGAGGTCAAAAGTTTGAGCAAGAAGTCCTGATGGTCTTGCACTCTAGTAAGTTCGTTTAAGTGATCGTAACTCACAACCTGTAGGGCCTGTTGTTGCATTTCGGTAATTTGTTCTGTATACGGATCGGTCTCTAGTGCTTTGCCATTGATCTGTGTCAGCAGGGTGTTCATGCGACTGCGATGATCGATTGCCTGTGTTTCGGTATCATAATGTGTGACAGGTTGTGTGCCAACTTCTACAGGTGTGTGTTCTGCTAACTGTTCAGCATAGGGATCTGTTTCTGCACGTTTGGCATCAATCTTGTGTTGAATGTTTTCCAACTCACTAGAATGTCGAATAGCTTCTGTTTCTGTTTGGTAGTGTGTTGTGGGTTTGGCACCCAACTCGCCCAATGCGGTTAACGCATCTGTATTTTCCATCCACTGAGTATTGATAGACAATGCTTGTAGTGCTGCCTCTTGCAAGGCCTTTTCTTTTGTTGCCAATACTGTTTCGTGATTGGTATCATGGAAGTCTTGCCCGCAAGCATAGCACTTGTGATTTTTTAATTCTTCAATTTCGGCTTTGAGTTTGTTGATGACCTTTTGTTCTTTGGCCTCGTCTGCTACACATCGAGCAATGTATTTTTCTAAGTCTGTAATGTCTTTGGCTTTTTGAATGTAAGCAGCCAAATCTGTGTGTGCTTGAAGTTCTGCCAAGATGTCGATATGACTGAGTTTGTTGTAGGTTGATTCTAGCTCACCAATGTCTTTGTGTTGTTTTTGTTTCCAAGCAGTTTGTCGACCAACAAGAGCAGTATATGCATCTTGTTGTTGTTTTCTTGCAGACCACACAGCTAGATCTTTGTGAGCCAGCAGTTCTAGTTCAATATCAATCTTTGCTAGATCGTCATACTGACCAACTAGATAAGCCACGTCACTGTCGTACTTCTTTTGCCAAAGCACTTGCCTACGCTTTAGACTCTCAATCTGTTCTTCGATGCGTTTGTTGGCTTCTTGCACAGCACGAATTCTAAACTCTTCAGACTGGATAGCATCTTTGGTTTGTCGGTTGAGTTCTTTGATGCGGTCCGCACGTTCACTCAACAAGGTAATACCTAACAACTGCTCAATGATTGTGCGCTGGTCATTGGCCTTCAAACTTAGAAACGGTTCTGTGTAGGTGTTCAGCGCCAGCACATGTTTGAACATGTCATGGCTCATGCCAATAATACGCTCTATGGCGTCTTGTGTCTCTCTTGAATCTCCCTGTGCCTCATCCTCTGCGGCCTTGTGTTCGTTGTTTACATAGAACTTGAGTACGTTGGGTTTGCGCCCACGTTCAATTTTGTAGTCTGTGCCGTTGATATGAAAGTCTAAGCTGACCAACATGTGTTTGGCATTGGTTTTGTTTACTAGATTGTCTTTGCGGATGTTTGACAGTGCTTGGCCATATAATGCATAACTTAGTGCATTGATGATTGTGGTCTTACCTGTGCCGTTTCTCGATCCATCGCCACCCAAGTCTAAGTTTTCACCCAGCACCAGTGTAAGATCATTGCGGTCAAAGTCAATGGCCTGTGTGGCTGCGCCTACACTCATGAAGTTTTTAACAGTGAGATTTCGTATTTGTATCATAAGTTTTGATAAATCTTTAACAGTAACTTGTTGTCGTAGAATTCTGATTCAATGTTAGTGAGTTGGTCTGTGACAATTTGATCCACTGACTCAAATTTAATCTCGCCTGGCGCCATATCTGTGTCTACATCTGAGTTTTTGTTTGGAATAAGCGACATCTCACGTAGGTCGTAGTCTTTCACAAACGTTTCTTTGATGAAGTTGGCTTCTTCATATGAAATCTCAATGTCTAGTCCAACACGCACATGCATTTTGGGCTTAAGAAGAGCCGGAGCGTTGTCAATAAGGTTGGCGAGTCCGTATACTCTATACGTCGGTTGAGCAGGCCAAGCATGAAAAACAGGCGCTGCTCCCCACTCCAATATAGTAAGTCCTCGTTCGTCGTCACCAGCATCTGCATAATTATGAGGGAACGCATTACCGATGTAGGTAATATTCTTTTTAGTCTGTCGCTTGTGGAAGTGTCCGGTGAATACATGTTCAAAATTCTCAAAGTCTTCTCTGCGCACTTCGCCATGGTCTGGCATCTCTACCATGGCATTCATCAAGTAGCCGGGCAGTTCAAAGTGTCCAAACATGTACTTGCCAGTTAGTTTAGGAATACGTTTATGGTCATCGCCGCAAAGCCAAGGAGCAATAACGACGTCACCGCTACTAAACCAATCGTTACATATTTCCACATTGGGGAGATGACGTGCCCACTCCACGCTCTGAATATCACGCTTGTCGCGATAATAAAGATCGTGATTCCCAGGTATAAAATACACACGGTCAAAATTAGCATTTAGGTGCTCTAATGATCGAAGGCTATAGTTTAGGGTAACAATATTTAGGCTGGCTCGATTGTTGTGCCAGTCACCCAGAAACATGGCAGTTTCGCACCCTTCCTCTTTGGCCTTAGCAGTGGCCCATTTTACAAAGGCCAAACAATCTTCATTGTGCAGAGTTGAATTGCTTTTGAGTCCAAAATGTATGTCAGTGAAGATTGCGGCTTTGCGGAATAGATTAGTCATCCTGCTAGTATACTACTGATCCAGACTAGATACAACCGGTCCGGACATGGCAGCCATGCCAGCTTTGCCGGAGTTCTGTCTAGTCCACGATGGGTTCAAGCCGTTCATCTCCAGGATGTCATCTCTGATATTTTGATTTTTCTTTTCAATGTTAAGAATCCGTGTAAAGCTATTAGTGATAGCAGCGGTATAGTAAGCAAAGGGGTTTTGCGATTTAGATTCGTCAAATTGTAAACCAATTTGACTAAGTTGAAGTAGAGCTTGTCCACGCATTTCCTCGTTGTAGGTGTAGCCACGCCAGTTGGAACGAGTGGCATAGCGTTCACACAGTTTCATAAACATCATGGCCAGCTTCTTGGTCATGTTGCCGTGATCCTTTGAAAACTCTCCTGTGGCCAAATCGCCACGCCAATGACTCTTGCCCACCAAAAACGGTACCTTTTGCTCGTCAAGTCTGTAGTGAAAAAACGGGGGAAAATTCACACGCACATGTGTGGGGTCTAGCACAGGTTCATCTATTAAATCTGCCAGCGGATCTTCTGACACATCATCCAAATCAAGTATGTCTTCCAGTTTCTTTTTCTTGGCAGCGGCTTTGGTAACTTTTTTGGGTGCCATGGGTATGTGTTCCCAGCAGGTGATTCTAAACACAAGATCTGTGTTGGGGATCTTCTTTTGATCAATCACTTCACCAGTTTCACGTTTGATACGATCTGCTCGATTTCTGCGAGCTTCAACAATGGTGCGCTGATTGATTTTGTCTAGACTGGGCAAAATTATGTCGTATTGGTGATCAATTGCTGGATCACGATAACAACAGTAGGTGTTTTTGCTCAGGTGTATTTCTTTTAAAATGTCACGATTGTTAAGGTAGTTTACCTTAGGTGCGGGTTTTGCAATTAGTGTCATGCAAGGGTCTCCAAGTATGTACTTATTGTAGCAGATTTACAACACTTGTCAACCTCTTGTTAAACTATGCCGTTTTTATCAGCAATAAATAAGGTATAGGAACAACAATGGCTACTACAAATTCACCAGCTGAACAAAATCCTGCAACAGACCCAGAGCTGCCGCAACCGGCTGCCCCAGAAACCATTGAGTCTCGTAATCCAGCACCAGTCGGAGATGAAGGATTAGATGCAACCAACGAAGCTGAATTGGCACAGCTACGTGAAGCAGAAGGCGTTGCAGTTTTTGCACCATCACCGGTGTTCGCATCAGGCGATGAAGCAATAGATGCAGCCAATGAAGCTGAATTGGCACAGTTACGTGAAGCAGAAGGTCGTGCAATATTTGCACCAGCACCGGCGTCAGCATCAGGCGATGAAGCATTAGATGCAACCAACGAAGCTGAATTGGCACAGCTACGTGAAGCAGAAGGTCGTGCAATATTTGGACCAGCACCAGTAGCAACTGGCGACGCAGCATTATTGGCAGCAACCGAAGCTGCAGAATCTGCGCAGGCTGCCAATGTTGATCCCAATGATTTTGAAGCGGCAGCTGGCGCAGCCGCACAATCACAACTGCGTGATCAATTCACACTGCAACAGCGATTTAACACATCCTCGCAAGGCGATTGGCGTGTGAGACTGAGATTGGCTCCAGGTGCAAAATATCTCTACAAAGCAGAAGATCCTGGCATTTTACGCCCATTGGTTCCCACAGATGGAATAATTTTTCCCTACACGCCAACAATATCAACTCAGTACTCAGCCAAGTACGACAGTTACAATCTCACACACTCAAACTATCGTGGATACTTTTATCAAAGCAGTCAAGTTGGTGATATAACTGTTACTGGAACATTCACAGCACAAGACACTGCTGAAGCTGAATATTTGCTGGCGGTAATACACTTTTTCCGTTCAGTTACAAAAATGTTTTATGGCAAAGATCCGCAACGTGGCTCACCGCCACCATTGGTTGAGCTGTCTGGATTTGGCGAATATCAATTCAACAACCATCCTTGTTTGGTTGCCAGTTTCAATTATACCTTGCCCAATAACGTTGATTACATACAGGTCAAGCCTAACAATCAAGGCTTAAACATGTCTGAGAGAACACCTAAAGTTTCAAGTTCTCCAGCTTCTACTATTGAAAGTGTGTTACGAAGACTAACAACTTCTCATTTACCAAAAGGTGCGCAAGGAACGCCAGCAGACTTGGGTGTGGTACGCAACACAGTAAATGGACTGGGCCAAACAACTTATGTTCCTACCAAGATAGAAATATCAGTTGTGTTGCATCCACTACAAACTCGACAGCAAGTCAGCCAAGGATTCAGTCTAGAAAACTTTGCCAAAGGTAACTTACTCAAAGGAGGATTCTGGTAATGGCCACAAACTACGATGCAACCAGTCCTTACTATCAAACTGGGTACTCGCAATTTTTCTTGGATGTCATGGTCAACAGACCTATTCCCAAAGAAACTGATGATATTTTGTTCACTATAAATTTAACCTATCAGTACAGACCCGACATGTTGGCCTATGACTTGTATGGCGTGCCAGGTCTTTGGTGGGTGTTTTATCAACGCAATCCAAACACGCTGACAAAACCTCCACTGGATTTTGCTGTAGGAACACAAATTTATCTTCCCAAAGAGTCAACACTAAAATCTACATTGGGGTACTAACACATGGCCACAACCGCAGACGTTCCAGTTACTTCCAATGCTGGTGGAGGAGATCAAAATACCAATCCTCCAGTAAAAACACTAATTCAAACACAAGCCACAAACGGAGATTCTCGTGGTATTAACATATACACGGAAGATGGCACATTATCAAATTTCAGAAGAAATCCTGAAACAGGAGATTTATATAATGCTGCTGGCCTGCCTGGCGGCGTTGATTTAAAAACTGAACCAGGTGTTGGCGCCAATGACAACAATCCTGCACCAAGCACAGTCAACACACAGGCCACAGTAAATGCCACAAGTCCCACTAACGAACTGATCAAGCCGCAGCCTAATGTACTAGATAAGTTTTCAAGCTATACCTATCAAGCATCAGTGTACTTGATGTCTAACGCACAGTATGCAGCATATCAACTGTCTGAGAAAAAAACAATTAACGGTTATAATTTGCTGTTTCAAACTGGTGGAGCCCCCAACAACATTGGCGGTCCCCAAGGCCCCAAGGCTCCCCAACCACTTGCGTTTGAAGCTGGCCGCAATCCGTTTTTTCCTTACGACTACTACATAGATTCAGTAAAAGTCACCAACAAACTGTTTGGCAAAAATACCATGGCAGCACACTCGGTAACTGATTTAAAGTTCACAGTGATTGAGCCAGCCAATATTACCTTGATAGACAACATTTACAAAGCAGTGCAAGACATAGCACCCAAAGGTGCTGCTGGCGCTGTAAATTATGCGGCAGCAATATATCTCATGGTGATTAGATTTTTTGGTTACGATGCAAATGGAAATTTACAAACAGTTGGTGTGGCAGATCCAGTCTCTGGATTATCAGACTCTAGTTCTTTGATAGAAAAATATATTCCGTTTAGAATCAAAAATATCAACTGGTCTGTGGCAAACAAACTGGTCAGCTATGATTTTGAATGTGCTCCAATTGGTCAGTTGATTGCGGGTGGTACCAAGAGAGGCACCATCCCTGGCGACATAGAACTCACTGGCGCTAGTGTGTCTGACATGCTTAAAGGCCAAGCAGTTTACGGCGAACCTCCTGCTGCTGCCACACCCGGGGCAACAACCACAGCAGACCGAACTCAAACAGATGGTCGAGGACGTCGGACTGCTTCCAGTGATTCAAGAGTTCCGCCTAAGGCAACTGCTGCGCCCAACAACAAAAAAACCATTCAGCGTGGATTAATTGAAGCCATGAATATCGAACAGCAACGATTGGTGTCAACTAACCAGTACACAGTAGCAGATGTATATGAATTGGAATTTGCTAACGGCGCCGAATTGATTCAAGATGCCACTGTACAAAAACCAGGAACTCCTGTGAACAAATCTGCTACCGCAGTAAGTGCCCCAGTAACAAGCGATACTTCTGCTGCCAGCCCAGATAAGGGTGCCATGGATACCAAAACCAGAAGTTTTGGTATCACAGCCGGCATGCAAATACTGCAAGCAATTGAACTGATTGTGAGAAACTCCAGTTATATTACTGATCAAGCAAATTTGATTCTCAACGAAGAAAGCGGCAATCCAGAAGTCAAGCCAGGATCAGAAACGCAAGACTTCAAATGGTTCAACATTTTGATGTCAGCCACTCCGTTGGAGTATGATGAAAAACGCAACGATTTTGCTTATCGAGTAAAATTTATTATTGTGCCTTACTCACCAGCTGAAATGAAAAGCAGTTACTTTCCTGGAGTAAAGTTTCCAGGCTTGGTCAAACGTTACCCTTGGTGGTTTACCGGAGAAAATACAGCGGTGTTAAGCTACACTGCCACTTTCAATAAACTGTACATTCAAACATTAACTGGATCCAGTCCAGAAAATTCAGCTCTGGCCAGTATTAGAAAAACACAGGCTACCAGCATGAGAGAAATTCCTTTTATATCTGTTCAAAGTCGCAGCACAGAATCTTCTCAAGGAGCAGGCGGCAAAGCCAACGAGCTGGGAGCCAGCGCAGCCGAGTACCTGTACAACCCATCTGACAATGCCAGTGCCAAGATAAAAATTCTAGGAGATCCTGCCTGGATACAACAAGGATCTGTTGCTGGAGCATTGGATGCAAGTAAAATTTCATACTCCCCATTTGCACGAGATGGCACAATAAATTTTGATATCCGTGACGTGCTGTTTGAGTTGGTGTGGCAACGTCCAGAAGACTACAACTTAAACACAGGTCTTGCCGATCCATATAGCCGTACTGAAAAAATCTACGGTGATCGACAGCCCATTCAAAGTATTGTATACCGAGCAAAAGAAATTGTAAGTAGTTTTAATCAAGGACGATTTGAACAAGACATTGACGCTACAATTTATTCTGTACCAATCCCACAAAAAACAAACACAGCCACACCTGTGGCCACACCAGAATTTGCCGGACAAACTGATGAGTTTGGCGGCGTAGATGAGGCTGTGGCTGCAAACGCCGCAAGAACTGCCGCAGCCACAGTGCGAAAAACCACAGCTACTGGACCAAGAAATGCTCCAATACCAAGAGGTGGTCCAGGTGTGGCCAGCGACTCATTTGCGCAAGCCGAGCTGGCTAGATTTAGCAACTACACACCCACCCCCTTTAACCCGTCTGAACCAGTTGTTAGTAATGGGCAGGTGGTTGGAGCTAATACAAATCAAGGTGCAGCTATAATCTTTAGAAATGCCAACCCTCGTGGCACACAAAGAGGCGCAAGAGAAACTTAAGGTAGAATATGGCAGAAGAAATTGAACGCAGTAGAGGAAGACCGTCAAACTACAAACAAGATCGTGGTGGGGTTCCTGCTGAGTACGGTCCTTATGTTGGTCGAGTAATGAACAACATTGATCCTGCACGACTTGGAAGACTGCAAGTGTTCATTGAAGCATTCAATGCCGGCAGCAACAACCAAGATCAAAGCAAGTGGACCACAGTAAGTTACATGCCTCCGTTTTATGGAGTGACGCCTCCGGGCAAAACAGCTGACAACGATTCAGGTACCTATCCGGGCAATCCCAACAGCTATGGCATGTGGTTTACTCCTCCTGATCTTGGCCTGCAAGTCATGTGTGTTTTTATCAATGGCGATCGTTCACAAGGTTACTACATTGGTGTGTTGCCAGAAAATGGTCTCACACACATGATACCAGCCATTGGCGCTGAAGCAAACTATGTAACAACCAATGTAAATCAAGAATCATATTTTGCTGAATCACCACTGTTGCCAGTAACAGAACTCAACAGCAACAACAACAAACTAGACAACGCTGGAAGATTTTTTGATCAAGCCAAACCAGTGCAAAGCGTAGTTGCAGCGTCGTTGTTCCAACAAGGATTGGCCAAGGACACCGAACGCGGACCTATTCGCAGTTCAAGTCAACGTGAAAGCCCGTCAGCAGTGTTTGGCATTTCCACACCTGGAACAGCAATTTACCAGGGTGGACTGAAGCCTGCTGACATACGACAAAAACTCAACTCTGGTGCAGTAAAGCCAGCAGAGCTAGAAGTAATTGGCCGCATGGGCGGACATACATTTGTCATGGACGACGGAGACATCAACGGAAGAAATCAACTGTTCCGCCTGCGTAGCGCCAAAGGTCATCAGTTCATGATGAATGACTCTAACAATTTTATCTATCTGATTCATGCCAACGGACAAACTTGGATTGAGTTAGGACAAGAAGGTACCATTGATGTCTACAGCACAAACTCAGTAAACGTGCGCAGTCAAGGCGATGTTAACATTCATGCTGATCAAGACATCAACATGTACGCTGGGAGAAATTTTAACATCAAAGCCAAAAACAACTTCACAGTTGAAGCTGGAGTAAATGCATCTATTACCGCACAGGCTGATTTAAAGTTGTACAGCAAAGCCACAATTGGTGTAAAGGCCGACGGGACATTGGCTTTGGAAAGCGCCAGCGGAAGTTGGGCAGCTGGCAGCAGTTTTGTTGTATCAGCCGGCGGGATTGACTTAAATGGGCCTGCTGCTCCAGCAGTAGATGCACCCAAAGCACTGGAAAAAATCTTGCTAGACTCAACCACGTTCAGCACTTCAAAAGGATGGGAAGTTGAAAAAGACAAATTAGAAACTATTGTGCCTAGAGCACCCACACACGAACCCTGGCCTTATCACAATGCTGGTGTTGCGTCTGAATTGGACTTTGAAGAAGGCCAGCCTGATCCTCCACCAGGCGCTGAACCTGTTCCAGCTGGAGTAGAGATTGTGAAAACAGCATGAGTGAATTTAAATTTTCTTTAGATGCGGCTGGAGAAGTATTCACAGTTAAGGCTCCTCCAGGCATGACGTTTGATCAGGCCAAAGCTATCTTTGACAAACAAGCAAGTACAGGAAGTCTAACAGGTTTAAAAGTTGGCGATGCGTTGAGTGCAGTCACCCAAGCAACACAAGGATTGTCGTCTGCCGCAGCCAGTTTGTCACAAGCTGCCAGTGGTATTGGCGGCACAGTGTCGGGAGCATTGCAAGGTGCATTAAAAAATATTCCTGGCGGTGTGGCTGGTGCTGCTTCAGGTATTGCTAACAGACTCACTGGTGGCCTTGGTGCACCGGGAATTTTACAAGCAGCTTCAGCATTGCCAAGCAGCATTGCTGGCGCAGTGAACTCAGGAATAAGTGTAGCTAAACAAACACTTGGCAGCATACAAAGTGCCGCGGCTGGAGCATTGGCTCCAACGGCTGCTATTGGCATACCAGATTTTGCCAAGCAAGTGCCGGCATTGGGAGGCATTAGTAATCTATCAGTAAGCGAAGTAACTGCCAGTTTGGCGTCTGCATCTCGATCAATAGGACAAGTGGCCAATCAAGTTAGCAATTCTATAGGCGTTGGAAAATTTGGGTTTGACGGATCTCAGCTGGAAGCTGCTGGTGTTCTTAAACCTGGCACAGTATCACAATTTTTATCCAGTGGCACCAACACATTGACTAGTGTTTTGAAAAGTCCCACGGTGTTTACAGGCAAGGCCGGCATTACCAGCCTAAAAGATTTGTTAGGATCATTGCCAAAACAAGAAACCATACAACAAGAATTAATGAGCAATGGGTTAACTGGAGTTCAAGCCCTGGGTATTCCTACAGATAAACTCAGCGTCGGGGCCTTGGCTGGCACAGCATTAAATGCAGCCAAAAGTATACCCAATACCATGGACTGGGCACAAGGAAAAGCACTGGCCAGTGATGTTAAAACTGCACTAAATGAAACAGCACGAAATGCAAGTTTTGCTGTGGATTTTGCAGAGACCAAAGTTGACGATGCAATGAAACAGTTGGCTCTCGGAGAGCCAGTGTTTGACACAGTAAACAGAGTCACACTAAATGCCGCTGCCATACGGGTAATTGGAAATCCAAAAATACCTCCAGTGGAATATAATAACACACCACCAAAAGTTACAACATCTGAGCTGGGAATTGAGTTTGGTATTGCTGTTGAACAGACCAATGCTATTCTTGATCAATCTGTTATTACTCTCAGCAAGAGTGATGCAAAACGAGCTAGGTTAAACAGTTACGGAAAAGACATTGCAGACCTTGAAAGCTATATCAATGACTATAATGCTGTTGATGGAAGATTGCAAGGACTCCTTCGCCAGGCCAAACTAGCAAATGATTCGGCCCTTGTGGCCAAAATTGAAAAAGAACAACGACGAATTGCAGAATCAATCAAAGTAACCGAAAGCGCAATTGACGTGCTTAGACAGAACCTTGCTTGAGCCGATAAATATTAATTATGACCACATTCATTGGCTTCAACACCATAAATCAATATAAAAAATTTACCTTGGTTGACTTTGAGTTAATCAAACGAGATCTGCTGAATGCCTTCAACATCCGTCAAGGTGAATTGCCTGGCCGCCCGCAGTACGGCACTGTGATGTGGGACTATGTGTTTGAAAATCAAATCACTGAACTGCAACGCAATATTGAAACGGAAGTTCAACGTGTGTGCGGCGGCGATCCAAGAATACAAGTTACGCAAATGGCAGTGTTTCCTCAAGACAACGGGTTTCTAATACAGTTAGAAATAGCAGTATTGCCAGGAACTGATGCTGAATTTTTAAGTGTGTTCTTTGATAATCAACAACGCAGAGCCAGCTACGTATAACTGAGCCGTTTTTTCTGGTAATAAATACAAGATCTAAAGGCAAAGAGGCATGGCAAAGACCACAAGACAAACAGCAATATTTGGTGTAGAAGACTGGAAACAGATCTATCAAACCTATCGTGAAGCTGATTTTCAAAGTTATGACTTTGAAACTCTACGCAAAAGTTTCATTGATTACATACGCCTCTACTACCCAGAAACTTTCAACGACTACATTGAAAGCTCAGAATTCATTGCGTTACTAGATGTAATTGCATTCATGGGTCAAGCCTTGGCCTTTCGCACGGACCTAAACACCAGAGAAAACTATTTAGACACAGCAGAACGCAGAGATTCAGTTGTGCGCCTGGCTAATCTAGTCAGCTATACTGCCAAACGCAACACCGCGGCCCAGGGATATCTCAAAGTATTCAATGTTACCACAACTGAAAATGTGATCGATTACAACGGAGTGAACTTGAGCAACGTTACTGTGGACTGGGCAGATCCAACAAACCCAGACTGGCAAGAACAATTTACCACTATCATTAATGCCGCGTTAGTAGACAGTCAACGCATTGGTCGTCCAGGCAATAGACAAACCATACTGGGTGTGCGCACAGATGAATATGCTGTCAATCTTGTGCCAGGATTCTTACCAGTCATTCCGTATAACGCCACAGTGGACGGGATTTCAATGCCGTTTGAAGCAATAACTTCAACCAGTGTTGGTCGTGATTACATCTACGAGCCGGCGCCGCAACCAAACACCAGTTTCAATGTGTTGTATCGCAATGACCAACTGGGTTATCAATCTGCCAATACCGGATACTTTTTTGCATTTAAACAAGGCACGTTACAAAATCAAGACTTCAACTTGGCCGAGCGCATTGCCAACCGCACAGTAAACATCAACATTGAAGGCGTAAACAACGAAGATCGTTGGTTGTTTCAACTTGACAACGTGGGAAGCATCAGCCGTGAATGGCAATACACAGAAAACATCTACGTTGGTGCTGCTGAACAACTGACTGGCCTACGATCAATCTATTCCACAACCAGCAGAACAAACGATCAACTTACTATGATATTTGGGGATGGAGTGTTTTCAGAAATTCCAGTAGGAAATTTCCGTGCCTATGTGCGCAGTTCTAATGGACTGCAATACATTATCAATCCTGAAGAAATGCAAAACGTAGTTTTGCCTATCAGTTATACTGACCGCAACGGCAATTTGCAAACTATCACCTTTACTTGTGGTATTACTCGTCCAGTAAGCAATGCCCAAGCACGCGAGCCAATTGATGAAATCAAACAACGTGCGCCTGCTAGGTACTATACACAAAATCGCATGGTCAATGGTGAAGACTACAACTTGTTTCCTTACACACAGTACAATTCAATTATTAAATCTAAAGCATTGAATCGTGCGTCAATTGGAACCAGTCGATATCTTGACTTGGTTGATAATACCGGCAAGTATTCAAGTACCAACAGCTTTGGCAGCGACGGTGGATTGTGGCAACAAAATATTTTACCAACTATTTTGTTCAGTTGGACCAATCGCAATGAAATTGCTGATGTGATTACCAATCAGGTGCAACCACAGTTGACTGAAAGTACCATGCGGCAGTTTTACTATGGGAATTTTCCAAGAAAGTTAATCAACACTTTAGATATCACTTGCACGGCCACAACAATTACAACCAATGCAATTACCTGCGCTACTGCTGCATTTTTTGATTATGCTTATGTTGGCATGCCAATCACATTCTCAGGCACAGTGTTTGGTGGCATTACTGCCGACTTGCCTTATTATGTGGTCAGTATAAATTCAGTCAACAGTACATTCACTGTAAGCACCACAGCCGGTGGATCAGCAGTTACATTAAGCTCGGCTACAGGCTCAATGAGTGCAGTTACTACTTTGAGCACAGGCGGAAGCACCTGGAATCAAAGCACCACCTTGGCCAATGAAACCACTGGTTACTTTAAAAACAGTGCAGGCACACCCATTGCAGTAGGTGATGAATCTACAACCAATTTCTTGTACGCTATTGTTGGTAGCCTGGTACGTTTTGTGCCGCCACCGGGTTACTTTTTTGATAAAAACAACAAACTGCAATTGGGCATTCCAACCAAAGCAGAAGAGCGTGTGGAAATTTGGGCCAGCCCCATACGAGTAACTGGCGATGGTATGAACTCAGGACTGGGTAATCTAATCAATGGGTCAGGGCCAGTCATACTCAATAACTTTGTTCCTACTGGCGCTATTGTAGACACTATTATTCCGTTATTTGTTACAGACTTGCCATTGTCGATTGAATCTGCAATGAGTGATCAAATTGCATTGTTTCGTAATTTTGGCCTAGGATACGACAATGACGGATCCATTACAGGTACTCCGTACTCTTGGTATTTGATTCAATCTACCAACCTGAATCAGGACGCTGCCTGGAGTCAAGAGTACGCTGGTAATACTAGTGGTGCCAACTTAGACTCTTCATGGCTGATCCAGTTTGTGGTTCAAAATCAAAATTACACAATTACATTCCGTGGACTTGCATACAACTTTGGATCAGTGTTGCAAACAAGATTCTTCTTCTACGACGGTGCGCAAATCTATGACAGCCGCACTGGCACAGTGATCAAAGATTTTATCAATGTGTTAGCAGTCAACACTCAACCAAACTCCAGTGAACCGCTTGAAGGAGACATTTACATGACCATTACTGGTCAACCAGTTGAAAGCGACGGTTATGTGGATGACTTCCAGGTATTAGTAGGATACAGAGACTCAGACAATGATGGTGTGCCAGACAACCCAGACTTCTTTAGTGAAATAGTAGGACCAGCCGGAACCACAGGACCTTATGTGTTTTTACAACAAACTGTGGACTTTGACAACCTACAGCGTTATTTGTTGGTTGAAGAAGGCGTGGTAATTTACAGCTACGCCACCCTTGATGATATTGAATTGGTAAAAACTGAATGGTCATCTGGGCAGGTATTCTATGCCTACAGCGAAGATGCATTCTATCAATTGAGCTTGACAGTAACAGGAGTGTTGGAACTCAATGCAGTCACAGGATGGATTGCAAGAACAGGACGACAAAGTTTGTACTATCAGTACAGACACAACAGTCCATTGACCAGTAGAATTGATCCAGGAACAACCAATATCATTGACTTGTATGTGGTCACTTTGAGTTATTATAATGCCTACCAGAACTGGTTGAAAGATACCACCGGTACAGTCACTGAACCTGAACAACCAACCATTGACGATCTAAGTACAGAATATCAACGACTACAAGATTACAAGATGGTGTCAGACAACATTGTGGTCAACTCAGTCAATTTTAAACCGCTGTTCGGACTCAAGGCCGCAGCAACATTGCGTGCCACTATCAAAGTGATACGAGCACAAAATTCAACAGCATCAACATCTGAAATCAAAAGCTCAGTACTAGCAGAAATGAACAGTTATTTTTCAATTGACAAATGGAACTTTGGTGACACATTTTATTTCTCAGAACTTGCTGCCTACCTGCATCGACAACTTGGCACAATCATCAGTTCTGTAGTACTAGTTCCGTTGGATCCACAAAAGAGCTTTGGTGATTTGTACGAAATTCGTTCTCAACCCAATGAGATTTTTGCCAATGCCGCAACCATTGATAACATTGATGTGATTGAAGCATTGACCAGTACTAACCTGCGCACAGCAGCAGGCAGCGGAGTAATTTAATGGCACGAGTACGCTCAGTAGACTTTCTTCCGCAAATTTTTCAAACTGACACTAACAAACAGTTTTTAGCGGCCACACTTGATCAACTGATTCAAGAACCTAAATTTAAAAAGACACAAGGCTTCATTGGCCGTACAGTCGGCCCGGGTGTAAATCCCAACGACAAGTATGTGGTAGAACCAACAAAAACACGCAGTGATTATCAACTAGAACCAGGAGTGGTCAGTTTAGATCCTGCTGATACCACAACAATTAAAAATACCATTACCTATCCAGGTATGCTTGATGCATTGGAGTTCCAAGGATCACCAACGCAACGACCAGACAGATTGTTTTCAAGTGATTACTATACTTGGGATCCGTTTATTAATTTTGATACATTTGTAAACTTCTCTCAGTATTTCTGGTTACCCAATGGACCCAACGCAGTTGACGTTGCGGCCACAGGAGTGCCGGTAACAGACGACTTTGAAGTCACAAGAGCCAATGGCGTTTATACATTTTCTGGAATATCCGGCGAGAATCCAACTATTGAAGTGGTGCGTGGCGGCAGCTATACATTCCAGGTTGCACAAAACTCTACAGAAACTGTAAACTACCGTGTTGGAAATTCTGGTATTTCTGCATATACCATTGACTTCCTCAACAACCCCACACTAACGCTGGCTCGTGGAAACACCTATGTGTTTAATTTGAACTTGCAAGGCGATTTTCCGTTCTGGATCAAAACTGAACAGACACTAGGATCAGCTAATCCTTATAACGATGGTGTCAGTCGCAATGGATCAAACTTTGGCCTTGTGACATTTACTGTGCCAAGAAATGCACCAAACACATTGTACTATGTGAGTGGCACACAAACTAACATGCGCGGTACGCTGAACATTGTGGATGGAACACCTGGCACTGGTCCAGGATTTTGGATACAAACAGAGCCAGGTGTGTCTGGCAAAATTCCTACCACACCCAACATCAGTTCACGTGACGTGTTTGGTGTAACCAACAATGGTGAAGACCTTGGCACAGTGATTTTCAATGTGCCTACAAAAACAGCTCAGAGTTTTTATTACAATTTGCCAGTGTTCAGTCAAAATGTTGATTTGCTCACAGAACTCAAATTTGAACAAATCAACAATCAACCTCTAGACACGTTCATTGAGACCTACGGCGGCATTGACGGAATAACCAGTCTCAACAACAGAACTTTAATTTTTACAAATTCAAACACTGATGCTGAAAGTGGTGGGTGGATTCGAACCAGTTTCTTTGACCCACTAGAAGCAGGGTCTGCCAATAACGGATTGATTGGCAGCTTTGACACTGAACCATTCTCTTACACAGCAGAAATTGCCCCAGAAGATAGATATCAACTTTGGCAAATCAACTACGTAGTAAGTGATGGAATTACCTATCTTAGATTGTCTAGAATAGCTACTATTGACAATTTGAACAAATGGACCATTAGATATGGCACTGTGTACAGCAGTACCAACTGGTACAAAGATGCCGCAGGTACGTTTAGACAAATCCCTCTGCTGACAGCTTTGTTAAACACCTTGTACTATCAAGATGGCACAGATCCAGAAATTTTTGGTACAATTAAACTGTTGGATGAAACAGAAAGTTCTACTCTGTTCATTGATGACATTTTGGGACAAAAAAATTACACCAGCCCTAACGGTGTATCTTTTACCAACGGATTAAAAATAGTATTTCGGGGCGATGTTATTCCAGCAAGCTACAGTAGTGGAACAATATCTTTTGTTTGCACATCTACCAACGCTGGGTTCAACACAATTAGCACAGCAACCACAGAAGATTTGTATGTTGGTCAACGGGTAGTATTTACTGGCACAGTGATTGGAGGATTAGTTGCTGGACAATCGTATTACGTTCAGAGTATTGTAAACTCGTTTCAATTTACGGTATCAAGTGTAGTTGACGGCAGTGCTGTGACTCTAACCACAGCCACAGCCGACATGAATGCCACCGCTATCAACTATCGTGAATATTATGTGGCTGGCGTAGGTACTGCTATTGAGTTGTTGCCTGTTACAAATTTTGTCACTCCAGAATCTTATGTAATCAATGACAATGATTCTAGCTTGCCAGTGCCTGAAGAATTGGATTATTTCACAATTGATCGTGCAAGTCAAGACCTTAATTCTTGGACACGTTCAAACCGTTGGTTCCACATTGATGTGATCAATGCTACGGCTGCTTATAACAACACTGTGGCCACACTAGACAACAACTATCGTGGCAAACGTCCAATTATTCAATTTCAACCAGACATTAGACTGTTTAACATGGGTACTCAGGGCAAACAACCTGTGGACATAATTGATCAGTTAGAGACAGATGCATTCTCTAACATTCAAGGATCAACTGGATACTCAGTAGACGGATATACTTTTACAAATGGTACCAGAGTTATTTTTGCTGCTGACGAAGATCCAGATGTAAGAGACAAAATTTATGTAGTAGAATTTATTGTGCCTGACACAGTGCCGCCACTGATTGCACAACCTATTATCAATCTCACACTGGCGTCTGACGGCGAAGTATTGACTGACCAGTCTACACTGTGCTTGTCAGGTGACACGTTGCAAGGATTAACTTTCTGGTATGACGGAGCTGCTTGGATTGAGGCGCAACAAAAAACTGGAGTTCAACAGGCACCGTTGTTTGACGTGTATGACGCTGATCGAGTTAGTTTTGGTAATCAAGCAAAATATCCCAGCTCAGACTTTATTGGTAGCAAACTATTCAGTTATGCAATTGGCGACACAAGAATACTTGATACAGTTTTAAAAATTCCATTACAGTATCTCAGTATCTCCAATGTGGGAGATATTGTGTTTGACAACAACCTCTACAAAGATACATTTGTATACACCAGAGATAACGTATCAGTAACTGTTGCTATTAGCTCTGGCAGTGCTAGAGAATATGCTGACAGAACAGCATACACAAGATTAATTGGGTGGCAGAATGCAATTACTACTACCCAAATGTATCAACAATTTAAGTTTACTTACAATACTGGAATATTAAAATTGGATGTGCCAGTTATTAACCAAACTGGTAATTCTGTACCAGTGGTCAAAGTTTATGTTGGTAGTGTATTCCAAGATCCTACCAAATACACTTACGTTGTAAGTGGCAACAATACTACCATTACATTACTCAACACTTATGTAGTGGGTGACATTATTGAAGTTTTGGTTTTAAGCGATCAAATTAGCGCCGCGGCCTTTTATCAAGTGCCATCTAACCTGCAGAACAACCCGCTTAATGCCAACAGCACCAGCTTTACACTAGGAACCATACGTCAAAACTACGAAAGTATTTGCGAAAATTTACCAGGCATCCAAGGTGCTATTGCTGGTGCTAACAACACTAGAGACCTTGGCAATATCATTCCTTATGGATTGACTATCCTACAACAAAGTGCTCCAATGACTTTGGCTGGATATTTCTTGCGCAGTGAAGAATACAACATCTTCAATGCATTGACCTACAACAGTAGAGAATACACTAAGTTTAAAAGTATCATGCTGGAAAATGTGACTCAGCAAGAAATCAATTTTCAAACTACTGCTCAAATCTTAGACACTGCTATTGAAGAAATCAATGCTGGTAAAGTAGAAACACAACCATTCTACTGGTCAGACATGCTGCCATCGGGTGCGGTGTATACTGAAAACACCTACACTGTGAGTTTTATTACGTCTAGTGTGTTTGATACTGTGCAGGTATACAATTATACATCTGCAAATTATTTAGGGTTGAACGTATACCTCAATGATCGTTTGCTCACTCGTGATTTAGAATATTCTGTGGCCACAGACGGACCTCGTGTGACTATTTTGGTCACACTGTCGGTGGGCGATCAAATTGCCATCAGAGAATATACAAGCACTTATGGCAACTTTGTTCCAAACACTCCTACCAAACTTGGTTTGTACCGTGCTTTTAGACCAAGAATTACAGTTCAACAAACCAGTACAGGCGAACAAACAGTACTGATCGGGCACGATGGATCAGTTACAAAAACATTTGATGACATTAGAGATGATGTGTTGTTGGAATTTGAAACTAGAATTTTTAACAATTTAAAATTAGACGGCAATCCTGTTCCTATGGTGGCAGCTGATGTTATCCCAGGACAGTTTAGAGACACTGGATTTACCTACAGCGAAGTCAACAATATTTTGTCACAAGATTTTCTTAGCTGGGTGGCCTGGAACAAACTTGACTACAACACACAAGACTATCAAGCCAACAATGAGTTTACATGGAACTATAGTGAAGCGCAAAACAAACTCAACAATGATTATTTGTTAGGAGCCTGGCGCGGTATCTATCGTTACTTTTACGACACTCAACAACCAGAATACACACCTTGGGAAATGCTGGGACTCAGCATCAAACCAGACTGGTGGGATGACACCTACGGGCCTGCACCTTACACTGAAGGTAACTTAGTGCTTTGGGACGACATGGAAGCTGGGTATGTCAGAGACCCAGTTGCACCTTATTATCTGCCAAAATATGCAAGACCAGGACTGACATCAGTTATTCCCACAGGCGGCGAAGGAGCATTGCTAAGTCCATTTGATTCGGTAGTAGGGACCTGGGATGAAGGACAATTCCGTAAGAGTTGGAGCATTGGCGACGGTGGCCCAGTTGAAGCTTCATGGTGGAATTCAAGTTCATATCCGTTTGCAGTCATGCGCCTGTTGGCCTTGACACAACCAGCTAAGTTTTTTGCATTGTTTGCTGATCGTGATTTGTATCGCTACCAAGAAGAATTTGGACAATATCTATATGATGACCGGTACAGACTAGATGCCAATGGTATTGAAATATACGGCAATGGTGTGAGCAAAGCCAGTTACATTGACTGGATTGTGGACTACAACAGACAATCAGGAATAGATTCAACTGAAGATTTAACTGCTGACCTGGCCAATCTTGATGTGCGGTTGTGTTATCGCATGGCCAGCTTCTCAGACAAAAAATACATTAAACTTTACACTGAAAAAAGCAGCCCAGCCAGCACCAATACCAGCTTTTTGATTCCTGACGAAAGTTACAATTTACTGCTGTACAAAAATCAACCATTTGACCGAGCCAGCTACAGTTCAGTATTGGTTCAAACAGTGCCAGGCGGCTATGCAGTATTTGGCTACAGTACCACACAGCCTTATTTTAGCATACTGCAAAGTCAAAGCGGAGGGCAATTGCGCACCATAACTGTGCTGGACACTAGAATTCAAGTGCCAAAATCTTATACCAATACTGTGGTACAAGTTCCGTATGGATTTATATTTGATACCAAAACAGCAGTAGTTGACTTTTTGTTGAGTCTGGGCCAATATTTAGAAACTCAAGGTCTTACTTTCACAAACAGAGCCAATGGGTATGAGCTTGACTGGAATCAAATGGCCAATGAATTTTTGTATTGGGCAGCACAAGGCTGGAGCGATGATGCATTAATTGCATTAAACCCATTGGCATTCCGACTTAGTGTTACTAAGGAACAAGCAGTTGTTGACTCAATTCAAGCACAAACCAGTGAAAACATTCTACTAGATCAAAATCGTAGAGAGTTGCCTACTCGACAATTGAACATTGTTCGCATTGACAACACATTCAGTGTTGAGCCTTTAGCTGATCAAACTCTAAGTTTTATCGACATCAAATATACATCTTACGAACACATGATTGTGTTGGACAATGCAAGTGTGTTTGGAGACTTGATATACGATCCAGTGACTGGTGCAAGACAAAATCGTTTGAACTTGGTATCCACTACTTCTACCGAATGGAATGGTGCTGTGGACGCACAAGGATTTATTCTCAATCAAGACAATGTAGAAGAATGGCAAAATTATAAAATTTACAGCAAAGGTACGATTGTCAAATACAAAGGCACCTATTGGAGCGCCATGGCAATTGTTCAGCCTAGCGAGACATTTGACTATAACGAGTGGGTACAAAGTGATTACTCTCAAATTGAATTGGGAATGTTGCCTAACCTTGCAAACAAAGCCAATCAGTTGGCCAACAGTTATGATATTAATGCTGCCAACTTAGAAAGTGATAATGATCTATTGAGCTATGGCCTTATTGGCTTTAGACCTCGGCAGTACATGGCAGCATTAAATTTAGATGATGTGAGTCAGGTAAACATCTATCGACAGTTCTTGGACTCCAAAGGTACTATCCTAAGTGCAGAATTGTTTAGTCAGGCAGTGTTAGGAAAAGAAACAGGCGACTATAACATTTATGAAAACTGGGCGGTACAACGTGCAGTATACGGAGCCAACGCCAATCGCAGTTATTTTGAACTGCGATTGAATCGTGCGCTGCTAGATGCCAGCCCAAGTTTGGTGCAGGTAATATTGCCTTTGGAATCCAGCAAAGCTGATCAAACTGTTTTGTTGGAAAATGTATGGAAAGAAAGTTTTAAACTTACTTCGCCTAACATTCTTCCAACAACAACTGAATTGCCAACAGATACTGCACTTCCATCAGCTGGATATGTAAATCTTGACGATGCTGACATTACAGCATTTGACATTGATGATCCTGCTAGCCTCGAAGCCAACATTAATAATATCAACGTAGGTACAAGTATTTGGGTCGCCAAAGTCAATGACTATGATTGGAACATTTACCGAGCTGAGTCAGTACCAGGTACAATCAGTCATGTATGTGATAATTTGAATAACACCAGCCGTGTGATTTTTACTGCTGACCACGGACTTGTTGCTGGCAATAGAATTATTATCAGATTTTTTGATACAGAAGTTGATGGTGTATATGATGTGTTGTCTGTTGTTAATTTGAACACAATAAACATTGCTTTTAGATTTTTAAGCAATCGAACAGTAGTTAACGGTACTGGCCTAGCGTTTACTTTAAAAACCATGAGAGTAAGTCAAGCCAGCAATGTAGACACTCTTCCATATGCCAACAGTTTGCTGTTTGGTGCAAAAGTTTGGGTTGACGACAATGGAGATGGTTTGTGGCAAGTGATTGAAAAACAAAACATTTTCAGCGAAGTTACTTCAATTGCACCAGAGTATCTAGATGCCACAGAGGCATATGGATCAAGCGTATCTCAGGCCACTAATAGATTTGCTGCTTTAGTCGGCAGCCCAAGATATGGATTTCCAACGTCTGCAAATCCAAAAGGCGGCGTTTACACTTATGTAAGAAGCACAAGCGATGTTTACCAGCCAGCTAGTCCTGTATCAAGCGGCGATGCGCTATTGACTTTGGATATAACTGGAGCAAGAGCGTATGGTACTTCAGTAAAATTTGGCAACAAAGACTGGGCAGTTGCAGGAGCACCATTGAGCTTGGGATCAGCCAGTCAAACCAATAACGGCTATGCCTGTGTAATCTATCGTGACACTGGATCTTATTTGCCAGACACCAACCCATATTTTAATTGGCAACTGTTGACCACTCCTGGTAGTGTGAGTGCAGACCAAGGAAGATTTGGCTATTCTGTAGCAATGAGTCTTGACGAACGTTGGATGTACGTTGGTGCACCTGATGTAAACAAAGTGTATGCTTATGGCCGGGTTGACTGGGAAGATCAGTACTTTAGAACTGTAGGCAACGGATCTACAAAAGTATACTTGATCAATGATTACATCACTATAAGTGCAGCCACACAATTGCGTGTCACAGTTGATGGTGAGATTCAAACGTTGAACACAGATTACACAGTAAATGCTGCGTTGAACACAGTGACATTTGTGTCTGCACCTGTAAGTGGATCTGATATTATCATTCGTCGTATTGCATTGCAAGATCTTGATGGCGCTGATTATTTCAGTGTAACAGCCACTGGTGGATCGGGATCAGGAGCCTTGTTCACAGTTAGCAGACGTCGCGGAACTGTCACAGTTGGCGTTCAAGATGGCGGTACAGGTTATACTGTGGGCAATACATTGACTATTCCTGCTACCAGTTTTGGCGGCGGCACAGTGCCAGCCAATGATATTACATTTACGGTGGGCAGTGTAATAAGTGGTGAAATTATCACTATTAGCACACCATCGTACACACCGCCAGCATTGGCAACTGTATTCTCATTAAATGAATATTTCTATCAAGTTGCACTGACAGACAGCACAATATACAGTTTTCAAATTGAAGTTGATGGAGTGCTTCAACGACCAAACATTGACTACACATTTAACACTTCAACCAAAGATGTTACCTTCTTGAATTCACCAGCCAGTGGCACCAGTATTTTGGCTCGAGCCAAAGACTATTGGTTGTATGTTGACACACTCACTGCTGGCGGTCTAGCTGCTGGCGCTCAATTTGGCTACAGCGTGAGTTGTAGTACTGATGGTCGTCAAGTCATGATTGGTGCGCCGTATGCCACTGCTGATGGAGAAACTGAAGCAGGTGTGGTATATGTGTTTGATCGCAATGTGCAAAAGTTTATCTGGAACAATGATCCAAGCTCGTCAAGTTTCACGGTGCTAGGTACACCAGTTGCGCCGGTGAGTGTGATTGTAAACAATCAGTTCTTGACCAATCAAAACTCCACCACACAAGATGCAAGCAATACCTTTACGGTCAATGGATCTACTGTGACTGTGAATCTTGCAAGCAATTTACAATCAGGTGATATTGTTGAAATTGAAACCAATCAGTTTGAACTGTTGCAAATCGTAACACAAGACGCTGTAGCTGAATTTAGCAACTTTGGGCAGAGTGTTGATCTCTGCAAATACAATTGCAGTCTATACGTTGGCGAACCGCAAAGCAGCATCCAGATTTACAAAGGTGGTGTGGTTGAACGAAGTCTAAATCAAAGCAGAGTGTATGGTGTAATTACTGCGCTGAATGCCAGTCCTGCCCTCACAGCTGGCAATACTTTGCGGGTGAACAATATGGATGTGGCGGTACCAACAGCACCCAACAACACTGTGTCTGGTTTGGCCGCAGCCATTAACGCTGCTGTGCCCAATGTAACAGCCACAGTGACCAGTGGCCTGCTCACACTCAGCGTGACAAATTTTGATTCTGCGCCTGCTGGAAACAAACTACAAGTGGCCCCAGGCAGCATAGGAGCAGCATTTGACAGTCTTGGATTTAACACATTTGAATGGACACAAACAATTCAAAGCCCGTACCCTGTAAAATTTGCTGGGTTTGGCTCCAGTATCAGCGTTGATGATACTGCAACCACTTTGGTAGTAGGTGCTCCTCGTGGAACCATGTACTTGATCACAATATTTGATGACTATGTAGAGTTGTTTGATGCAGGTGCAACATCATTCTTTACCACTATAGATCAAAGTGGTGCTGTTTACACATATGATTTGTTGAACAGTGCCAACAGTAGCATAACCAATCCAAGCAAGTTTATTTTTGGTAATCAGATTGCCATAACTTCAATTGATTATCTGGATCAGTTGGGAGTTTCGGTTGACTACACATCTGGAGTGCTTTGGATGGGCGCACCTGGTACAGACTTCGGGGACAGTAGCAGTAGCAATTACGGTCAAGCTCATGTGTGGCAAAATGCCACACGATCACCAGCTTGGGCTCCAATTAGAATTGAACAACCAGTTGTTGATGTGCGTCTGTTAAACAGCGTTTTCTTGTATGACAGAATATCATCGGCCACAACAGAATTTTTAGACTTCTTTAATCCATTGCAAGGCAAGATACTTGGTGCTGCTCGTCAGAACATTGATTACATTGGCGCAGTTGACCCTGGCAGTTACAATGTAGGACCAGTTGGAGTGCGCGGCACCACCTGGGGCGCAGAACATGTGGGAGAAATTTGGTGGGATATCAGTACAGTAAGATTTATTGATCCCAACCAAGACGATATTGTTTACGCCAGCCGACGTTGGGGACAAGTGTTTCCTGGCAGCTCAATTGATGTGTATCAGTGGATTGTGAGTTCTGTTCCACCTGCTAACTATGCTGGTCCTGGAACACCTTACAGCATATCTAGTTATACTATCAACACTGTGTTAAGTCGAGATGGCAACTTTAACACTCAATACTTTTTCTGGGTGCGTGGTATCACTGATGTGGCCACACAGAAAAATAAAACTCTTAGTGCAGCAACTATTTCTCAGTATATTGAAAATCCTCGATCAACTGGCATTGCATATCTAGCACCAATTAATTCCAGCACAGTTGCATTATACAATTGTGAAACATTAATTGAAGCTGAAGATACCATACTCCACATTGAATTTGATAAAGAACTAACCAATGCCAATGTTCACGTGGAATATGAACTGATAGCTCAAGGGCGTGCTGATGGCTTCTTGAGTGATAATCTCTATAGAAAACTACAAGATTCATTCTGCGGAGTTGACACAGCAGGTAATATAGTGCCAGACATTAATCTGGGGCCAGCTGAACGTTACGGAGTACAATTCCGTCCTCGACAGTCAATGTTTGTTGATAGATTTGCGGCACTAAAAAATTACATTGTTCGAGCCAATACTGTATTAAAACAGTACACAATAAGTGAAAGCCGTAGCTTTGCTTTGTTAAACAGTGCTGAACCTGAACTGCCATCTACAACGATAGTTAATGGAGCAACAGTAATTAACTGGAACAAGCGGATACCTAACTTAGAAATTTTAACTTATAATTTTGAAGCACCTGGCGGCGACGCCATTGGTTACAAATATCTTGTGGTTAGCGACAGTGACAATCGAGGTCTTTGGACAATTTACACTGTAGAAGAAAATCCAAACACTGGCAATCCAGAATTGGTATTGAGTCGAGTGCAAAATTATCGCACAACAGACTACTGGAGTTACATTGACTGGTATCGTCCAGGATACAATTCCAGTATCAAACCTGTGGCAGAAGTTCCAACTTATTCTAGCTTGGCAACAATATCTGTGACCACAGGAGCCAGCGTAAAAGTAACTGCAAATGCACAAGGCAAATTTGAAATTTATCTAAAAACTGATCTTGGATTTGAGCGTGTGGGACTTGAAGATGGAACTATTGCAATTTCTGCAGAAATCTATGATTATGCTCTTGGAAGATTTGGATTTGACGTTGAAGTGTTTGATGCACAATACTTTGACCAAGAACCTGTAATTGAAACAAGAAAAATTATCCAAGCTATCAATGAAGAATTGTTTGTGGATGATTTGGCCATTGAACGAAATCGCAGTTTGACTTTGATGTTTGACTTTATACTCAGCGAGTTTGCTGCTCCTGAATGGCTGGTCAAAACATCACTGATTGACGTTGATCACAGAATTCGAGAATTGCTGCCATTCCAGAATTACAGCCGTGACAATCAAGAATTTGTGATTGACTACCTTCAAGAAGTAAAACCATATCACGTGCAAGTGCGCGAGTTCAATCTCACGTACTTTGGCAACGACTTGTACCAAGGAGATTTAACAGACTTTGACGTTCCAGCGTTTTATAACACCACATTACCTGTACCACAATATACAAGTCCTATCTTGTTGCCGTACGCACACAGCGCGGCTCAAATTAGTAACACACTAAGTGATACTGAATCAACTGATCAAATTTGGACAGAGTGGCCTTACAGTCAGTGGTACAACAATTATCTGTTGAGCGTGGAAACAATTGTTGTTACATTCAACGGAACTGGATACACTACTGCACCTCAGGTTACCATAGTAGGAGATGCGGTAACGCCCGCAGAAGCCACTGCTTTGATTAATTCAGCAGGACAAGTAGTAGCAATCAACGTAACCAATCCTGGCAGCGGATACCAAGCAACTCCCGCCATAGTGTTTTCAGGTGGTAACGGCACAGGCGCTCAAGCCTATGCCAACATGATTAACAGAAACTCAGCTGACTTTGATGCACAAGTTTACAACGTTAACCCTGCGGTAAATTTTGATCAATGGGAAATTGATACCAATAGCAACATACCTCTTACCACGGTGAGAGCATTCAAAACAGTAATCAAGTACGACCGTTATCAGTATCAAACATCAGTACAAACTTGGAGTTCTACTGGAATTTACCTCAACGGAACTTTGGTACGTTATGATGATCGTGTGTGGAGTGCTGACAGTAGCGACGGAAGTTCAGCTGTGGTTGGCCCTACATTTGATCTTGAAGATTGGGTGGAAGTTGACCCGGGCACATTGAGTGGTGTAGACCGTACCATGGGCTACTATGTGTCTGGCATTAACTCGCCAGGACTTGAATTGCCTTTGTTGATTGATGGTGTTGACTACCCAGGAGTTCAAGTGTGGGGTGATTACTTCTTGGGCACAGAAATTGTTGATGCTCAATACGAAAGTGAATTTACAGACATTGAATTAGGGCTACGCAACACAGATGTCAATGTAGACGGCGGCGAATTTATTGGGCCTTACGAAGGACATGCGCCAGAAGAATTGGTCAACGGATCAGAGTTTGATACATTGGACATAAGAGTTTATACTCGACCAGGATCTGACTGGCAAATGGACGGTCATGGATTCCAAATTGGTGTTATCAACTATGTGTACAACCCAGCAACATCTTATATTTTGAGCTGGAGCGGAGTGGTAGATCATCCAGTGCAAGTACTGGTTAGCAATCAAACGTCAGGGCGTACCATGACATTAGATGTGGATTACTACATCAATTGGGGCAACGAAACTGTAGAAATTGTTCCTAGCGAAGGATTTGCCACTGATGATGTTGTGAACATTTCAGTATATGAATTAGGTGGCGGCAACCAGTTGTATCGGGACAACTATACTGGTGCAGAAATTGGAAATTCAGTGATAATTCCAGTAGACGATGCAGAAATCTACACTGTGGCTATTTTTGTCAACGGCGAATCGTCTGCTGTCCCGTCTTGGGAACCATACTACGATGCAGATGCCTGGAACATTTTGCAAAGTTATCCAATCAACATGGTGGTTATTAATACCAGTGTTTACTACAGATCAATACAGGCAGTACCAGAAGGCACTGATATAACTGACACAACGTATTGGGAAGTGTATGTTCCCACATTGTTGACCAAAGTAACTTTGGCCAGTACACCCGGCGATGCTGACGGTATCGCATTGGTAGCATTTGGAATTCAAACACCAACACAATACTCATGGTCTACTCCACAAGTTCAATATCAAGTGGTTGATGCAACAGTGATCAGCACTAGTGGATTTACATTAGATAATTCTGTTGCAGGAACAAATCCTGCCAACATGATTGTAACAGTAAATGGACTGCGCTTGACTCCCCCAGCTGGCATTGAGTGGCAGGGAGACGACAGCTCAACCAGTTTTGGCCTGCCACAGAGATTGGGAAGTAGCTTTTTACAATCAACTATTAATGCCATAACAGATATACAAGTATACAAAAACAGTGAGTTGCAAGTACAGAGCTTTGGTGCAACAGCTGGTGACTATTCTGTAACCAACTGGGACGGATCTAACACTCCAGGAAGACAAGTGGTGTTCAATGCTGCGCCAGCGGCTGGTGATACAATTTTAATTTCAGTAAGTACCCTGGCTGATTATAGTCTGGCAGGATCGTTATTGCAACTCAATACAACACCACCATTGGATAGCATAATATCAGTAACCACATTCAATGAAACCACTCAGCAAAGTATTGCCACATTAGTGTTTGTTGGACCAATTGTTGAAGGTATTACTATTGCAGAACCCTACGACAGCACTGATTTTGATACTGGATCAGTCAGCGGATTGCCAGGATCGTTTGACTACAGCGCAGGTACTGCTATCAGCAAAAATGATTTTTATCTAGATCGTCCAGGCATTGAAGCAGGCAGACTATGGGTAACATTAGATGGTTATCGTTTGTTTGAAGGTCAAGATTACACTGTGGTAGACGACTACATAATTTTGGCCAGTGGTGCAATTGGCACATCTCAAATTTTAGCTGTTACAGAATTTACTGAAAGTCTAGTGCCCGAAGCATCCGCATTCCGCATATTCCAAGACATGCGTGGAGTTCAAGGAACTTACAGAATTACACCAGCAACCACAACCACGCTAACACAACCTTTGTTGGCTGCTGGCAACACAATTCATGTGGCTGATGCAAACGCATGTGCTGAACCCAATTTGCCAGAAGGTATATTTGGTATAATTACCATCGACGGTGAGCGAATCATGTACAGAGAGCGCAATGTGGGCACACATACCTTGACAGGTCTGCGTCGCGGCACAGCAGGAACAGGTGCAGCCGACCATGAAACTGGCGCAGATGTGTATGACATGAGCCGCGGCAATTTGTTGGCCGAGCAGTATCAAAACTATGTGGTAAGTGATACCAGTGTTGGCGATGGTTCAACAACAATATTCTATGCCCCAAGTATTGATATCAGTGACTTTGGTGATTCCAGCAGCATTTACACAGAAACTATAGAAGTATATGTTGGAGGTGTTCGTCAGTATAACTACAGCGATAGTTCTGTATCAATTGAGCCCGGGCAATATCGTTGGATTGTAACTGATTTTGAACCGCTAGCAATTGAGTTTATTACTGATTCAAACCCAATTGATCCTATGTTAGCACCTCCTCCAGGCGTGGAAATAACCATATTGCAACGCCGCGGCTTGGGCTGGTACGGAACCGGAATCAAAGTCAATGACGGTTTGGCCCTGCAAGAAACTGACACACCGCAGGCAAGGTTCTTGACCGGGCGGAACGGAGCATAAATAATAGACCATGTCAAATACCGAAGTTAATAAACCTCAGAATCCCAAACCCGCTGATCCACAGCGCCGCCCAAATGAGCAGGGCACTATTTCTGTGCAGGCTCACATGAGGATTTTTGATCCAAAAACCCAAAAAACTTATGTGGAGGGAAGAGCATGATAGTACCAGGACTGTGCAAAATTGAAGGATTTGTAAAAATACATGACCCAGTTTCGGGCGAAATTTTACTAGATAAAAAGAACGCAATTCACTACGAAAATATATCCATTGCCATGGCCCAAACACTGAGCAATAGAGGACTGGGTAGAATATACGAAATGGCATTTGGCAACGGCGGCAGCTCTGTAGATCCCACAGGCGTGATCACTTACTTGCCCCCAAATACCACAGGACAAAACGCTGATCTTTATAACGAAACATACGCCAAGGTTGTGGACGATAATGATGCAGCAGACACTGACCCAACCAATAATAAAATGACAGTGCTACACACATCGGGCACAGTGTACACAGATATCTTGGTAACTTGTTTGCTGGACTACGGCGAACCACCAGAACAACAGGCTTTTGATAATTCTACCAATTTCAATGGTGAATTTGTTTTTGACGAACTGGGACTCAAATCCTGGAATGGATCTGCTGACGATTTAAGATTGATTACACATGTGATTTTTCACCCTGTGCAAAAGAGCTTGAACCGTCAAATTCAGATTGACTACACACTGCGGATACAGACGCTGAGCAACATAAACGCTGTATAAATATTCGAACTAGGAACAGGTAACTGACATGGCATATACAATTACACTAACAGACGGCACAGTTTTTGCAACTATTGCTGATGGTGCAACAAACACCGCAAGCGCAATGACATTAGTGGGCAAAAACTACGCTGGATACGGTCAATTTTTGGACAATAACTTTGTTCGATTGTTGGAAAATGGATCTAACACTTCGGCGCCCGCTGCTCCGTTGACCGGACAGTTGTGGTGGGACAAAACCAACAACTTGCTGAAAGTTTACAATGGTTCTGTATTCAAAACTATTAGTGCTGCCACTGCAAGTTCTAGTGCTCCTGCATCAAACGTCACTGGCGACTTGTGGTATGATACCACTAACCAGCAGCTGAAAGTTTGGACTGGCGCTGCATTTATTGTGGTTGGCCCAGCATACAGTGCCAGCCAAGGAACGTCAGGTGCAATTCCTGAAACCATTACAGACTCAGTTGGTGGTACAAAATACATTACCAGTTTGTATGTAAACAACAACCGTGTGGGTATTGTGTATGATACATCAAGTTTTGTTCCTCAAGCCAGCTTGCAAGCAACATTCCCCACAGTTTATCCTGGCATTACATTAACAGCTACTAATAGCCCAATTTTTGCTGGTACTGCAAACAATGCCAGCTACCTTAACAGCTTGACCAGTTCACAATTCATGCGCAGTGATACCAATACTTCTACCACTGGTATTTTGCGTGTGTTAAACAATTCAGGATTGTTTGTGGGTGCAACCAACGCATTCAGCGTAACACAAAGTTCAAATGATGCACAAATCCGCGGAGACATTTCAGGCGGCAATTTGATTATTCAAGCCAACGTGGGCGGAACTATCTACAACGTTGCTAGAGCATTAGGAGGCAATGGAACATTTGCAGTGGCCAATGCTGCCACAGTTGGCACCACACTTGGCGTTACAGGCAACGTCACAGGCGGTAACGTATTAACAGGCGGATTGGTCTCAGCCACAGGCAACGTCACAGGCGGTAACGTGATTGCAACCACCTTGGTACAAGGTGTCACAGTCAGTGCCAGCGGAAACGTACAAGCTGGCAACTTGCGTACTACTGGCCTGGTGTCGGCCACTGGTAACATTGATTCAGCTGGTAACATTGCTGGCACTTTCTTCCTTGGTAACGGCAGCCAGCTCACAGGGTTGAGCGCAGCGGTTAGCGTGACCAAGATTGTTAACGGATCCACTGAAGCCAACATTGGCGCACCAGGTGGTAACGCCAACATTTCTGTAGGCGGAACAGGAAACGTAGCAGTGTTTACAACTTCTGGTGCAATTCTTACAGGCCTAACTGTGCCTAGTATTGACAAGTCTGGCACAAACGCTGTAGGCAACATTGGGTCATCTGTGAATTATTTTAACCGTGTGTTTGCCACAGCTACCACAGCCTTGTACGCTGACGTTGCAGAACGTTTTGAAGCAGACGAGTTACTAGAACCAGGCACTGTGGTTGAACTAGGCGGCACAAAAGAAATCACTCGAGCACGTAAAGATCTAAGCGAAAATGTGTTTGGTGTGATAAGTACTAGACCAGCTTATACCATGAACGGTGGCGCAGGCGAGGACGATACACATCCTCCAGTTGCAATGACTGGGCGTGTACCAGTTCAAGCAATTGGTGTAATACACAAAGGTGATAGATTGGTCAGCGCAGGCAACGGTGTTGCTCGTGCTGCACAAGCTGGTGAAGCCACAGCCTTCAATGTAATTGGCCGATCACTAGATAACAAACTAGACGCTGGATTGGGTACAATTGAAGCTATTGTGACAATAAAATAACGGGATACAAGAATGACATATTCATCAGGCGGCTTAATTCAGGCCACAGATTACAACGGTTTTGTTAGCACCACTGCTGGCGCCAACGTTAACGCCACCTGGAACACAACATATGGGCAAACAGCAGTAGGCACAGTGAGTGCTGCTGGCACAGTAACAGCCACACAATGGGCCAGCTTGGTAAACACTATCAGCTCGCAGGCCAGCCATCAAGGCACTACAATTACTGCCAGAAGTGCTCCGACCACAGGAACTCTTGTGAGTGTGTTGGCAGCAGTAAACACTGACCTTACCAATACCTACAACAATCGATATCAAGCTGTGGCTGTTGGCTCGCAGTTTACTGGCTGGAGTGGTACAAATTCTAAAACAGCAGCCACATCAGGTGCTACCTGGACTATTACTTTTACTAATACTGTTACCTTTGCATCATCTGCTGCTGCTCAATATTTTTTCAATGCTGGAGGCTTGGTGAAAATTGACGTGGCCAAATCAGCAACAGGACAAACAGGCGATCCAGAATGGAATGACTTGGCCTCAACCCTGTGCGGCGATATTTGGATTTCAGGACTGGCATCAGCTCACTCCATCGCTGGTACATCATACACTGGTGTAACCAAAATTGGCGGAACTGGTACACCAAATACATTGACCACAGGCAACGGTTGGGATGCCCTAACCGCTGGTGGAGCTGCCGTGATAGTTTACAAACAATTTGCTGACACAGCACCTTACACTGCAAACTTCATTCAGCACTCGCTTGCTAAAAATGCAGGATCAACTGCATTGACTATCACCACGCTTTGGTCAGCATCTGACGGCGACCCAATTTCAGGCGGTACGGCTGCTTCAGGTGCAACACCTGGCACAGCGCCTTGTACCATTGTGACCTACTATCCACCTAGCACAACATATCTAAGCGCAAGTTGGGGAACCCCTTCAGTCGCCGCAACAACAGCTTAACCAAAAGGGTTGTAAACCCTTGCACTCTCTGTTATAATTCAATATGGATACTGAAAACTTAATTGCTCATGCACGAGCAAGATTTGATCACGCCACCGCCAAACGTATTCTCCGAGAAAAATACGAAGCACGGATGATCTTTGCGCACGACGGCGGTATGTGGCGTGCTGGCCCTGAACTCATAAACATCTTGGCCACTGTGCCTCCGGGCAATGCAGTGTTATTGGACTTGTATGAAACTCCTGTACAAGTTAGACCCGAAGAATTGCGTGGTATGGCCATGACTCGCTGGCAAGAGCAAATGAATGCTTGGCTTGCAGAACACAACAAACTTAGCAAAAAGAGATGACCACTGGCGCACTGATATTTGCTTTTGACAACGAGCAAACTGATTATATTTCTATGGCAGCATGGTCTGCCAAAAACATACACCGACATCTTGGAATTCCTGTGGCTGTGGTAACTGATTATGAAAACCCGCCAGGCGACTTTGATTATGTCATAAATTCTCAGGCACAAAGTGGTGGTACCAGATACTTTGAAGATTACAATCAAACTGTGACTTGGCACAATGCTGGTAGAGTAGATGCATATACACTAAGCCCGTGGGAACAGACCCTGGTACTAGATGCAGACTATGTTGTGGCCAGCTCAGACCTCAAAACTGTTTTGGCATGTGACACAGATTTCATGTGTCACAAAACTGCTGTAAATCTTGCTGGCGGCCATCCGTTAACAGGACTCAATGTATTTGGACGTCACAACATTCCCATGTATTGGGCCACTGTGATGATGTTTCGACGATCAAACACTGCACAGTACATTTTTGATTGTATGAACATGATTCGTGACAACTGGCAACACTACAGAGATCTCTATCAGATAGACAAGAAAACTTATAGAAACGACTTTGCGTTGACCATCGCCATCGGCATTGTAAGCGGGCACACTGGCTCAGTAGACCAAATTCCCTGGCCCTTGATGACTGCCATGCCCGACACTGTGTTGACCAGTAATAGCCCAGACTACTACACAATAAATTACATGGACGGTGATCAAAAGCACAAAACTCTGGGTTGGGCAGGTATGGATTTTCACGCCATGGGCAAACGTCATTTGGAGATGATAATTGCGTCCCATTGATGAACAAGGTTATGTGATACTGGCTGTCAACTCTGACAAAGTTGACTACTTGGATTGTGCTAGAACATTGACCAAAACAATCAAACGTTGGGATCCAGGTGCAAAGGTTTGTTTGATCACAGATGCCAAGCAAAGCAACGATCCCGTATACGATCACTATCGAGTGATTGACAATGTGGATCGTGAAAACCCTTGGGCCAATGATTGGCAGGTATTCAAGAACTCACCGTTTAGGGAAACCATAAAGCTAGAAGCAGACATGCTGATTGTGAGTGACATATCGCACTGGTGGACCTTGTTTAGGCATCGTGATGTTGTGGTATCAACTGGTTGCAGAAACTGGCAAGACCAAGTCAGTCTAGCTAGAAACTACAGATCAGTGTTTGATGCAAACAACTTACCAGATGTGTACAATGCCATAACTTACTGGCGATTGAGCCTCACAGCTCGAGAGTTCTTTATGTTAGTGCGTGATATATTTGCCAACTGGCCGCAATTCAGGCAACTGTTGAAGTTTGCACCCGAAACAGCAGATACTGATCTAGTGTATGCCATGGCAGCTGAAATAATGGGTGTAGAACGTGTGACCTTGCCATTTGTTTCATATCCAAAAATTGTACACATGAAACGGCACCACGCTGGCACTGAAACTGAACACTGGGGTCGTGAACTGGTATGGGAATATTCAGACTGGCGCCTGCGTATCAACACAGTGGCACAGTGGGGTGCATTTCATTACGGGCGAGGCTGGTGATGACACCTGAAGAATTTTTTGGCGCATTGGAACACATGCCTATGCCTATGCCTGTAACTTATCGACTGTATCACGATGACCAAGGTTGTCCTTTATTTTACAGCATGGAAGGTCTGCCTGGTACATACATAGAAATTGATCAAGAAACATTTGCCAAAAATTCCACTCGTGTGCGTGTTCGAGATGGAAAAATTGTAGAAACAACTTGGAAAACCACACAAAAACTTGTACCACAAAATTCAGGCACAATGTGTCATCCTGATGATGTAACTATTGTGGTAAAAGAACACGGCACATATTGGAGCAAACAAACTTATGAAACAGATTGACGTTGCAGACTTAGATTGCATATACTTGAGCTATGACGAACCACAACGAGAAGAATTTTGGGTCAAGATTAGGAATATGGTTCCTTGGGCACAACGGGTGGATGGCGTTAAAGGGAGCGATGCAGCTCACAAAGCGGCAGCCTCAGCGTCTAGTACGGATAGATTCATTCTCATCGATGGCGACAATCTCCCCGACCCGGCGTTTTTTAATCAGACACTTGTTTTTCCTAATGAAGAATATGAGAGTGCTGTGTTCCGGTGGCGGGCACGTAACCATATCAACGGACTGATGTATGGCAATGGTGGCCTGAGCTCTTGGACCAAAGACTTTGTGGGCAACATGCGTACACACGAAGCCACAGATGGTCGCGCAGAAACTGAAGTGGAGTTTTGCTTTGATCCATTGTACTGGCCCATGCATGACTGCTACTCCAATACCTATCCCAATGGATCACCATTCCATGCCTGGCGTGCAGGGTTCCGTGAAGGTGTCAAGATGTGCCTGCAACGTGGGCGCCGACCCACAGTGGAAGAATTTAAAAATCAGGTGCTACGTAATCTTGACAACTTGACTATCTGGCACAACATTGGCACAGACGTTGATCATGGAGAATGGGCCATTGCTGGCAGCCGCCAAGGCACATACATGACCATGCTCACAAACTGGGATTACAAGCAGGTGCAAGATTTTGCTGCACTAGAGGCGCTGTGGAATACTGTGAAAGATTCAAACCCTCGCATACTCAGCAATCAACTGGGCCCAGAACTGGGCACACAATTGGATCTTCCAATGGGTATATTGGAAGCAGAACAATCAGCGTTCTTCAAATATCACTATCGGTCAGACTGGCGCAATCGTGGTGTTATGACACGCGAGATTGATGTAATTAGACAACAAGAAGGATGGTAATATGAAAAAATTAATCGCAACACTTTTGGCCGCACTGGCATTGCATGCTCAGGCAGAAGTAATCACAATCAAGTCTCCATATGGCGCACAGCATGCAGGGCATGCAGCATTGTATAAAATTATGGAAAAAGCCAATACTGCTCAAACTCAGTACGACTTTATACTAGAGTTAAAACCTGGTGCTAACGGAGTGTTAGCACTAAAAGATCTGGATCGTGCGCCAGCTACATCGCTGGGATTAATTCATGCTGGCTATGTGCAGAATACCATGGACAATTTGCTAAACGAAACAGACTATGTTCCGGTTATGGCTCTTGGCGACGCCTGTTGGTTTGTTGCAAGCAACCAGGGTAATGAACAACAGGGTCTACGCAGTTTATATGGTAACCGTTTAGATCTGGTCATGGGCGGTGTTGGCATTGGAACAGCAGCACATTTGACTTCTATGGAGATTGCTGAAAAAATAAATCACCCCATTAGGTTTGTTAGTTTTAAATCAGGTGCAGAAGCAAATATTGTATTGGCTGGAGAAAACGGAGTACATGTCAGCATGATGTCAAGCAACGAATTTACAAATTTAAAAACACGGAACCCTCGCTTGCAAAGACTAGCTGTACATTGTGAACGCAGACTGCCCGAAGCTCCGGGAGTTGCTACCACAAAACAACAAGGCATCACAGCACCGTATGTCTTTAACACAATTGTGGCCAATGTACACATGCCCGCAACCAAACTACAAGAAATCAAAGTTATATTAAACAATGCTGTGGTTGCAGTTGGTCAAGATCAAATACTGGCCATGAGCGATTTTAATCCTCCTAATTTTAGAAATCAAAGTGTTGATGACTATCACAAAGAAAAAGTGCGTGTTATGAAAGCAGCATTGATCAAACACCGTGCGGCAATTGAGGCTGCAAAATGAAACGAGTGGTACTGGCTGTCGCTGACCCTTGGAACTATTTTAATCAATGGCCAGGATACAGCTTGTCCATTATCAATCCAGACGGCGATGCCAACCGCAAACAATATCTCTTAGACAATTTAGACTGGAGTTTGTTGGTCACATCTGATGGCGTACAACATCGTGATGGTGGTGATTACGGCGACGAGAAAATGGTAATGTACACTTCAGGCACAACCGGAGATTCAAAGTTTTTTAGTTATTCCACCACTCAGGTACAGCATGTTGTTGATAACATAATTGCCAGCTACGAATTAACAGCCAATGATCGATTTTTGAGCGTTATGCCACTGTGGCATGGCCACGGACATATCCTAAACTATGTTGTTGCAACCGCTGGCATGCAAGTACACCATGTTCGACCGCCTGACTTGAAAAAACAAATAGAATTCAGCCCAACCTGGGTGTCTGCAATTCCTGACATACTTAGAGTAATGTCACGCACTCAAAAATTCCCCGACTTGCGATTTGCTAGATCAGCCAGTGTTGCATTGCCCAACCAAGTGTTTGATGATTTAAAAAGATCATTTAATACCCCAATCATTGAATCGTTTGGCATGTCTGAAGCCTGTAGCCATTGCTTTACCAATCCGTTGTATGGTGAACAACGTATAGGAACCATTGGACTTCCTGACGGGATTGACGCAGACATACGCAACGGTAGCTTATGGCTGCGCGGCCCACAATGTCACACATCAGATTGGTTTGATACTGAAGACTTGGCTGAGCAAGACTCTGCAGGATACTACAAAATACTAGGACGTAGATCAGATCGACTGACCTTGCATGGCATCAAACTAAATCCATTGAGCATAGAAAATCAACTGTACAATCACATACCACAACTGGATGAAGTTGTGGTGTTTGGCGAAAACAAAATGATGTGTGTGTACACCGGCAATGTTTTGCCCAATCAAGTGCGACAAGCATTAACTGATATTTCCACACACTGTAACCCCAAGTTCCTTAAACAAGTTGAAAGCATACCTAAAAATACCGCAGGCAAAGTATCACGTTCACTGCTAAAGGAAATTTACAATTGAATATCCTAGTGAACGGACCCAGTGTGTCACGAGGCCCTGGCAGTTGGCCGTACTTGTTGCAAGAGCACTACAACGCCGACCTTGTTAATTTGAGTCAGGCAGGGGCTGGAAATACTTACATTCATGAAACTACCGTGGCTGAACTTGCACAACGATCTTATGATCTAGTGGCAATCATGTGGGGAGATCAACAACGACTAGATATCAAAGTAAAAAACATTGATTATTTTCATGATACTATCTACACCAGCAAATTCCAAAAGGCCATGAATGATTGGCCAGAGAAGATAGTAGAGCCTGTTAACGACCAAGACTATGTGCAAGACAACTGGGTGTTTGGTTGCGGATACATCAATACCAAAGATCCTTGTTTGGTAGAACTGTTTGATTCGTATTACCAGCATACTGACATTGACTCTCGATACTTTAGCAGTATTATCAAAATGATCAGTCTCCAGGGCGTACTTAAAAATCTTGGAATAAAATATGTATTTTGCGGCACCCGCACATTGCCTTTGTTAAAACGCTACGAACATTTGTACAATCTATTAGATTGGAATTGTATAATCAATGATTTTACTCCCCATCACGTGGCCTACCGGGACAATTGCTGGGAAGCTGATCAACTACACCCTGGCCCGGCCGCACACCAAGAATTTGCCAAACACATGATTGCTCAACTTCAACAAAGACATATACTTACATAATGATTAATATTCCGCACATTGATCTTAAGATTTGGAATCCTGAATTCAAAACAATTGAAATTGTGTCAGAGTTACAACAGCACGGCAATGTGTCTATTGGCATTGACGGCGAAGGCAGTGATTGTGAAACGCTGGGCTTGTATAAACTATTGGATGCAGTATGCAGTAACTTAGGTTACACACCCGGCGCCATAAGCATACACACTTGCAATCAATTAGAACACCATTCTTGCTATAAAATTATTAAACATCCGCCGTTGTACATACCCAGCGGGCAACAGTTTGCATCTCAGCACACGCTACCTGAGAAACGCTGGGACGCAATCAAGCACTTTGGAATTTTTGTTGGACGTAGCAGTTGGCAACGATTGTGGATGGCCAGTCACACATGGAGCAACTACGGCGACATAACCTCCATGACTTATCATTACGATAGTAGCGTCGATTATCATCGCACACACTTGAGCTTTGATGAACTAGCATATCAAATAGGATTGCCTAATGCAGTTAACACAGCAGGCAAGTTCATGCAACAATTGCCCATCAAGAACGAATCTGTTGATAGCTATCCTATACTAACTCCAGCACACTTTGCTATTGCTAAACTGTATCCTGATTTTTTTGTGGAAATAGTATGCGAAACTTTTCTAAGCGGCAACAGCTTTTACCCCACGGAAAAAACCTGGAGACCGTTTATATGTCGTACACCGTTTTTGACTCTGGGCCCACGTGGCTTTTTGGCAAACTTACACAAGCTGGGATTTAGAACATTCTCTCAGTGGTGGGACGAAAGCTACGACCAAGATGCTGACCTAGACAATGGGCGAATAGCCATCAAGTGTATACAACAAACACAACAACGCTTGAGCATACTCAGCACACAGGAGCTTGAAGGCATGTACATTGACATGAAAGATACTTTAGAACATAACTATCAACACTTCATGCAGTTAAAAGAAACGGACTTTGTAAAAATATGGCCATGAACAAAGGCGATGAAACAGTAGACAACAAGAGTCGGTTCCTAAACTCTGCTGAAAAAATGGCAGAGAACCTAGGCCCTGCGCTGTGCCTGGCCAAATGGAAGCAAGTGAGCCTGCACCTGCCCACAGGACTTAACAATAGTTGTTACCATCCGCCATTGCACAAGATACCCGTAGAAAACTTAGCTACCAATCCAGGATCCTTGCACAACACACCGCACAAGAAAGCGCAACGTGTGATGATGCTACGCAACGAAAAGCCCGCAGAGTGCGAGTACTGCTGGAACATGGAAGCGGAAAACAAACTGAGTGACAGGCACTATCGTTCAGGCGAGCCTTGGGCCGCAGTGGACTTTGAAAAGATCCAGAACTCAACAGGAGAAGAAAGTGACGTTATCCCTAGCTACGTTGAGGTTAATTTTAATAATGTTTGTAATCTCATGTGCAGTTATTGCAGTCCGCAATTCTCTAGCAGCTGGCAACAAGAAGTGGATCGATCAGGCGGCTACCCTACTGCTCGTGTTCACAATGATCCTGGGCATTTTGGTGGAGATCGCCGGGTTATACCAGTTAGAGAGCATAACCCTTATGTAGACGCATTCTGGGAGTGGTGGCCTACTTTGTACCCAGAACTGGTGCATTTCCGCATGACTGGGGGCGAACCCTTGTTAGACAAGAACACATACAGAGTGTTTGATCATGTGTTGGAGAACCCATCTGCCAAACTACATTTGAATGTAACATCAAACTTCTCAGTGGATGAAAAGTCATGGCAGAAGTACTTGGGGTATGTCAAGCAGTTGTGCGACGGGCGCATAGAACACTTCATGCAGTACGTGAGTTTAGACGGCTGGGGCTCACAAGCAGAATACATGCGTCACGGTATGGACTTCAATTTACTATGGGACAGGGTAAATCAATTTCTAACAGAAGTACCCAGCTACAACAGTCTAACGTTTATTGTGACCATGAACAATCTATCAGTAACCAGCTTGGAAAACCTGTTTGCTGGCATTCTAGGTCTGCGTAAAACCTATAGCAAAACCTATCAACGTGTGTGGTTTGATACACCTGTACTACGCGAACCGGCTTGGCAGAGTTTGCAAATACTGCCAGAAAGCTATGCTGAACGACTGGAATATCTCTGGGCGTGGATGATACGTTGGACAGAAACTGCCGAAGATCCATTCCACGGATTCAAAGACTACGAACTTGCTAGACTGGACAGAGACATTGCATGGATGCGAGCAGGCCAAGGACAAGATCATTCCGCAGCAAAGGCAGACTTTTATAGATTCTTTCGAGAACACGATCGCCGCAGAGGCACTGACTTTTTAAAGACCTTTCCAGAAATGAAAAGCTGGTGGGCAGAATGTGCATATCATGCTAGGAACACATAAGCTCATAGTAGACGAATGGGCCGAAGTCTGGGACTTGCTCAAGCCATATGCTGACAGCAGTTTTTGGCAGTTGCCCAGCTTGGATCCTGCCAATGTGTATGTTGTTGGCCGTGTGATATTGAAAGACAACTGGCAGACAATAACTGACTGGGCCACTCAGCACCCTGGACGCATTGTGTTCTCCAACCCTGCAGAAGGATCAGAAACCATACTGCTACAGCTCAAGCGACTGCGCATTGCTGACTTGGTCCAAGACGGGCGCATAGGACTGTTGACGTCTGGGGATTTAGAACCAGGGTGGAGCTATTGTAAAACAGACTGTTACTTTTCAAACATAGTGGAATACACAGAAAACAAATCGGCGCAACTACAAGCTGACATGGATTCAAAAGCGCATCGCCCATATGATTTTCTTTTTTTAAATGGCCGCCTGCGCCCACATCGCAAAGCACTGATAGACGGCCTGCGTGAAAATCAGCTGTTGGATCATGCATTATGGACCAACCTGGGCAGTTCTGTTGAAATGGCATTTACTTCTGCACTGCAAACCAATCAGCTTGAGCCTATTAGACTGTTGCCCCCAGAATATGAAATTGAACGTGCTGTACCCAACATGGAATCAGCGTATGCACACAGTTTTTGCAAGCATCATTTGTTTGGCAATACCTGGGGCGATGCCATTGTTAATCCTGCTTGCTACACAAGCACATGGTTCTCAGTGGTAACAGAAACCATATTTGATTACCCGCACACATTTAGAACAGAAAAGATATGGAAGCCCATATTAATGGCACACCCATTTGTGGCAGCTGCCAACAGGGGTTACTTGCGAGACTTGCGCAACGCAGGATTCCGCACGTTCCACAACTACATCGACGAATCCTACGACCAAATTGATTGTCCAAGCAAGCGAATAGATAGTATAATAGCAACAATTGGCGAGATCTGTCAGAACGGTGCTGCTGAATTCTGGACAGCCGCCCAGGATATCTGTAAATATAATCAACAGCACCTAGTGGAGCACAATCAATTGGAACGTGCCCAACTCCCCATCAATTTAGAAAAGTATTTAGATGAACGATCTTGAGTTCCGTCAGCAAGTATTAGACCCTCTCTCAGCCAGCTTTTGTGCGGCAAAATGGTATAACGCAACCATTTGGTTAGGAAGTGGACAGACCACAAGTTGTCATCACCCGCCAGCTCATTTGATCGACAAAGATAAAGTCAGCATCAACCCTAGGCTACTGCACAATACTGATCAAAAGAAGGCAGATCGCCAACAAATGATCAACGGGGAGCGTCCCCCTGGCTGTGAGTACTGTTGGAAAATAGAAGACATGGGTCGCAATGCCATTTCAGACCGTGTGTATAAGAGTAAGATATATCCCATAGAGGCATTACATGAAGCTAGAAATACACCATACACTGAAGACGTCAACCTCCGTACACTTGAGATCGCTTTTGATCGCACTTGTCAGTTTGCTTGTAGCTATTGTAATCCAGCTTTCAGTTCAACATGGGTTAAAGACATCCGACGCAACGGAGCTTACCAGAACTTGGTCAGTGATGGTCGCAACCATTTTACCCATGATCATGCTAACGCACAACTTTGGGATTATGGAGAACACAATCCTTACATTGATGCATTTTTTAAGTGGTGGGAGTCGGATCTGCATCGCACACTGCAAGAGCTCCGTATCACAGGAGGAGAGCCCCTCATGTCTGGTCACACATGGAAGCTCATTGACTGGTTTCGAACAAATTCAGGCAAGAGTTCAACACGCCTGGCTATCAACAGTAACCTAGGCACAGACGTAGACATTGACCGCTTGCTAGATGCAACGCAAAACATGGCAATTGACATATACACTTCAAACGAAGCTGTGGGTGTGCAAGCAGAGTACATACGCGACGGGTTGGTCTGGGCGGACTGGATGAACAATGTCAACCGCTTGTTAAGTTCCAAGCAGTTCCGTAGCATACATGTGATGTGTACCATCAATGCCCTGTGCCTAGACAGCTTGGATCAATTGCTAGAGTGCATAGTGAAATGGAAGCTGGAGTATGGGCGTGATGCTATATCATTCACACTAAACATCTTGCGTTTTCCCAGCTTTCAAAGTCCGTTGATACTGCCTGCGGAGTTGAAAACACACTACAAAACAGTGTTGGAAACTTGGCTCACAAATCACAGCCACAGTGAATACCTGCACGAACACGAAATCAATCATTTACAAAGATTGATTGATTACCTGGATGTGGTGAAAACACCGCATTCAGACACATTTGAAATGCCCAAGCTATTGAATGATTTCAAACAATTCCACACACAGTATGACCAGCGTCGCAACAAAGACTTTGGCACAGCGTTCCCAAATCTGCAGGCCTGGTATAATTCACTATAATTCACTATAATGTCATATAATTACAACTCTACAGATCTAGTAAGACCCACAGAATTAACTGAGCGTGAGGAATTCTTACTAAAAGATTCAAAGACATTTTGCATTTATCCCTGGATCCATTTGCACGCCTATCCCACAGGCGAGGCATATCCCTGCTGTCATGCTGAAATGAAGCCAGGCATAGTAGGCAACTGTAGAACAAATACCTTAGAAGAAATATGGCAGGATGCACCCATGCAGAAGCTACGTGCAGACATGCTGAGCGAAACGCCACACGCTGCCTGCACACGTTGTTATGAGCAGGAAGAATCAGGATTCTTTTCAGGCCGTAAGAGTGCCAACAAACATCACGGACATCACATAAAGAAGCTGGATCAAAATCCTTTTGAAATGACCTACTGGGACATTCGTTTCTCAAACTTGTGCAATCTAAAATGCCGTAGCTGCGGATACATATTCAGCTCACAATGGTATCAGGATCAAGCCAAACTTGCTGGCGGCGACTGGAAAGCCCGCAACACAGTGCTAAACTATGCAGGGCGTACTGAAACTGACATGTGGGAACAATTAAAGCCTCATTTGGACTATGTGGAACAGATCTACTTTGCTGGCGGTGAACCCTTGCTTATGGCGGAACACTACAATATTCTAGACGAGCTGGTGCGAAGAAAACGCTTTGACGTTAGACTCATATACAACACCAACTTCACACACACGGATCTCAAGGGTCGTTCAGTATTTGAATACTGGCGCCAGTTCGATTCAGTTGCTGTGGGTGCCAGCCTGGATGCGTCGGGCGCACGTGGGGAATACATTAGAAAAGGCACAGACTGGGCCGTAGTAGAACAGAACAGACGTGATATGTTGCGTGTGTGCCCTGAAGTGGATTTTTACATTTCACCTACCTTGAGCATAATGAATGCCTGGCACCTGCCTGATTTCCACCGTGACTGGGTGGAAAAAGGCCTGATCCGCGCACAGGATTTAAATATAAATATCCTACAAGATCCTGCGCACTATAGAATAGACATTGCCACAGCCGAATACAAACACTCACTCACAGCACTGTATCAAAATCATATCCATTGGCTTAAAGGTCAGGACCCGCTAAATCGTGCCACACAAGGCTTTGAATCAGCCATTACCTTTATGATGGCCACAGACAACACACACTTGATAGATACATTCTGGCGCAAAACAAATGAACTAGATTCAATAAGAAATGAATCAATATTGGATATAATTCCAGAATTGGCGGCACTAAAATGAATATTCCACACGATCAATTTTGCGTATTGCCCTGGGTGAGTTTAGAAGCCTCTCCCATTGGCACTGTACGCCCATGTTGTCTGGCAGATGATGAACTGACGGATGACTCTGGCACAAAGTTCTCGCTATTGAATGCTAACTTTGCTGACATACAAAACTCACGTGCAATGACACGCCTGCGTGAACAGTTTCTTGCAGGCGAAAAGCCACAGACCTGCCGCAAGTGCTGGATGGAAGAACGTGCTGGCCGCACATCAAAACGCATGCACACCTTGGACAGAATGAAACACATGGGCATATCAGGAGAATGGACCACTGACGCCAAGCCGCTGATGTTCCTGGATTTGAAGCTGGGCAACATCTGCAATTTAAAATGTCGTATATGCGGATCATGGTCATCAAGCCAATTTGCCACAGAAGAATTAAATGACATGCATCCAGATGACGATAAGAAAAAGACATTTCCCTATCAGATGCTGCGAGCAGGTGCGTGGCCCAGGGAAAATCAATCATTTTGGACAGAAATTGATGCCTGTTTAAATGACATACGCTACATTGAATTTACAGGTGGCGAGCCATTCATGATTGATCAGCACTTTGACATGTTGCAGGGCATTGTGGATCGCGGAATTGCACATCAAGTGGAAATACACTACAACACAAATGGCACACAATGGCCTGCTCGCGGCCCGGACATCTGGCGCCATTTTAAAACAGTAGAAGTGGCGTTCTCAATAGATGATGTGGGTGAACGCTTTGAATATCAACGCACCAATGCAGACTGGGCATTGGTGCTGGACACAATCACAAGTTTTCAATATCTTAGAGATCAACTGCCCAACCTGCGTTTACAATGCTGTAGTACCGTGAATGTGTTTAATGTGCGGTACATTGATCAACTAGCACACTGGATAGCACTGCAACGCTTTGACTTTGTGTACTGGAACATGATGCATGATGCCTGGTACTTTTCAATTGCCACACTGCCTGACACAGCCAAAGCTGCTGTCACAGAACACCTACGTTCAGCAGATGTGCCCGCACAATATCGTGAGGAGTTTGATAGAATCACAGACTTTATGAATGGGGGTGCGTCAACGGACGGCTTTATGTTGCGAATGAAAGTACGTGATTTAGATCGCAAAAGAAAACAAAATTTACGTGATGTAGCGCCAGAATTTGCTGAAATAATTGGGTATGACTATGACCAGTAATCTGGTATTGATGCACGACACCAGACTGGTTCCTGCCAATTTGTCAAGGCATTTTCCTGTGGACTATGAGTTTTTTGATCCTGGCAAAACATATCCCAGCAACACAGTTTTTGTTTATGATCATTATCTCAGTGAAATTGCAGTCAAACAGCATCTTGACAGTCATCTGCAAGCTGGCTACAGAGTAATATACGACAACAAAAATGAACATTGGTTTACCACTGACCAATGGTGGATTGTTGAGCTGCTACAAAAATATCCACAACAACACCTTTTGTTTAGTTTGGGATCACAGCCTGGCGCATTGCCTGGACTCAGAGTGCAGGCTGTGCCTGCTTGGATATGGCTGCGTTGCCGAGACTATTGGGAAAAATTGAACTATCACAATATTGCATATACTCCAACTGCACGGTATAAAACATTGTGTATGATCAACTACACACGACCCTGGCGAGACCTGGTGTGGCAAGCATTGAATCCCATGGAGGCAGATGTGATGCGTAGTTATTTGTCCCAGGGGATCAGCATGCCCGACGATGTTACAGGTGATGGACACTTGTGGCAGGTAAATCCACGTTGGTTTCATATTTCTGCAATGAGCTTGGTGTGCGAAAGTTCAATTGGTGCTGTTTCTGGAGAAATTTCAGTCACTGCACCGTCAGGTGTGTTTGTGAGCGAAAAAAGTCTAAAGCCCATGGCCATGCAACATCCATTTATTGTGGTAGCAACCCCGGGTACCCTAGCAGAGATACAGAGTTTTGGATTTGAAACATTCCCAGAGTTATGGGACGAAAGCTACGATTCAATTGTGGACTTTGGTCAGCGATTAAACGTCATTATGCAACAAGTGCAACAGTTTGATACAGCACAATTAAACCAGCTGGTAGTGCAACAAAAACTCCAACACAATCAGCACAGGATTTTTGATCCTGCGGTAACACAGCAATTGCTACAGCAACAGGTGTTGGATCCCATATTAGAATTTTTAAATGAATAAACCTGATACCATGTGCCTGGCACCTTGGGTGCATACCTATCTAAGCCCGCAAACTGAACGGCGCATGTGCTGTGCGTCACGCGAGCCTGCACAGAATTTTCGGCAGTACATAGACACTGAGTCAGGTACTGGTCAGTATATTCCTGTCACACTTGAAGAACATTGGAATTCAAATCACATGCGATCAGTGCGTCGCAGAATGATGGCCGGAGAAACTTTACCTGAATGCGAAGTATGCAATGACCGACTCCTTAACACTAGCGTTTACCGCACCTACTTCGATCATTTATTTCAGCACAAACTGCCAGAAGTATACGCTAACACACAGCCCGATGGCACTACGACTATGGAACCTGTTTCATGGGATTATAGGTTCTCAAACTTATGTAACTTCAAATGCAGAACCTGCGGAGATATGCTTTCAAGTGCCTGGGAGAGTGAACAAAAACAGAACAACATGGTCAACTGGGCTGATCCTAAAAACAATTGGATGCGAGACAGTATACGTGACAGCATCTCCCAATTTCAGGATAGTCAAATTGAAGCCGAATTTGCTGCCGCCGTTGAACAACATCGTGTAGAAGAAATCTACTGGGTGGGCGGAGAGCCGCTAATGTACGAACAGCATTGGCGCCACATGAAAAGAATTGTTGAACTAGGAGATGGACCACGTGTTTATGCTAGATATAATACTAATCTCAGCCGTGTGCGTTACGGCGGTGTGGATCTATTTGATGATATCCTGGCGCACATTCGCGATTGGCAAATATGTGCTTCCCTGGATGGAACTGAGCAGATCGGGGAATATATTCGTACAGGATTGGATTATGCACAGTTCTGTCGTAATTTTGAACACGGACTCAAATACGCTACCAACCCTAGACAGATGCGTCTTGACTTTACCCTCACACTGCCCGGCATGTTCGAGACTGGCGCAATGGAAAAGTTATCACAGACGTATGGGGTACAATTGTTAGCCAAAGTGATATTCAGCTTTAGTCCAGACATTGTTATGAGTCCACTTGCGCTGCCCAGACACTTGTTGGATCCATGGGTTGACGAACTAGCAGGCCGCTCCGCAGGTGACATGCGTGATGTACTGCTACAATTAAAGAACCGTCCATGCTTTGAGGAACAATGGCCGGATACATATCGCGCAGGACTTGCAAAAGGCAAAGCTCGTGTGTTACAATTAGAAAGCATACGCACACAGAAGATTACTATGGCAGAAATACTTGCTCAAAGACCAGCAGTGCTAGAATGGTGGAATAAAATTGCTTGATCACATTGAAATAGACCTACGCGGACAAAACAGCCTACTAACTGTGCATATAGATGTGGCGGACAACACACTAAGTCGCAAATGGCTAACCGCGCTAAATGACATCATTAGAACTGATCTTCATTTGGAAAAGAATTACTGTTGGATGGGATGGACTGAAAGTGAACGAAATGCACAATACCTTTGTGAGCAAATTAATGCTAGTATTGATCACATCAATCGAAGTGGTATTGGCTATTGTATTGATTGTGATGCTTATACTGTAGAGAATACCATTGAGCCAGGAATCATTGGCACCAATCTAATCATCGGTGGCGTGGTGCATGAAAAAATGAACAATCTACACAGGTATTTTGAAGACCTACAAGGGTGGTCAGGTGGCATTTCAAATTATTATACTCGTGCAGATCCTGCTACACGCTGGCACATACGTCAACTAAATCTCCTGTGTCATGAATATGAAAGTCTTGTATTGAGCATGCGCAAGGCTGTGCATGCCCCTGAATGGCGCAGACCCTCACAGTTGATGTGTTGGCTTAATGCACCGCGTTTTGCACTAGAACCCGCGGACTATGAATTGTTTGGCGTAGAAACCATCAACAGAACTCTAGGCGGTGTTTATTTGGGTGTAAATAAAGCAGTTGGCAAACATCACTGGGAGGTGTTCAATGATGAAGGTAGGGATTCGCGTGTTGGCGAGCTTGTTACTACAGGACTGCGTGCTCAAACTGAAGCCGCTGGCGACTTTGATATCGAATGGGCCCGTGACCCAGGAGCATATCACTGGCAAATCAAAAAGTTACAAGAATTCCGCGCCTGGCTATTGGACAATGGGTTTGATCCAGAGGACAAAAGTCTCACCATTGGTCACCCAAAGGTGGCACAAGTTGACGTGATGCGAACATTTGGAACAACGGATTATGAAAAGATTTGGGCGCAGTTGGCTCAACATCTTGATGTGTTGAGCATACGTACCGGGTGGGGCGAAGCTACATACAACTATCGCTGGAGCGATCCAGACTATCATGAACAGCAAATAAGGAGATTGAAATGAATTGGATTAGACAAATTTGGGATAGAATTACACTAGAGTATCGTTATCGTAAAAAACTAAAAGAGCTACGCAAAAGAGATCCTTTTATCTACAAATGAAAAATCAGTTACTCACAATAGGTGATAGCTTTACACATGGTGACGAATTGTCAGATGTGTATCAAGCCTGGCCCTATCGTCTGTCAGACAAACTAGGATACGAAGTCCACAATCTTGGACAGTCAGGGTGCAGTAACGCTAGTATTTTGCGTAGAACATTAGAAGAACTTGCGACCAATCATTATGATTTAGTTATTATAGGGTGGACTTATCCGGGTAGAATTGAATGGAAAGATGACATTGGCATAGCGTATGATTTATGGCCAGGTGTGCCCAACGATACTAAATTTTTTAAAGATCATCCTTGGAGAGTTGATTTTTTAAACTTTATAAGTCAACATCACAATTCTGCTTATCTATACCAACAGTATCTGATACAAACAATTTTGTTGCAATCGTTTTGCCAAGTCAACAGCATTGATTATAGAATGTTAGATGTACAATGGCACAATTACTACAGAAAAGTTGGATCAGAAATGCATGATAAGTTAGAAGCAAAAATAGATACAACAAAATTTATAGGTTGGCAAAAGTTTGGTATGAGAGAACTAGTGGCTGATTTACCAAAAGGTCCTCAAAATCATCCGCTAGAACAAGGACATGAGAGAATAGCAAATGAAATCGCAAAACATATTGGGAATTAGTGCAGGCTTTCATGACGCTGCCTTGACCTTGTTAGACCAGCACGGCAAGATTGTGTTTGCCGGCCATTCAGAACGTTACAGCAAGCAAAAAAATGATGCTGATATTTCATCAGCCATGCTTGACGAAATTGACATGAGTCAGGTAGGTACCATTGCGTACTACGAACGTCCGTGGATGAAACAACTGCGTCAATGGTATGCAGGACAGGGTATTGAGTGGAACAAAGTAACCACAAGACAAATACTAGAGCAACAGCTTGGCGCTGACCAAGTCAATGGCAAACGCATTAAAAACTACAATCATCATTTGTGTCATGCTGCTGCTGGTTTTCAAACAAGCCCTTATCCCATAGCCACAGTGGTTGTGATAGATGCTGTGGGCGAATGGGACACAGTGTCAATCTGGGGAGCAATGTATGATAAAAATCTTAAAGCAACGTATACTCGACTTTGGTCGCAGAGTTATCCACATTCAATTGGATTATTCTACAGTGCTATTACTAAGCGCATTGGCCTACACCCACTAGACGAAGAATACATCACCATGGGCATGGCCGGATGGGGAACACCTCGATGGACCGAAGTCATGCGTGATGTACTCGTGGACAATCCAGAACAACTGCGGTTTAGATCAAACTTACACACAGGACTTGATTCAAGTTTTTTAGATTGTGCAACCAATGAAGATATTGCTGCTTCGGCACAACAACTCACAGAGTATCTAATACACCAAGTTATGACCAAGGCCAAAAACTTTGGGTGGAGTGACAACTTGGTTTACATGGGCGGAGTGGCGCTAAACTGTTTGGCCAATAGGAGGTTAGGTGAATACTTTGATAACATATGGATTATGCCTTGTCCTGGTGATGCTGGCAGTAGCCTGGGCGCCGCCGCTCTTGCACACGGCGGTTGTGTTCAGTGGACTAGTGCTAGTCTTGGCCATAATATACCTGGTGATTACCCTGTTTACAATGCCATGGCTGCTCTTCTCACTGATCGTATTGTGGGTGTGGCATCGGGCCGAGCAGAATTCGGACCCAGAGCCCTAGGCAATAGATCATTGCTAGCAGACCCCCGTGGCGCTGACATAAAAGACCAAGTGAATTCGATCAAACGCAGACAAAAATTTAGACCTTTTGCCCCAGTTATTCTGGAGGAGTTGGCTGACGATTACTTTGATATGCCTCGTTGCTGGAGTGACAGTAGGTATATGCAAATTGTCGCTCGTTGCCGGCATCCTGACTTATTTCCCGCTGTTATTCATGTTGACGGCACTAGTCGTGTACAGACTGTGCCCCGCGACGGATCAGGCATAAGAAAGCTGTTGGAAGCATGGTACGCCGAGACAGGTTGCCCTATGTTGCTTAATACAAGTTTAAACATACGTGGGGAGCCAATGGTAAACGACAGAGCAGACGCAGACCGATTTGAAACACTGTATGGTGTAAAGGTATGTTCATGATTATAATTATGGGCGATAGTTGGGGCGTGGGAGAATGGGGATCGGATAAAGATCGCAGTTGTTGTTTAACGGGTCCGGGAATAGGTCAATTGTTTTCTTTGCATGGCAAAGTAATAAATTTTAGTCAGGGCGGTGCTAATAATTTTGAACAACAACAGGAGTTTGAACGGTTGTTGGCAAAATTCAAACCAGATGACAATGATCAATTTTATTGGATAGTTACAGATCCTTTAAGAAATGTTGTACCTAGCACGTTACTAGAAACTGCTTCAAGTATTGAATCTGCCGCACAAGAACTGTTAAATTTGTTTTTTAAAAATATTAATTTCATTGCAACTAGTCGCAATATAACCATTAGGTTAATTGGAGGGCTCTGTGATCTTGAACCTATATCTTACAGCCATTTAAAAGTGGTTGTTCCAAGTTGGTGCAAAATGCTTAATGCAACTCATACATCATCAATTTTTGTAGATGACACAATTAAAGAGCTTGCACCATATATTGCAGCGCATAGGCCTGATTTAAAACATGAATGGACAGAAATAGCCAAAACTGCATTGGACAAAAGAAAAAGTGTTAAGTACTTAGAATCTTGTGGGCTAATAGTGGCAGACCATCCTTCAAGACAAGCGCACAGATTACTAAGAGATTATTTGTCACCGGGCAACGAAAATGTTTTTTAAAAACATTGGTGTTAATATAATGCTAATTCAATCAGTTGATTCTTGTGGGAGTTTGACCTTGCACATACGTGGTGAGCCCATGGTCAACGATAGAGCAGATGCAGATAGATTTGAACGTGAGTATGGTGTCAAGGTCTGTTCATGAATGTGCATGCAATTCATTTGCCCAATCAGGCTCGATGTTTTTTAATTGACAGCTTTTTCCCACAAAGTCATCTAGCCAGCATACATGAAATATGTGAGGCTTTCAGCAAAGAGTCTGTGGCCTGGCAGCATCCTGAGTGGACCACGTATCGTTACATATATCAAAACTGCTCACCTGAATGGCAGTCAGTTGTGGACTATCTAAAAGTTCCCAACCCAGAACTCACTCAAGCACTGGGCTATGCTGTGACATGTGATGAAGTGTTGTTATGGGCAGAGTTTCAAGGCATTGGAATATTGCAACCGCATGTTGAAATACCCGGCGGTAAAAATCTCAGTCAGTTGTATATTACCAAACAGCCAGTGCCCAATAACGGCACTACCATCTATACCGATCAAAAAGAAATATTATGCTTGTTGCCGTATCGTGACAACTTTGGATGGTTCTTTGATGACAGTGGTCGAGTCATGCATGGGCGTGACAATGACGTACCACCAGACATCATACGTTTTACCATGATGATGCACTGGTCTAAAGTGTAATTACAGATAAGTTTCTAAACCGCCACGACGGCGGATATCCTGTGTGCAACAAGATATACCGCCGTCCCAGAAGTAGCTGTGACGCAACTCACATATAATGGGTTCAATCCCATGCTTCCTACAGTAATCAAAAACTTCTTTGTTGTACGCACTAAAGATCACGTGCGATTCATCTAACACAAGACAGTTGACATCAAACACAGTTTCGGCCACAAAGCCAGTCCATTTGGTCAGATAAGTGTTCACAAAGTCTGTGAACTCAGGTGTGGGTGTTTGGCCTTGCACATACCATGCGCCAGGTGATTGTTCGTACTTGAACTTGCCCACTTCCATAGCGGCCCAGATTGAACTGTCCCAGATCTTACATACGTCCCAGCCAGGAAAGTCTTTGGCTAGATCCAAGTTAACATCGTGCTTGCTGGACAGTAACACACCGGGTTTGAGAATAGCAAACACAGCATCACCGTGTCCATCTGTAACAGCTTCGTGTATGCGATACTCTGGACCTAGGCAATTGTCCACAATCCAACGAGTTTGATCAGGACGCAAAAAGTCTGAGTTGTCAAAGAACACATCACGCCCCACACGCACAATACAACTTGCACTTGCACCATTTAGTATGCAATCTGGATCCCAGGCGCTTTTGTGTGGGTTAATGACTGCATCTCCGTAGCCTCGGCAAACGTTATCCAGTTCAGGCATGGCCAACACACGCAACAATTTGCCGCCCAAGGTGATTTGCCAGTCGCGTGGTGTGAGTGGCGGCAGCGGAGCACCTCCTCCTTCAGTTTGGAACCATACAAATTGATCTTTTGCAGGTAGATCTGGACGACGAACTTGAGCTCCAAACTGCTCAATGGTCTTGGACAAGTTAGCAAGATCTTCTTCAGTTTCATGGAGAATCTGTTGCAGTTGATTGCGCACTTGTGGATTGTCTATGAAATCAAAGTAGTCAGGCGAGTAAGCACGACCCACAATTACTTCTTCAAGTGGTTGCCAGCTGGTGTAGGAGTTAACGATATTGCTCATGTATTTTCTCAATCAAGCTATTTAAACGCTTGCTCTTGTTGGCAACAAATAATTGCTGGTTGTGTTCTATGTCTGCTCTGGCAGCTTCGAACAACTGCGGTAACCTGGGTTGAGCGGCTGCTATGCTGTCACGCAAGCTCTCCCAACGCTGTGTGTGGTTTGCAATTTTATCGTAACTGTTATCCAGTATGCCATCAAACACACGATAGCCCAGATCACGCAACACTTGCAAACTACCAGCACCACCGCCCACAAAAAACAACTGCCCGTGTTTGATAGGTTTGAATGTTTTTTCTGTAACAAATGCACCATTTGACTGATCCACATCAAATTGACTTTCCAACACTATGTTACAGTATGCGTTTGCAAAATATTTTGGTTCCATTACAGAATGATTGTTGCGATCGCTATCACTTAGTTCATCGCTGATGTAAGGTGCCTGATCCAGGAACCGTTTGCGATCATAACGCAGCTGACTGATCATATCTACTTCTATTGGGCAGTCGGTATCTTCACCGTAAGGTTCTTCACAATAACTCCAATAACTGTTGCTCAGTATACCAGAGCGATGCAGGTCTGCCATGGCAGTGGCCCGCCACCATTTGTGCAGTCTGCTCAAACAAGTAAAATCTCGTTCTCGTGGCAAGTTGTGAATTTCTAAAGGCGCACTGTTGATGTTGCGCTGATAATACCACAGTTCAAAGTCGTGAAATGTAACAAAGCCGGGCAACTGGTCTGCGGATGTATTACTGCTGACAAATATATAACAGTCTGGTGGCAACAGGTGTTGTTCGGCTAATGCGTCCAGTCTGTTTTTGATTCGTCTAGGACTGTCACCTTCGTGGTACATGAACAACACACGTAACTCACTGCGGTGCAGTTTTTTTCTTACAGCAACTGTCATTAATTCAAAGTAGTCAATGTCAAAGTCAAAGAATCCCAAGCAAACAGGATAGTATGTGTTGGCTGGCAAGCTGTGGTCGATGTTGTGAACTGTTAAATCAATACCATGTTGACCACAGTATTCTTGTATTCGCACAGGAGTAGTGTATGGCCAGTGCTCGCCAAACTGTCTCCAGCCGGGAGTGTAAGGTCTAGCTTCGTGCCGTGCCAGGGCAGGATATATTTTACCTTTGATGGTTTGATCAGCAACAAGATTAAGTTTGTAATTCATACAACATGTTTTGTAGTTCAGGCCAAAGTATGCTAGTCAATCCGCCTTGGTAAAAATGATGAAAGTTGTGTTCTACTAAGGGCACACATGCACGATGAATTTGCTCACGTTCTTTCAACGACAAACTGTCAAGGTCCTTGAGTAATTTTACTACCTTTTCCACACGCAGTTGATCATCGGTTTCTTGGTCGTAACTTTCGTCAAACACAGAATCAAATGTTTTGAAACCATAACTGCGCATGTATTCCAAACTGCCAGCAGGCGCCATCAACACAAACGGCATTTCTAATGCAATGGCCTTGAATGTTTTTTCAGTAATGTGCAATCGACGTCCAAAATAAACTGTTTCAGTTGGCACATACACAAGAGAATCCTGCGCTTCTGTAAAATTGGTAAGCCAACAGCTGGCCATCTGTTGAGTTTCTTCGCCAGCAAACAGTCTAGGCAATTCAGCAGTTCGAAACACTTGCTCAATGTCTGGATATATGTTATTATACTTCTTAGCAATGTCAACAATGTCAACATTTTCATACACACAGACTCGTGGAGCTGAAATGTGATTGTGTTCCAATTGCTGTTTGAACACATGATACAAAAACAACACTCGATGATCACGTTTGCCAGCAACAATCCGATTGGGACTCATGAACGTTTTGGTAGGAGCACGATCACGTGCTCTAGGAATCAAAAAAGACTTATCGTATCCACGAAACCAATCTTGACAGGCCCATCCATGATAAAAATAGTAATGACTTTTCCAGCCATATATATCACACAACTGTTCAACTTGTTCTCCATGCTCGCTAACAATAACATGTCCTTGTGATGTTTTTATTTGTTTGTTTTTAATAATGTTTGCTAAATTTAGATCAGTATAATTTGCAATTAAAAAATCAGCCATGTTAATGTAGTTGCTGTCAGGATCGTTAAGTCTGTACACAACATCAGCCATGCGATCTAACACTTCGTTAAACAATCCTCCATGTGCATCTAAATGAACTGGTTCTTGATCATGAAAAAATATATAATCTTCTTCCTCGATGCCATCATACCCAAAATTCAACAATGCGTTGGGGCTGGTATCACCAGGTGGATCACAAAAGAACATGCGTGTGCCAGGAACATTTTGCTTGATCCAAGGCCAAAATGTATTGTTGTAAATTTCGTCTATTCTAATCATGTTTGATGTTTTTTATTCGGGGAAAAAACCCAATGTTGTGGTGGGAGTACAAGAAGCTGAATCGATTGATCATGCACGTCAGTTGAGTCGCACACGATATTTTTGGTGGATACACTACTTAGCAGATCTCGAGCACTGGGATTTTTCTTGGGAGCCTGTACCGTGGCAAAGTCACCAACGCCACGCCTGGGCCAACCAACATCAACCTGACGCTGGCATATATCTTGTGCCTGCAAACTGGGATGGGCAAGAAACCAATTATCACTCTGCTCCTGCAATACATCACGGGGTTGATGCAAACTACTGGCACATTCCCGGCTGGATTGATGCTACCAGCATAGATCCACAATGGAGTCCAGACCCAATGGATCCACCTTATATCTACGAGTTTCCTGTGGAGTGGGGATGGGATAGAATTGGTGGGCCACAGTATCGAGTTCCTGGTGCTAGTGAAATCAAATACGTCAACGCTTTTGTAACAAAAACTCAGCACAATCCATTGCCTTGGTTTCAGCATTGTGAGTTTAACTGGACTGACGAAGCCTATCGTTGGCGCCCATGTCCCGAAGATCCTCCTTACATCTATGTGTTTGGTAATCAATGGTATCCAGCTGAAGTCATGCCTACTGTGGAATATCGAGTTCCTGGCGCCACAGAACGCAAATACATGGATCTGCGTGTGCAGTTACCAGAACGTCACACTAACCACTGGCACACTTTGCATGATTGCGAATGGGATTATTCATGGGTGCCAGACCCAGGAGATCCACCTTATATCTATGTTTTTGGCAATCAACATTGGCCTGCTGAAAAAATGCCCACAGTGGAATATCATGTGCCAGGCGCTACCGAGCGCAAGTACATGCACATGACTGCAAGATTACTCAGTGACAAAACCAATTGGACCATACACGAATACATCAAACGATGGGACTATTCATGGGTGCCGGATCCAGGAGACCCACCATACATCTACATATGGGGCAATCAACATTGGCCCGGCGAGATCATGCCCACCTTAACATATACAATGCCTGGTGCAACAGATATCAAATACGTAGATGGACCACAACCTGAGTTGGGCAGTTGCATGGGCAATTGGGAATGGTGCGAAGATATCAACGACAGTGAGTGGGATTGGACGTGGGTACCCAACCCCAAGGACCCTCCCTATATCTATGTGTTTGGCAATCAATGGAATCCGCCAGAATTAAAAGCCAGTATCAAGTATCATGTAGATGGTGCTACAGAAGTCAAGTATATGGATCGACGCACCACAAGATTGCCGCAGCCTGATCTTTTTACTAATGTTCTTCCAGTGACGCAGTTTGATTACTCTTGGGAACCTGATCCCACAGATCCGCCAATGACCTATGTGTTTGGTAGTCAGTGGAATCCTGGTGTGCTAGAACCCGCTGTAACATACAGCACTGGAGGCACAGAAATCAAGTATGTAGACAACATAATTGCTCAAGTGGCACCAAACCCTGAGTCCTGGACACTGCTGGACGATGTGATAGAGTTTGACTACAGTTGGAGACCAAATCCCACAGATCCCCCTTACATTTATGTGTTTGGTAATCAATGGCTAAGTGCAGAAGTCCGACCTGCACTAGAGTATCATGTGCCAGGTGCTACAGAACGCAAGTACATGGATCATCCACGGGCTCAACGTCGTGGCAACCCAGAGTTATTTGTGAAGTTACATCCTTGTGCGTTTGATTGGTCGTGGGAACCAGAACCAGGATCGCCTCCTTACAAGTATGTGTTTGGTAATCAATGGCACGCCGCAGAAATCATGCCCACAGTTGAATACAACATGCCAGGTGCTACTGAACTCAAGTATATGGACGAGCCAAAAGCTAAACTACCCGAAAACCCCAATCGACCTTGGTACAATGTAGTTGAGAGCGACATGGATTATTCATGGGTACCGGATCCCGGAGATCCTCCATATATCTATGTGTTTGGCAATCAATGGCACTCAGCTGAAATCATGCCCACAGTAGAATATCGCATGCCCGGCGCTACAGAACGCAAGTACGTGGATATATCCGCACAATTGCTACCTGACTTGACACACTGGCACATACCTGATCATGTTGATGTCACGGACATGGACTTCTCTTGGGTACCTGATCCAGGTGAGCCGCCCTACATCTATCAGTTTGCCACACAGCACCAAAAAACAGGCGGCCCGCAATATCGGGTGCCATGTGCTAGTGAAGTCAAGTATGTGGATATGATGCGAGCCGAAGTCAAACGTGAGGCTGTGCCTATTTTTGAAATTGATCACATGGACGGCAATGCTGGTCAGATCCCTAACGTGGTCAAAAAGATTCGATATTTTGACAACTATAGAGACACTCTAATACGTCTGGCCAAGAGTCTAGTGGGCGAATACGAGCATGTGTGGGTGTGTAGCAGTATATGCGATTACACTGACTTTGATTTTTCATGGCATCCAGAAACATGGCAAAGCACCATGCTCCATGTGTTCCCTAGCAACAAACAAAAGTTTGGGGACACATTCTACATGCATGTGCCTACCTTTGCTGAACGAGCAGAAAAGAAACAGTTGTTAGAATGGTATTCGGTAAACTATGTGTCACGACGGGCAGTGCCACGCAGACCTATGCCTGTGATTGTGCATGATGGCGACAGTCAAGTTGATGCTGTAAAGTCACAAGACTTTGTGGGTCCATTGGCCATGTTTACCAATCATGACTATGTGCCTAGCGACCTTGTTACAGTGCCCTTGTGGCGGCAAGAAACCAAGACTATTGTGCCTGTAAGTTCAGGCGCTGGCAGTGTAGTTGTGCCTAAAGTGGCTGTGCCCTTTATCAAGACACAGTTGTATGACTATCCGCACATAGACAAAACACAACGAATGTTGAAAGACAAGCCATTAGACATTGTGTTTATCAGCAATGGTGAAATCAACGCTAATCGACACTTTGAACATCTAGCCAGTGCGACTTGTAATTTAAAAAATAAACTGCATCGTGTGGATGGTGTGAATGGACGTGTGGCTGCTTATCATGCTGCCGCACAGGTCAGCGGTACACCTTGGTTCTTTGCAGTATTTGCTAAGTTGCAGGTCAATAAAGAATTTGACTGGAACTGGCAACCTGACCGCATGCAACAGGCCAAACACTATATCTTTCATGCCAAGAATCCTCTCAATGGACTGGTATACGGACACCAGGCCATGATTGCATACAACAAGAAGTTAGTGCTAGAGAACAAAGGTCTGGGCCTAGACTTCACACTAGACCAGCCACACGAAGTAGTACCCATCTTGTCAGGCACAGCATGGTACACTGACTCACCGTGGATGGCCTGGCGTACTGCTTTCCGTGAAGTAATTAAACTGATGACCACTTTGCCTGATGTGGAAAGTGAATACCGCTTGAACAAATGGCTTGATATCAACAGCGACGAAGCGGACCCGCAGTGGAGTCGACTTGGTGCAGAAGATGCTGAGGAATATTACAACTCAGTCAACGGAGACTTTGCAGAACTGCGAAAGAGTTATGATTGGGCTTGGCTGGCTAGCTATGCGTTTATTAAACGATCTCTAACAACTGATCAATAATGTATTCTACCTCTAAGTCTGTAAGCTCAGGGTAGATAGGCAAACTCAAACATCTGCGGCTAAGTGCATAACTGGCACTCAACATGTCTGGCCCTTGGTACTGTTGGAATACAGGCAGTTCCTGTAGTGGTTCGGCATAGTGGATCTTGGTTTCAATCTTGCGCAAAGAGAGATTGCGTTGCACAATGTCACGTTGATCCACTTCAATCACAAACTTGTGATAGCAATGTTTGTCAAAATTGCTTTTGTCAATCAATGATCGTATGGGTGACTTTTCCAAGCGGTTCATCCAATAGGCAGCAATAGTACTTCTACGACTTTGCCATGCAGCCAAGTGCCGGGTCTTGATCATCATTTGCGCACAGTCCACCTCACTCATGCGTGAGTTGGTGCCTATTTCGCTGTGCTTGAGATACTTGCCGTTGTTTACATAGTCTCTAGCAAACTCTTGCAGTTCATACCTGTTGGTCACTACAGCACCACCGTTGCCGTAGTTGGCAAAGTTTTTTGTAGGGTCAAAACTTATAGCGGCTGATTCGCTATGTCTATGGCATTTGTCGGCCAACCAGTGCTGTGCGGCATCTTCCACAATGATGTCGCCGTGATTGCGCCAGTGCTGATGAACACTCTGTCCATACAGGCCAACAAGGCACACTGCTTGATAACTTAGGTCTCGAGGCAACTTTCTATAGTCCATTTGCCCATAGTTGTCTGTGTCCAAGATGTAGATATTCCAGCCGGCTCGAATCCAAGCATTGGCAGTGGCTGGATAGGTCAGCGCAGGTATGACCACTGTGGGTGGTGTGATGCCGATCTTGCTTCTAAAGTATTCAGCAATGATCTCTAGGGCATGTGTGCCTGAGTGACACAAGGTAGCATACTTGACACCGTTCTTTCTGCTGATCCAATGCGCAAACTCAGCAGTATAGTTGCCATCCATCAGTTGTCCCGAACGCAACACTTCATCAGTCACGTCCAGGATTTCCTGTCGGAGATTGTTATACTGCTTGCGGAGACCAGTAAACGGAATTGTTAAGCCAGTGGTAGTAATTTTCAAATCCTTCTTGAACATCAACCCGGGGATCAAAGCCTAATACTTGTCTGGCCTTGTCGATATTTAGTGCGCCACGGCTGGGAAAGTCTGCGTCTTTGTCTTTTACTTCTATTGAGCCCGAGCCCACAATGTCAACCACCATTTGGGCGGCCTGGAGGAGTGAGACTGAATGAGATTTAGTGATATTGTAAGTGTCGTTCGCAGCACCCACTTCCAATGCAGCCGCCACAATGCCATCCGCAGCGTCATCAACATAGGTAAAGTCAAGAGTCTCTCCCGCTCCGTTGACATTGAGAACTTGACCACGCATGGCTCGGAGCATAAATTTTGCCACAACACGATCTTCAACATCCAACGGACCGTATACCGCTGAGGGGCGTATAATAACATATTCCATTCCTGTTCGACGAGCATAATCTTTTACCAGCCATTCTCCTGCAAGTTTCATGATGCCGTATTGTCCAATTGGATTGCACGGAGCATCCTCAGTTACCTGATCGTCGAAGTCTCCGTACACCATTGAGCTTGAGATGTACACAAAGCGTCTAACACCGTATCTTTTGGCACTCTCAAGAACGTTGATCAGGCCACGCATCATTACATCAGCGCCGTGTGCAGGATTGGCGTTGACAACTTTCTGACGTGGAAATGAGGCCATATGGACAATCACTTCAGGCTGTTGAACTCTGATCACATAGTCAATGGTGTCCGCAGTTTCAATTGAGGCTGCATACAAAGGATGCCGATCAATCTTGACGGCTCGTTCTTCCATCAAGTAGTCTAATTCGGCCTGTGGAATAATGCCATAGTTGGTTTTGTTGTCAATGATGCTGACTGTGTGACCCTGGCGTTTGAGCCTTTGCACCACATTGTGTCCAATTAGGCCGTAGCCACCAGTTGTTAGTATTTTCATTTGTTTCTCCACTTCATTTGATACCACATATAGACTCGTTCGTCCATTATGGTAAAGTTGCCTGCTCTACTGTAGTCCCAAAAACGCCCATTGATATATTGTCCTGGATAGCCATAAGTTTCGATCAACCAACGCTCTTGCTCTATAGTATGCACACCTTTGTGTTTGTACAGTGTCATTGGCACAAACTTTTCACCATCCCATACCTGCTTGCGCACCGGAGGTGGGAGAACTATATCTGACTCGTCGGCATATTCTATTACTGGTTGCCACCCCATTTGAGCCTCCAGAAACATTCATTCTGTTCGCTGAGTCTGGCCACAATATCATAACGATGCCCGTAACTGGCATAGTCAGTAGTTCTGTGCCAGTAAGGTTTTTCCACAGCATGTTCCATGACGAATTTACCAGCATCACTTTCTTGCCATTCGTAAATGGGCTGTGCCACAAACAGGTCTGGATCTTCAACATCGCCCATGCGGATGGTGTGTACTATAACATCACGGAAACTGATCCATTTACCATCAACCCATTTGGTTTGAGATGGTTGCCAGTGAGTGGGTTTGGTATGATCTTGTGTGATGCCCATGTGCTAGTATAGCACACCGACTATGATTGTGCAACCAAGTCTGCAGCCATTGGAAAGATTGCAGTAATGGCCTGGGCACAAGCACGGGCAATATCCATGTGTTCTTTTTGGGTGCCATTGCTGGCACGAAGTTCGATGTAATGTATCCACGAGCGCAATGTACCGTTCATGTACATGCGGCTAACAGTGAGACCTTCGGGCAACACTGCACGAGCTTGTTCTTTGGCAATACCGTTGTCAATAGCCCACTTGTACTCTTTCTTCACAGCATACAACACACGCTTTTGAGCACGTTCCCACTCGTAAGCAAGAAGCTTCTGCTCCTCATCCTCCATGTCCAAGTCTACGCTGTTCTGTCTATTCCGGGTGTCTTGGAATCGTGCCTCACGTAACACAAACGCCTCATCGAGTTCAGCTGTAGGATCAGCATATCGCTGGGAGAACTCTTGAAAGCTGAAACTTCTGTGACGTAGAATCTGTCGCGCAATGTCACGGGTGGTGACAATTTCCATGCAGGCAGAGACCATTTCGAGTGGGCTCCAGTGCTGGTGCTTGATAAGGTATCTGATGAGTCGTTCGCTTGTGTCTGTGTTGAATTGATTGGCTGGGTTGGACACACGGGCGCAATACGCAATGAGTTCCTGAGCGTCATCAACACCTTGGGATCTAAATGATTCAGTTGGTTGACTGTAGGAAAGTAGCTTAACATTCATTTTAATTTGATAAGAATTTTATCAGTTTCGGGTTGTACAATTTCGGCAACAGCCGCGGCATCAACAATAAAGTTAACGGTATGAAGATCAGCTTCAATTTCACTAAGTGTGCGGCCCACAACAATCTCTAGTTCTTCACTGTCGAGACCCTGGCGCCGCAGTGTCTGCAGATTGATGGTTTTCTGTTTGCCACCTTTCTGCCGAATCACCACTTTTTTAATACATTCAAGTGGAATTTGTGTTTTGGTAACCTCATCAATGAGGTGCTCCCACTTGGCTAGAAATTCGTCACTGAACGGCATGTGCGGTTACCTTGGCAGGTCGACCACGTTTCTTTGCTGGTGCAGCCACAGGTGCTTGCACGGTGTTGTTTACAACCACTCCAGGAAACATACGTTCAGCTTCTTTTTTCATTCTAGCAGCTTCGTTGATCAAGCCCTGTGCGTCAGCTTCCATGCGCTTGGCTTGCGTTAACATATTTGATGCAAGTGTTTTGTCATCCAGTGCATTGGAGGCATCGGCTTGCATGACTGGCATGCCGGCACGTTGTTGAGCAGCTTCTTGTTCTAAACGTTGACGTTTGAACTCTTGCTCGGCCTGGCGCTTTTGCGCAGGATCAACCAAGCCAGAATTTGAATCTAGATCAGCCATGCGTTTGGCAGCATCTTGACCTGATTCCATTTCTTTGACCAGTCGATTGAGTTCGTCTAGCTTGACTGAACTGGTTGTGGTAGGAGTAACAATAACTTGATTGGTAGGAATCTTTTTAAGCATGCCTTCTTTGTGCAATGCTTCAAGGATTGCACGACCATCAGGCAGCAAGCTACGATGTAATGCATTGGCTAATGAAGTTTCTTGTTGTCCTGTTGGACTTTCTAACACTCTCATTACGGTATCATGAATGTGTGTGGGCAACACATCTGGATAAATTACAAGGCACATGTGATCTTCGCCAGGTATCTCTCTGAATATAATTGCGACCTTTCGATCGCCGTGACGTCCTACGTGTTTAAGCATTTTGATCTCCTTGTGCTTGTTGTGCTTGTAGTTGAGCTTGACTATGGTCGAGAAACTTAGACAGTTTGTCATAGAGTCCACCAACAGTGCTCATTTCGGCTGCTTTGAATGCACCCCGATTGCAAGCCGCTTCGAGAAGCGACTTCATTGAAGCCATATCGGCTAGGGTAAGTTGTACATTTTCCATACAGATATTTAATATATAAACATCTGACGGAAATGTTTTTATGGGGTATTTTGGAAGAATTTGTTGGCCTTTTGGACAGCCTCTTCAATGGTCAGCGCAGGCACTATCACAAATGCCTGGTTGCTCACTATCTCCATGTCGTAAGGTATGCTACCAGTAAAACAAAAATCTTCTGGCACTTCCACCTGCACTTCAAAGTCCTGCATGCGGCGTGCTCGATCAATTACGTCAAGATGATCGCTCACAGGATCTTACGCTCGTGGATCAGTGTTTCAAAGGTATCCCAGACTTTTTGGAACTTGCGTTCGTAGTAGTCAATCAGGACCTTGGTGTCTTCAATGCTGGCACCTTGATCAATGTACATTTGCAAATCATTCGTGATCTTCCAGCACTCCATAATTTCTTGCTCAAAATCAAAACGGTCACTCATTTGAACTCCTTTAGTTCTTTGGGTTTCACAAAAATAAAATTATGCACTCGGCCATCCAGCTTGATAGGCAAATCCAAATGCACACTCACACGCGGACCTTCTACTAAGTTTATCTGCGTGTCATTGCCTACAGTGCCTCGGAATGGAATTTTGTTCCAAGTGCCTTGCACACGGTCTCCTATAAACCAAGTTGGCTTATATCCCACACGATTAAAATAATCAGTTTGATTACCCACGGGGCTGACTCCATTCATCACGTGCCAGTTTGAACTCTGCATACACTCGGCGGAGCATGGTCACCACAGGAATAAAGAAAAAGCCCGCAATAAATCCATACAGCAACCACTTTACGGCTTCCCATAAATCCATCATACAATTTGTCCTAGTCCTGCATAGATAAGTTGATCCAGCTCTGTTTGATAATCTGTACGACCCATTCTGCGTTTAAGCCAAATAGCGTTCAACAAATCTTTGGCACCATGCGAACTGTCAACAGGCAACTCGGCTCTAGACTCTAGTTCTTCTAAGAGATCTTCAGTATCAAAGTCACCAAGATCAACATCTACTTCTACTTCTGTGGTAATAGTTCTATACATCTTCAATTCCTAATGTTGCAGGAGCATGATCCAACACATCTTGATCATCGCGGCGATAAAAATGCGCATCTGGATCTGTTATGGTCACACACAAATCACTGTGAGCGATGTCGTAGTCAACAAAGTCTCCACTGCTATTGTATACTCTAAACAAATAGGTGTCAAGTAATGCACTGTAGATCAAATGCCCTTCCACGCCGTTTGCAGATTGTGTCATCTTACTTTTCCTCGTAGTAGGCGTATTGACCCCAGGGCGGAACAATGCTGTCGGTGCCATGCAGTATCCATACAGTGTCTGCATAATTCTCATCACCCCACGAACCAAACGGGTAGCCGTCTGTAAACACAACCAGACGCTTGGGCTCAATTTCATTTTCTTTGAGATAGCGGAAGATAGCATCAAAGTCTGTTCCGCCGCCACCTGCGACTTCGTAATCACAAATACCGTCCAAATTGTCCGAGTCGTATTGTGCAGGGTTATAACACTCGGTATCAAAGGTAACCACATGGATTCGGTATGCAGGGAACGATTCCATGATGCCTTGGATTTCGCTTAAGAAGTCCTTGAGCATGCTCTCGCTAATGGATCCACTTGCATCCAACGCCACTGCAATATCAATCATAGGATCCAGCTTCATGCCTGGCATCACAGCATCCATGTGCCAACCTTTGCGGCTGGCTCGCATCCATGTGTAGTCTGACTTGATGGTTGACTCCAATTGCATACGGAGCAATTCGCGCCAGTTCATCTTGGGCTCGGTCAAGTCCTGAATCAGACGTTTGACACCTGCGGGCAAGTTACCTGCTCCATCCACTGTAGCGGCAGCCGCTAACATGGCTTCCTTGATCTCGTCCTTAATTGCTTGACGCTCTTCGGGTGTGAGTTTGGGGCGACCCTTGCCTTTGCCTTCCTCGTCTCCGTCTCCGTCACCATCTGCGGGATCGCCATCACCGTCCAGATGGTCGTCCAACAACTTGTCAACAAGGTCGCTCAAGTTAATTTTCTTGGCGTTCTTCATCAAGTCATCATACACTTCCTCCGAACTCATACCCTCATACTTCTTGTCATACAGGCAAGGCACGGAAGTAATGAACTCACCCACATTGTGCTTTTTCAAGTCTGCGTTAACACAGAAGTCATTGGCAACGTTCCAAATCTGCGGGTCCCGCTCGCCACGGCGTCCAAAGTGGTCATACACACAATGCAACACCTCATGTCCAAACAAGAATTCAACTTCTTTGGGCTTGAGCAATTTAATGAACTTGCAGTTATAGTAGAAATTGCGTCCATCCGTTGCGGCAGTAGGACACCATTCGTCAGCGTTCACCAACTTCAAACGAGTAGCAAGATTGCCAAAGAAACTGGCCTTAAGCAACAAACCCACACGGGCAGTAATCAATTGTTCACGCACCTCGCGATCCAGTTTGGGATCCATCTTGCCCAATAGATTTTTAAACTTGTCTGCTTCTTTGGAGTCAGCAGTGGTGCCTGCTTTGGCATATAACATGTCTGGATTGAAATATTGCATGGGCTGTTCCTTAGTTGATGTGTATATTATAGCAAAAGATGATTTATTCGTCAACTTACGACTTCAGTATTAGTTGTGGGTCTGTTCAGGTATTTGAGCTGGAACCAACTTTGTGCGGCTTCGCTAAAGAAGTCAACATGCACTTGCTGTTCGTAGTGCATGCTGGGACCGTCTTTGTATGGATGCTCGTTTGCAACCAAGCCACGATGGTGCCGATACGTGAAACCCATCTCTTTTCGAAGCTGAGTCCGCAGTGCCATTTTCATGCCAAAGTCTCGAAGAATCATGGCATAGATGTCCGACCACTCTCCGGGGTTGTGAAAGATGATCAAGTTCTTTTTGACAGTTACTTTGGACATACTCTAAAAAGAGAGAGCCGTGTAGTCCACAGCCCGTGTATTTAATCTACACAGCCCTCTCTTATATTAGGCTGATGCCTGCAAGATGTACTTGCCGTATTTGCTGTGGAACTCGTCAAAGTTCTTGAGCTTGGTGGGCAAGAACGGCAAGTCGTATGTGGTAAGTGCAATACGAGCACCCATCACAGTGAGCTCAGTCTCAAAGTTCTTCATCATGAAACCCAGGAAGTTATCCGCCATCTCATGGAACTTCTTGTCCTCAACCTTCTTCTCCACTGCATCCTTGAGCTCATAGCACATGGAGATAACCAGTGAGTACATGGCACTGACCTCTTTCACGTTCAAGTCCTTGACCTTGCCTGCCAACACATCTGCAGGGTTGGGCATCTTGCTGGACACCTTGCGGTGGGCCATGAACTTAACTGCAAGACCTTCGCCCACAGTACCAGCAATCAAGTTGGTAAGGGTATCATTGTCTCCATCCTCGTCCTCCAACAGCTGGCTCACAAAGGTCCAGGTACGTGGAGTAGCAAAGGCACGGCTAGAACTCTTGGCATCAAAGTCGTACAAGTCCTGCTTGGCAAAACTCAAGTAACCCACCACGTCCTTGTGGATTTTGTTTTTAACAGCCCAGTCTTGGTAGCTGGCAAAGTCCACTTTCATTTCCTGGTGCAGGAAACGGTTTGCAAGCGGAGTAGGCATGCGGTAGGTAACACCCTTGTCCGACTCACGGTTACCTGCGGCAACCATCACAACGTTCTTGGGCAAGTGGTACTTGCCAATGCGTCGATTCAGAATCAACTGGTATGCGGCACTCTGCACTGACGGAGCCGCAGAGTTGAGCTCGTCCAAGAACAGTACCACAATGGGATACTGGCTGGCAGTAGCCTCATCAGGCAATTCCACAGGAGGTGCCCAATCCATGACACCTTTGTCTTTGTTGTAATAGGGAATGCCACGGATGTCTGTGGGCTCCATCTGACCCAAGCGGAGGTCAATCATGAGTCCGTCAAGTTCTTTAGTAATGCCCTCAACCAGCTCTGACTTGCCGATGCCGGGAGGACCCCACAGGAACAACGGACGCTGAACTTTAAATGCTTTGAGCAGGCTTTTACGTGCCTGGACGGAATTGACGGTGCGGGTATCTGACATGGGCTGTGTCCTTAAAATGTGTTAGTAAGCCGTTAGTATAACTGAAGTTGATTTATTGGTCAACTATTGCAAGTCTCAAAAGGACTAAACAATTCTTCGTGATTGTCGCTTTCTTGCGACAGTTGTTCGTAGACCCACTCCACAGGGATCTCAAGATATCGTGCAATGGCACGAGGTTCGTGGCCTTCTTCCAGCATGGATTGGATGTCAATGCTAAGTTCGCTCATTCTACTCATTATACAGTTCCTTCAAGGTAAGGTTGAATTCGTTTGGCTTGACGGAAATCTTTTTCGGTCCACAACAGCCAGCTGTCAATGTCTTTTCTAGAGTCAGACAGTGTCATGTAATAACAAATATGGTGTCCACTGGGTGATTTGGCAAGCAGAGTATTTTTATAATCTTCGTATGTGACAGCGGCTGGATTAAACACCTTGACAAGGCGAGTGTAAGGATCGTAAAAATGCGTCTGTGTGACCAGCTCCACGTAGAAATCTCTTAGTTCAGAAAAATTACTCATTATGCAGTCTCCTTCATGCAATATTCAAACAAAACCCACTTGGCGCGGTTCAAAAATTGACGAGCATAGTCGGCACGCTTGGCGTTAACCTTACCATATTCCGAGTCGATCATTTCCTGGGCATCACTCATCAAACTGGCTACCAACGTAGCAGGACTAGAATAACGATAGATCAGGTCTTGCTCAACTTCTTCGCGCAATTCTGCTTCGGTCATGCCATACATGTGGATATCGCGTTTTTGACTTTCATTTAGTTGCTTCATTCCAGGCTCCTTTTTGCTTTGTATGCCACTATTGTAGCAGATAGGGATTTATTGGTCAAACCAAAAAAAAAGCCCTACATGTTGTAGGGCTATTGTAACACTTGAGTATTACCTTTTGAAATGTAGTACTCTAGTATTACATTGGGATCAAATGCTCCAGCTCGCTTTGCCCATGCACATCAATGATAAAGTGCAGTCTTGGATGTGGGCTGTTATTTTTTACCCAGTGCTTTAGACCTGCGTTGAAAAAATAAACACGACCGTCTGCTGGTAGGTGCTGTTCTTGTATGCCTTGTTTGGTTAGCATAAACATACTGACGTCAGGGTGAGTCAGCACAGGAATGTGAAACCTTGTGACATAACTGGGGTCATAATCAAAGTGCGGTTTGATTTCGTGACCTGCTCCTAGGTATGCCAGTCTTGCTCTAGTAATTCGACTGGTAAACATGTCAAAAATCCGTTCAATCTCACCAGTCACCATGTTGGTGCGTACTCCGTAGTTGAGATCGTCAGCTTCGGGCACATACCGAGGATCATTGGGATCCTGACGCTTGACTCGTTCTATCATGGTTGTGGCTTTAACTTCCACAGGCCCACGGCTTTTTGATTTGTCAAACTCAGTAAGTTGTATCTGTCTAAATTTTTCACTTTCCAAACTGGGTGCATCTGCTTCTTTAAACAAATTATCCAAGGTCCATTGGTTGGCTTTGATGAATGGAGTGAATGCACCATCAGTACTGGCCTTGACATCAACATAGTGATCCCAGTCTAGGAGACTGTTGTCTTTCAAGTGTTTGATCAATTGTGGTGTGTCTATGTGAAAATTGTTCAGATAGCCAAACGCTGGAAGTTGTTTTCGTGTTTTCATTGTTTGACCAGTCTAATTAAATATCCAGCAACATCAATTTGCCACCACTTTAGTCCAAAGCGCCAGTCACTGGGATTGGCATGATGATTGTTGTGCCATCCTTCGCCCCACACAAGTACACCTAAAATAGGATTGTTAACACTGGTATCTTTGCCAGGATAATCTTGCCAGCCTATGGTGTGACCAATGTTGTTGATCAAACCGCCTGCATGGAATAAAAACAAAGCAGGCACCAAGTGAGCATAGACCACAGCCATTGGATCTATAGCATACAGTATCACAGCATACGCACCGTGTATGGCCCAATAGTAATTGTGCATGAATGCATGAAATCTACTGCGCATGAGATCAGTAACCATTCTAAGACTGGGCTGATTGAACATGATTAAAAATTGCACACGGAAGAATCCTTTGTGCAAGGGACTGTGGGGATCGCGTTCGGTATCCACAAATTTATGATGTTCACGATGTATGGCAACCCAAGCAATACTAGAGCCCACTCCACCGAGAGTGCCAATTATGGTGCCAAGGTATTCCCACCAAGCAGGTGCTTTATAACTTCTATGACTCAATAGTCTGTGAAAAGTTGCACTGGCACCAATACTGCCAGTTACAACGTATACGCCAAACGCTACGGCCCATTGCCACCATTCACCATTCACCATTAGGCACACCAAGGCAGCTATGCACATGGTTTGAAAAACAAACAACCAGTTTATGCGTTTCATGATCTTACTACCTCGCCATAGATTCTTCTAGTGTTGTTGCCACCAGCCAAAGAAACAATCTCTCCCGGTTCTACATCTCTAGTAACAGTGATTCGAGGATGTAGTTCAGCATTACTACCAATATTTGGTCCGCGCTCATTGTTAAATTTGCCGTACCCTACAATTGCAGTGTCAGGGTGAATTAACACATTGTCACCTAATGTTACTCTACTACAAATTTTTACAAATTCATGTAGGATGCAATTTTTTCCAATAGTGGTATGATGCGCAACAGTAGTAGAATTATGTATTCGGCTGTGAGCACCAATCTTTGTATAATGTGCTACTCCGGCGTTGAATCCAATATAGCACCCTGGGCCAATTTCTGCTTCGTCATACACCTCACTGGCTGGATGTATCAGCGTTGCACAGTTGAGTTTATGTTGATCAATCAGATCAATATACGCAAGTCTTTTGGATTTCGATCTTAGATCAAGACTTGACCAAGACATTCCAACAAAAAAATCATACTGGTCTCGAGCAGCCTCAAAATCAAACGAGTCTTCGCTTCCAATCACAGGCAATCCATTTTTAGTATCAGTGTTCCTGTAATAATCACTGTCAACAATACCTGCAACGGGTATGTTACGAAGAGTACACACTCTTATAAAAATTTCTAAGTTTGTACTGGTGCCTAAAAAAACAATTGGTTTGTGCATGCGATTATTTAAGTTAGTGTGCGAGCAAATAAATATTTCATATGAAAATCTCTCGCTCCTTGATCGACCCAGTGGCACTCAGTTCCGTTGGCATGTTATTTCCAATTTGGACAGTGATCTGGTTGACAATAAACTGGTCATGGACTACATTTTTTGTTGTGCTATTGACCAGTTGGTTTATGGGAATTCACATCACTATGTTTGCGCATCGCGCCTGGTGTCATCGCGCCTGGAAACCTAGTTCAGTAGTTGATTTGTATGGACTTGTTGTATTTACCTTGTGCCTAGTAGGCAACAGCATTGGATGGGTGGGAATTCATCGCGAACATCATGCACATTGTGACACTGACCGTGATCCACATTCTCCATATCATAAGAGTCGGTGGGCTATTCAATTTTTGAGCTATTTCAATCAAGTCAAAACCAAATACATTGTGGACCTTGGTAGAGATTCTCGCCATCTTTGGTTTTATCATTGGTACTGGGCCCTCAACATAGTTTGGTTTGCATTGTTATTTGCAATTGATCCTGCCCTGGTAGGATTATGGATAGCAGTAATTGGACTCACAGTGTTCAAACTTCACACAATCAATTCATTGTGTCATCGCACACCTTGGTTCTTGCTACCTATACACAATGATGACACCAGCAGTAACAGTGTGCTGATGGTGTTATTAAACATCAACAATGGCGAAGCTTGGCACAAGAACCATCATCAAAATGCAGCCAACTATAGATTCAGTCAACGCTGGTATGAAATTGACCCACCTGCCAGAATAATTGAACTACTGGCGCAATTCAAGCTGGCCAGTATCAATCGCTGACCCATCAAATGGGCTAACATAGCCCATGGCTCTCCACAACAGACGGTTTTCAATATTTTCAAATGCAGGACGAGCATGCATGCTCAACCACTGGCAATTGATAATTATTTCATAGTCTTGCCAATGATGAGCGTACTGGTACTTGGGCTGAGTTAGAAATTTGTACAGATAACTGAACCATGCTTGTTGTCCAGCGTTTGGAACTGGTGTTTTGCCAATATAGAATATTGGATTTTGCATGGGTGACCAATGGATGCCCGTGGCCCCTGATTTGTTTTGAGTAACAAATTTGTTAAATCCTGTTCTGCCTTGATAGTTAACGTCTGCAGCCATAGGCCCGTTATCTGTACTGCCTGAGTAATTGTAATAACACATGAGCTGATCCAGACTTCTTAATAGTCCAACTGGTGTATCGGTTGCTTGCCTAAGATCGTTTAATGCTTGTATGCTGTTGGTAAATCCTGTGATGCTGCCTTCAGTATGTTCTACCCCGTACAAACACAAAGCATCGGGACGTTCTGCGGCAGTTCTTCCTGGTTCGTTGCAGTGCCAAGGCAAATCATCTGGCATGCCAAATAATCCAGTGATTTCACCGTGGACATCTTTCTTACCAGTGACTCTGATAATTTCTTTGTTGGTTTGTTCGACAAATATTTTTTCTTTGGCTGGAAGATCGTTATTGAGATCATCAAACACACCAGAAGTAAATTGATGATATTGATCAATGGTTAACGGTTGCGTGTTATGGATTACAACCAGCAAGTTGGTATAAGGTAGCGTTCTTAATTGATCGCGTTCGGTGCTGTTTACATCTAGCACGTTTAGTTGATCTACATGCACTACCCAGCCGTTTGGATCTAAAGTTAATTTCATAATTGTAATAAAATTACCGGTTACGACTCCGGTGCTGAACTATGGTGTCAGCCGTTCTGATCTGTACCCTATCACTTCACCATACTTTCACAAGCAGAGGGCTAGGCAGAAAGCCGCCTTTAATCTACATGATGCTCAGTTTTGAAATTGCCGTTTTGCAAGCCAATCCGTCCACCTTCTGCTTCAATGCGTTTGTACACATCTTCCAACAAGATAGGCGCAAAATCAGTCTGCTCCACACATACGCAATGATACCGCACATCCAGTTCTGTGCCATACAAGATCTCTCCTGTACGGGCATCAACACCACGAGCTTTCTTAACTCGAGTGGCGTGCAAGTGTCCGTGGATGTTTACACCAAAGCGACCCAAGCTAGATTCATGCACAGGAATGTGACTCAAGATCATTCCGTTCAACACATGATATGCTCGCAATTCACGAAAGTACCTGCGGTACTCATCATCACGGAAGATATCATGGTTGCCGCGGATCAATACCTTGTCGCCGTTCAAGCGATGTAACGTAGGCAATGCCTTGCGGTTAATAACCACGTCACCCAAATGGTAGACCTTGTCTGATGGACGAACACGGTCGTTCCAACGGCGGATCATTTCCTCATCCATCTCTGCAGGATCATCCCACGGACGCAATTTCACAGTGTCATCATCTGGGTGTGTAAACTTGCACACGCCAACATGACCAAAATGCGTGTCGCTTACCAAAAATGTTGCTGGCATCATGTGCCTCCTTTTTATTCTACTACTTTACAATAACGGCACTGAAATGCAAATGCTAATTTTTGATGAGTTTTTCTCTCACCATTGTCTTGCCATTCGTATTCAATCCAGTCACCGTCTACTGTGACAATTTTGACTTCGCGGTTACTGCCGTCGGCAGGTGCCCAGCGTTGACCGCTTGCAAGCTCGTCGGCCGGGAAGAAGTGGCCACAAACAAGGTTGCGACCGTTTACAGTTTCAATTCTCATTTTGCACTCCTTTCTGTTAATGTGTAATTATAGCAGATCAGGAATTTTTGGTCAATCACACTAAAGTATTAGAAATGTTGCAGTGATCAAAGTTAAGAGCAATGCGATGCACCACTCGATTCTGAATGTTTTCACAGCGCCATCTTTTGTGAATACTTAACCATTGTTCACTTAACACAATGTCACCGTCTTGCCAATCGTGGTGATATGTGTATTTTTCTTGCTCCACATGTTGTCGTAATTTTTGAATTAGGGCATCGCTTTTGTCTTTGTCAAAACCCAGTATCTGATGAATTTGTAAAAACGAAAAAAACATGCCTGTGACACCAGCCTGGTTGGTGTGTAACAAACTTGGATACCAATTGTGGTTGATGGCATTTGAATCTCGACTGGTGATTGTGTAAGTGTCTTCAGAGATCACCCTAGCATCAAACCCCATGACCAGTTTTAAATCTTTGATTTGTTCTTTGAGTTCTTGGTCAAGATCTTGATAACTCAAAATGTTGTTGATCCAACTGGTTCGGCTGCCAACAGAATCTTTTACTGAATACAACCAAATCAACGGATCTCGGTCTTCACTACCGGTTCTATTGCAGTGCCAATCTAGATCACTCACATGTTCAAACACACCTGGTTGTCCATGATGGTGACCACCGCCACCTACTCTGACAATTTTACCACGCCCGCCTTGTACTAATTTTGTGCCCGGTGTTGGCGTATTAGCCGGCGCCACTTGCTCACATGCACCAATTTTTTCACAGATGTCAACTTCGTCTCCGGGCAAAAGGTGTTGATCGCGTATCACAACCACGGTGTCTTTGGCAGCAAGCCAAGCAATGGTATTCATCTCTTGCTGTGAAGCAGAACGTAAATCAATATCAGTAATGATTGAAGTCCAACCATTTTCGTGTAGTTGTATTTTCATGTGTCTAATTGCACTTCTTGCCAGGTCGAGTCGCCGAGCATTTTAACTGCCATCACGTAGGTGTGCTGTTCTCCAGGGCCAGCGCACCAGTGATGCGGATGATTCATACTCAACCAATGCTCGTTTTTTATTGAGTTAAAATACACATAGTAAGTTTTACCATGTCGAGGTTGTAAGCCGTACTTGACGCCGTGCATGATCTCACTAACATGCAGGCGTTGTTGAAGTGCGTCGGCCTGTTGTTTTAACACTTCAACTTGTTGCATGATCCTGTCATATTCTTGTTGAGCATGCATTCGCCCTACATTGAGTATGACATCTTTTTCTCGTTCAACAGGAACAGGGGCAAACGCAGGACTGCCCAACTCCATTGGGTAAGGCAGACTGTTTCTTCTATCTCCGTCTTCTTTAGATAGATCCATTGGTTCTACGTCTACGTCGGGGTTCTAAATCTTGTTCGCGATAGAGATAGTCTCTTGTGATTTTGCCTTGTTCAATTTCTTCAAGTACTGCCACTGAGTTGCTGTTTTTACTTGCAACTTTTCGCATGTCGCCGCGATTGAGTTCGCGCAATCGTCGAGAAGCCACTAGCACCAAGTCATAGCGATTGCCAATTGCGGCTACTGCGGCTTCGCTGGTCAACCCGGCTGTTCTGTCGTTACTGTGAATAATTTTCATTGTTGTTTCCGTTTGAGTGATGGTGGTTGAGGGAATCTAAATCTTGAAATAGTTTTTTCTCTTGGGCTGTAAGTTTGTCTTTATGTGTCTTACGTGGATTGCCACACAAGTAACATGCAGGATTGCCGCAGTCCATGGCATGATGTTTGGCCAGGCGATGTGTTTGCCTAATGCTTCGTAAGTTGTAGGTGCTATGACTTTTGGCAATTTTGACTTGTCTAGCAATTGCAACATCTGTTTTATGACGGCGAGCTGAGTTTTTGAATTTAGCAAAGTCGTTAGCCATCAGCCACCTCTTCCGCTGGCTTTTCTAACAGGTGCTCCTTTGATCATTGGTGCGCCGTAGTTTTGTTTGGTCTTGGTAGTTTTGGTTTTTACTGTGGGTCGAGCAGCCTCATGCTTTTTGGCAAGAGCCTCTCGCACAGCGTCAGTGAGTTTGGAAGATTTTGGATCGTTCATATAACTATTTAACAATGTAGAACCAGTATAACACAGTTCTACATTGTTGTCAAGTTACATTGCCTGGAATTCTTCCTTACCGCAACCACACTCTGGACAGTTATAGTATTTTGGCAAATCGTCAAATTTACCATCTGTCTCTTCATTGTGGACATGGCCACATACAGTGCATACGTATTCCATTTCCGTCTCCTTATTGTGCTTCTTTGTGAGCAGCCAGGGCTTTGGTGAAACGATTGGCATGTGAGCGTTCGGCTTTGGCCAGTGTTTCAAACCAGTCAGCAATCTCGTCTAAGCCTTCGTCTCTGGCAGTTTTGGCCATGCCAGGATACATGTCAGTGTATTCATGTGTTTCGCCATGAATAGCACTTTCCAGAGCCTGCTCAACAGATTTGGCACTCATGCCAGTGGCGGGATCTCCAGCACCACCTTCGATCAAGTATTCCATATGACCGTGTGCATGTCCAGTTTCGCCTTCGGCAGTTGAACGGAACAAGGCAGCAACGTCATTGTCGCCTGCTACGTCGGCCATGTTTGCGAAATACAAGTATCGACGATTGGCTTGCGATTCTCCGGCAAATGCCGCCTTCAAGTTTTCTTCGGTACGGGTACCTTTTACAGATTGTGTCATGTTTCCTCCTATAGTGACATCACTAGTATATAGTATAGAACATACCTAAGTCAAGGCATTTTGCTATTGTATTTTTCTATGACGGAGTTTGAGGTTTTTTATTGGCCGGCCCTGAGAGGATCGAACTCCCACCGCTTGTTTCGAAGACAAGCATGATATCCATTTCACCAAGGGCCGAGAATTGGTGCTCCCAACTGGTAACGATCCAGTGTTTCTACATTACCAATGTAGTGTAATGCCTTTATACTATGAGAGCTAAGTGGAGCAGGATACCAGAATCGAACTGGTGACTGGACCTTGGCAAGGTTCTATTTTACCCCTAAACTAATCCTGCATTCCGTTACTTATTAGGCAGCTCGTAAACTCTTAAATCTATCTGCCGCGTATGATGCTGCAAATGCTTCTGGCTTCACAAACGGAATCACATTGCATGTTCCTTTGATGTAGCCCACAGCTTGCGAGATCACACAACTTGAACCGTATTGTTCGTCTGGGTTGATGTCCAAGTGAACTTCAACTTGACGGCCTTCTAGTACGTCAGCCAGTTTCAAATACAGTTCTGAAACCTTGTACACTTCGGTCATCAAACGCATGGCAGGTTTGCCTGGTTTCACGTCCCACACACGCTCGCGTTGAACTTCGCCAAACAGTTTGCAGCCGTTGTTGCCGTTGATGTGTACCACAATGGCCAACACATAGTCGGCATACCAGGTACCGTCAATTTTGATTCGTTCAGAGTCGCAGCCAAGGTAGATGCGAGTTTCGGGCGTTTGTTTCTGGATAAATTCTGCTACTGATGCTATATCGAGCTTTTTCATTTTCAACTTTCAAAAATATTTATTGATAGTGGTACCCCAGGAGGGATTCGAACCCTCAGAATTCTCCTTTTGAGAGAGACACGTATTCCAGTTCCGTCACCGGGGCATTTGCAAAAAAAAAAACAGTAGGACTGGCCTACTGTTTTTATAACTTGTGTCAGACAATCTGATCATGCGTTATTCTGTATAATCTTCTACAGTAAATGACACAGGAACAACACTAAAAGTTGAAAGTTGTGCAGTCATCCATTCAACAAAGTCTTCTGCATTTTTTTTGTTTTCCCATTTTCGAGTTACAGTTAAATGGGTGGGACCTAGTTCTGACGGGTCGAGACCTGCGGTACCAACCACAGTAAAGTCATCATGCCCACCGTCTCCAACAATTTGTAAATAATTACTCCAAGGGATAATAGTTCTTGCTGTTTCTCGATCTTCTACAGACGCATACACCAACACAGTTTTAGCAACTATAGCCATAATAATCTCCTTTTTGTATTTATTGCTTTGCGGCAATCACGCTTAAATGCCAACCTAGCTGTTGATTGACAGCCTGGCGTTGTGCATCGCTCATGGCAGCAAACCATGGTTCCAACACATAATTTCCTTGTTTGTACTGCTCTACATTGTACATAAAACAGTAATCTTGCTTGATGCTTTTGATATCAAAGTGTACGTCCAGCAGTTTTTGTATTTCTCCTTGACTGTAAACTCTGGCATATGGGCAGTTGTCTTGCGCTTCAAACTGGTCCAGCCCAGACTGAATCATTGCCCATTTCCAACTGTTGCGAGCATACACTAGGAAACGAAACTCCCCATCAGATGCTAGACTTGCGTAAGCATTGCTGACCACTTGTTCTACATTGGGATAGTGATGCAATACACCACAAGCATACACCATATCAAATTGTCCTAGCCCTGCAACACGCTGACTGTCGCCTGCGTCCATGTGATAGAATTCAGCATCTAATCCCATAACAGTAAATCTCTGCTCACAAAGTTCTATGCTACGACTGCTAAGATCAATCCCAACGTATTCAGCACCATGCCGTACAAATTGTTCAGCATCAGATCCAATGCCGCATCCTAGTTCTAGCACCCGCCGTCCCTTGCAGTTTTCAAAGTCGGCCAACTGCCACAAATGCGGCCCAACAAACCATCTACGACGATTGATGTTGTTCCAAAATTCTTCTGTGCCTTCTGGTGCCAACCCATGCTTTATATTACAAGGTTGTTGATCCCAGTACTGTTCTATTTGAGTAATTGTAGCCATACAGTGTATTTAAAAGTCTGTGCAAGCTACATTAAATTTGGTGCCCCAGAGGAGACTCGAACTCCTAAAATTTGGCTTCTAAGACCAACACGTATACCAATTCCGTCACCGGGGCTTAAATACATCATGCAAACCAAACAAGACTCCATCAAAAAAATAGAGCGTTTGCTTGCAATGGAAACATTGGGCAAAACGTTTGTGACCAAACAACAACAGTTGGCCTACGAGCGCGGATATCTAACAGGCTTGCTGGCTGCTATGGCCTACAACGACAATTCAGTCGAGCATGTGGTGAATCAACGCATCAAACATCTTACACCTAAAATCTAACTGGTACCAGGAGACGGGATCGAACCGCCCACACGCGGATTTTCAGTCCGCTGCTCTACCGACTGAGCTATCCTGGCATGAATGGTGGGTGATGAGAGGATCGAACTCCCGACAAACTGCGTGTAAGGCAGCGACTCTACCGCTGAGCTAATCACCCGTATATGGTGGAAGTGGTGAGATTCGAACTCACGGACCCCTTTCGGAGCCGGCAGTTTTCAAGACTGCTGCAATCAACCAACTCTGCCACACTTCCTAAAAAATTAAAAAAGATACTGCTTTGCGTTTAAAGGTACTGAACATCCTTTCGGGTAGCTCACATCCTTCCTGGCACATGGTTCGACTGTGACTAGCAGTCTGGAACTTAATCCCAGCGGCACCTGGATAACGTTAAGGTCCCTAGCAGTTGGGCCCATAGTCAATGAGTTTTTCACACATCTTTTCTAAACTTGGAGTAGGTGACAGGACTCGAACCTGCATTATACGGATTTGCAATCCGGCGCCTAGCCATTCGGCACACACCTACATCTATTGGTCGGAGTACGAGGGTTCGAACCTCGGACCTCCTGGTCCCAAACCAGGCGCACTACCAGGCTGTGCTATACTCCGTGTATTTTATTTTACTTTGGGTTCTTGACTTTTGTCAAGTTCATGGGGTTCAGCAAATCTTGTGCCGTGGCCCAGATTCCAACTGTCTGCTGTGAAAATTTTTACAGGCTTCCAGTAACGACTTATGATGTTGTTGACAGCAACAGCCGCCGCCACAATCACTACAAATCCTATTGCTGTCAAAATACTACCAGCTAAGAATACAGCCGCTTGATCCATGTCCATTGTTTGTTCCTTGTGGAGCAGGGTAGGGGAATCGAACCCCTCGCTTTAGCTTGGAAGGCTAAGGTATTACCACTATACGAACCCTGCGTTAAAATACTTATTATACAACACTCAGACACTGTTGTAAAGATCATTTGGTTGCCATGGACAGTTTCGAAATGTCGACCTATCGCTTATCAAGCGATTGCTCTTCCTCTGAGCTACACGGCAAAAACTTGGCACGGGTACTAGGGCTCGAACCTAGAATGACAGAGTCAAAGTCTGTAGTGTTACCATTACACTATACCCGAACAAAAACTATTTGGTGGATGTAAGTAGAGTCGAACTACCACTTGACTCCGTATGAAGGAGGCGCACTACCATTATGCTATACATCCATGTTGGTACCCCCACCGGGAGTCGAACCCAGATGAACCAATTATCTGTTGCTTACGGGATATAAATCCGCCGTTTTACCATTAAACTATAGGGGCATGTCTGGGGTGTCGTATGAGAATCGAACTCATGACAGCGGAATCACAACCCGCGGTTTTGCCACTAAACTAACGTCACCATATAGGAACACACTCAGGCGTAGTAGTTCGTTAGCCCACTAAGATACACGGCTACCACCCGTGTCATTAGTTGAATGTGTTTTTATATGGTAGGGGCGCCGGGATTCGAACCCGAAATTGGCAGATTAAAAGTCTGCTGTGATACCGTTTCACCACACCCCCGGTATCTTGTCACTCTTGTCACTATTCATGACAGACTCTCCTTTTTAAAATAAGTATTTGAATGAACAAATATTGTCCAAAACCATTTGTTAGTATTCATATGTATACTGATAAAGATCTCAATCCAACTGTTAGGCCTTGTTGCAATTACAAACCTATCAAGCAGTACGCAACGATTAATGATTATTTGCAATCATCTGAACTAGCGTCTCTTCAGCAACATTTGCTTACAAAAGAATCATTGCCAGATGGATGCAAGGCATGCAAAGTAGACGAAGATAATAACTTGCCTAGTATCCGAAACAAGTATATTAAAGTGTTTGAGCATGAAACCAAAACTAAAATTGTTGACTTGGAAATTTTCCCTGGCAACGCATGTAATCTCAGTTGCTTGTCGTGCAATCCTTCTCATAGTACCAAATCAGGTCAGGAATATGCCAAACTTGGATGGATTAAACAATCAATAGTGATCAATCACGAAGATCATGCACTTGAAGTTATTAAACAGTTGCCAGACCTTAAATCAATAGGTTTTATTGGCGGCGAATTTTTTGTAACCAAACACAATATTGAATTGCTCGATGCGGTTATTGAAAAAAATCTTAAAACACGAATTATTACCAATGCCACTCAACTAACCAAAAAACATCTTGAGCGGTTACAAAAAATATCTGACCTTGATGTGATGGTTAGTGTAGACGGTACTGGGCCAACATTTGAATTTTTACGCTATCCGGCACAATGGTCAGTTGTGCAATCAAACATTGTTGCACTACAACAGGCATTGCCCGGAGCAAAGATACATTTGTCGGCAGTGTTGCAATTTTTAAATTTGCAAAATATCATTGAACTGTTTGAATACGCCAATGTCCGTCGACTGCCATTTAATGTGATCCCTTTATCTTATCCTGTTTGGCTACAGTCAGAAGTGCTTACCACTCTCGAACGTCAGCAGTTGATTGCAGTTATACAAAAACAACTAACAGTTGCAAAACTTACCAAAACACAAAAACAGTTAATGACTGATACATGTAGTATGCTAGAAACAATACAGCACTCACCTGCTCAACGAGAACAGTTTGTGTCTCGAACAAGCCAGCTGATTCGACTGCGCAACATCACACAACACACAATCAACTCAGTGTTTGGTGTGCTAGAAAATTTAGCGCAAGAAGTTATACAATAGCCAGGGACCTAACTCGTCAAGGGAGAGTATGGCTATGTGTTGGTACCACCTGAGAGATTCGAACTCCCCGCCCCTGCGTTCGTAGCACAGTGCTCTAATCCAAATGAGCTAAGGTGGTGTATTGAATTTGAGAGTAGTAGCATCACTGTTATTGCTACCATTGACCCGTGTAATAAAGCCGGCCGGGAGGGTGATACGTCACTTGGAATACTTAACACACAGATTGATTACTTAGTTGTGTACGGAATCACGCCGCCCGTGCTTTACACTAGGTTGACCTTCGAAGAATCTTCCTAGCGTGTCTTTCTCTTGCTGACACTCTCAAAACTTGGTGCCCCACGACAGAATCGAACTGCCATCACAGGATTACAAAACCAGTGTACTACCATTGTACTAGTAGGGCGAATTGTGGTGGAAGACTAGGGAGTCGAACCCTATGACCCTATTACTAGAATCTACAGATTAGCAATCTGCTGCATTACCGTCCTGCCCGTCTTCCTGACTTGGCTCCCCAGCGTGGGATCGAACCACGGACACCTTGATTAACAGTCAAGTGCAACTACCGCTGTGCTACTAGGGAATAATCTACTTAGTAGGCACTCGAGCCTACTACAAAAATATGGTGGAGCAACTTGGAGTCGAACCAAGAATGTTTACCACGAGGGGACGGATTTACAGTCCGCCGATGCACACGCCATAGCATCAATTGCTCCATATTTGGTGGACCGGCGGGGGATCGAACCCCGACTAAAGGCTTGCAAAGCCCCTGTGCTCCCATTATCACTACCAGCCCAAATTTTGGCATCCCGGGAGGGACTCGAACCCCCACGAACGGTTTTGGAGACCGTCATGCTGCCATTACACCACCGAGACATAATTTTAACACACTCTTGCGAATGTGTGTATTAAAACATTCTAAACTACTTAGGCTGCCTGTTTGTAAAGAATGTTTTAATACGCTCGGATTTTTTTATGTACAAGAACATAAGCCATCCCCGAGGCCGCCCATTTGTAGTTTAGAGTGATACAGGCTCGCGTTGCCGTTGCACTAAATGAAAAAACCCAGGGTTTTTACGCCTGGGTCCTTGGGTAAGATACGGTTGTATACTACTTAGGACCCTCTGCCTCCTGGAATGCTATTCATGCGACCATAGGCGTGTGACCAAACTGGTGTCTGGGCAAACTTGGGTAGCAGTGAACAATATTGTGTTTTCATCATAAGTCCTATTGTACAGTATTTACCTTTTGAGGTCAACCACTGTGTTAAAGTTATTTAGCCTTTCGGCTGAATTGGTTGCGGGGGAAGGAATCGAACCTCCGTCTCCCAGGTTATGAGCCTGGTGGTCTACCGCTGACGTACCCCGCGATTGAATTATTTATATAGAAACACACTCTATGCTTGGGGAACAATTCATTGAATTGAGCAACCACCAACGGGTACGGAGTGCGTTTGTATATAAAGTGGCGGACTGAGAATACATCCTAACCCAGTAACACCTCGGACATTATTACAAACCTTGCGAGTCTGCTTTCTTCCGATTTCCACTGCAACCATATTGCTATGTATCACAGTCTGTTACCAGTATCGCCGTTTTTAAAGACAGGCAGTAGTCTTGTCATCACATGCTACTCTACACCATCTATCCCGTTGACCTTTAGAGCCATTCACTGTCGCTAAACAGTTACGAAACTTCCAGTATAAACAGATTTCACCTTGCGAGTTACGTCTGACTGTATTGCCTTGCGGCTACAGCATTAGATACTTTTCACACATGACCGAGTCAGTCTTTGCTTTTATGTTAGATAGTGGTTTTGAAGCCACAGCCTATTCCTTAACAGGGAATTGCTCTACGATGAGCTATATCAACCTACTGCGATGTGCTGACTCAGTTGCTTCATACTCTTTTGGAATACAAAATACAACACACCACGTTCCTTTTGTCTTGCGAACTACTCAGACGTCTTTTGCGATCAGTGTCGGGTCTCGGCTTTCGCGTACCTCCACCAACCACTCAAACTGCATACGAGCCCTTGGGTGCAACCCCTCGGACCGATACGCTACCCTTTCTCATACCAATTAACTGGGCTGGTTTTGTATAGAAGTCAGCACCACCTGTTACTTTTCTGCAACTCCGGTTACCCTTGCGGGCCGGTAAGTTACAGCTCTTTCCTATACTCCCAGCGTCATTGTTACAACCACCGGTCTTATCAGTGATCGGATCCTCACGGACCTGAGCAGGCTTGTTTACATGAACCATTGCTGGCGGACTTATGTAGGCATACATCCTTTGGCTGGGTCACCCCAGTTATTCTTCGTACAGCTGGGCGAACCATACTGCACAGGACAATAAACTGCCCTATGTATCTATTGTAAGACAAACGTCTTTTGTTGTCAAACAGTTTTGGATAAATTTGTTGTTTATCTATCCAAAATAGTCTGTAACAGTTTTCTGCAGTCGTGTTACAGTGGGCAAATAAGTACCCCACATGATCACTGAAATCTTAACCTATCACCACAGTCTCGACTGGAACATTGAACAATTCGTTGATAGCACATGTCTAGCAAACATTGTTCAGCCACACTGGCCAATGGTAACTTCTTCCAAAGGAGGATTGATACCAACAAATAAACCCAGCCGAGACTTTTTTGAGCTCAATAAAAAACGAGGACGTCCTACTGAACTTAGGAACAGTACCATTGACGCCTTGGTCAGTCTTGTGGCAACAAAATTGCATCTCAACGGATTTGTTACGAATGTGGTAGCAGAATGCAGTGGAAGCATGCATGCCTTGTACACTGCATCCATGGTGAGCTTGCAACACCAATTACCAGTGATTGTTTTTTGTGCTGATAATTTAGTTGATGACGAACTTCACATGTGGCGATTTGCCAGTATGGGTGCATTGGATCAATCCTCAGGAAGAGCATTTGACTCAACCAGTACTGGATTTCGAATGGGTAGAGGCATGGCTGCAATGTTGATAAAACATCCAAGTGTAAAATTCAACATGAGTGCATTTGCCACAATCAGCAATTATATCTTTCGTACCAACCCCACACTCATAGCCAATCCAGGTGATGCGCACCAATTGGCCAGAGATATTTCTGGCATCAATTTTGACACCATTGATTTTTGGAATGCACATGCAACAGGCACTCCAGTGGGAGATCAATTTGAGTACAATGTTTTTAATTCTTTAGTTCACAAAGACATACCTATTGTCAGCTACAAAAGCCGCATAGGGCACTGTATCTCAGCCAGCGGCGCCATTGAAATGTGCATGAGTTTTGACGATTACCGTGCAAAAACCCTAAGACCCAATGTGTTAGCTGGTGATCTCATAGTCAAAGATTCAAGGATCATCGTAGATGCTGTGCCGTTTCCGGGCAAACGCATACTCAAGGCCAATTTTGGATTTGGCGGCAAAAACAGTTTTTGCCAAATTGACATTGAATAGATTCTATAGTCAAGCACCGAGAGATGCTCAATTTATGCGTCCTCCGCTAAGAGTGCAATAGCCGATAGCAGTTATATTAGGATCCGTTCCCGGCCGGTTGGACCCGAATAGCGTAAGCGTCCTTACAC